GGAAAGATTAAGTCAACCATATAAAGGCTCATTAGATCCTAATGATATGGATGCTGCTTAGTTAAAAGATTGTCACGGATTGTCCCCAAAAACATTGGCAAAATATAACCTAATACAATCTAACATAAACTATTATCTCAGTAAATGTAAAGATTCTGTTACTGGATTCTCTTATCCAGAAAGACTTACAAATCCAGAAGATCAGAAAAAGCTTGATATGTGGCAACATTAGCTAAAACAGTTAGCAAACGCATATAATGAAGATGGTACTATAAAGATAGACGAAGATCGTCAAATAGCATTTGAATTAAGAGCTTGGTAGAAATGGATTGGAGATCAAATGCAGTCAGACATAGACTATCAAGGATATTATGATGAACGTAAAAGAATAGAACAAGAATGTAATCAGACTGGTGATTATACACCTCTAAGTTTATTTGTTAAATATAATTCAGAGATAGGTATAAATCCCGATCTTATGAAATTGGTATTTAGTAAAAAGAATATAATTACCCCGGAAACACATGATGTTGTATATGCTAGATTAATACGAGGAATGTTAAAATCTTCTGTAAAAGGTGTTGGACTTGAACCAGATCTTAAACGAATGATGAATAATATTCAATTCTGGATTGATTGTAAAAATACTGATTAGATAATAGAAGATGGTGGGGAAAGTAACACAAAAGCTAAAGACTTTCTTGATTACTTTGATATGACTCCTGTCTTATATAAAGATGAACAGGGATATTATCTTGATAATGATTTAAATCAAACTACTGATGAAGATAGTGCTATAACATTTTATGATTATATGGTGCGTCATTATACAGAAATAGCTTTAAATGATGGTCAAATAATTGGTTTAAATGATGATAATGGTAACCCTATTAATTTTACATAGTGGAGTGAAGATGATATAAAATCATTCTTTGAAGATCTTTTTACCTATGAATATTCATATGAAGATTACGATAGCGGATAGATAATACAAGATAGAAAACCATTAAGTTTGTTTAGTTATTTAAATCCATTAAATAAAACATTTGTATATAACGGTCGTACTCAATTTTCAGTAATAGAAGTACCTAAAGGTAGATTTTTACAAAAAAGAAATTCTACATATGTTAACTCTGATTATGATACACTTCAAAACCAATCAGAACAGCCTAAACAGGCTTATTACGATAATTCTAAAGCATATGATGATATAATGAATAACAGTGACATGAAGTCATTATATGAACAACTTATAGATTCTATGAAATAGTCTCAACAATGGATGTAGTTTAATAATCAGCAGTTTAACTATCAATTACCTAAATTATAGGCATCTGACACAGTAAGTATATTACGTTCAACTAAAAAAGGTATGAAGAACACATTAGATACAATACGTGAACAATTCTTACATATCAATACTAATGATTATGATCAAAGATCTACAGATGATTTATATTTAGGTCCTGATTAGACTGTAAATCAAAATATACCTTTGAAATTTATAGGAAAACTTAGAGATAGAAGTAAATATACATATGACGTTACGTCTGCAGTATTGATGTATGTAAATATGGCGTCAGATTATAAAAATAAACGAGACATACTTACAAAACTTCAAGCTTTAAGGTATGCACAAGATCCAGAAAATAGACAAGACAATGTAAATGATACTGAAAATCTTAGATCACAATACGATAGTATGATGGATTCTCACGTGTATGGAAATCTGTATAAAAATAGTACTACTCGTATTGTAGCTGGTACTATAAAACGTTTATCTACTGTACAAATGCTTGGTGCAAACTTCTTATCAATGGGAGCTGGTTTTATGGATTCAACTAGAAATATTCTTAAAGACGGTATTGTTGGAAGATATTTTACATTAAGAGATCTTAGTACATCCATAATATATACATTAAAAAATCTTCCATTATTTTTAATAAATATAGGTAATCCTATAGCTAATACTAAACAAGGTGCTTTAATGCAAATATTTGGAATATCTAAAGATTATGCAGCTACTAGTAGTGATGTAGGTACTAATAGATTTATAAAAATATTGAATCAGTCATTAATGGGTGGATACTCTGCGTTAGATTATATATCAAACGCTACGTTATTGAGAGCTTTTATGAATAATTATAGATTTTATGATGGGGGTGTAATACCTACTGGATTTTATACCAAATACGAAATGTAGCAATTATTTACAAAAGCAGGACAATCTAAATTTAAAGCTAATTATGCGCATATGTGTTGTGGAACTTCTTTATATGGTGCATATTCTTTCAAACACGGATTGGCTAAAATAAAGCCAGAATATGAACAATATGTTACAGATAGAATAAAAAAGAATGTACGAGGTATAACTTTACTTAGAGGAGCTCTTATTAATGGTGTAAACCCAGATAACGATAACCCTAAATATAAAAATACTATGTGGGGTTAGTTTATAGGTTCAATGCGTTCTTGGATGTTACAACGTTCTCAAGAATTGTATGCTGGTAGAGATGATACATCAGTAAGAGAAGTTGAAGAAAAAGACGAGGAACGTATTGTAAATGGAAAAATTGTAAAAACCAAAGCATATAAAACAAAACCTAGAACTATTGAACAGTAGAATAAACGAATGTCGTGGAATTATTCTACAGGCATGCCTGAACCGGAGTTATTAAAAGCATTGTATAGATCCCTTGGTGTTATGCTTAGAGGTGTTACTAATATGTTTGGTTCTGGAATAAAACGTAAACTTTCTGAAGTAGAAAAATTCTCATTAAAACAGGTATTTATAGAAATAGGAATGGTGTTGGCTATGATTTATTCTTATGACTCTATAAATAACTGGTGTAGTGATGTAAAACCAATAAATCCATAGAAGGAAACAATTTATACACCTGAAGAAATGATGGAATCTAAGTTGTATAAAGAATGGTTAAGAAACTCATATGTAAGAACTGTCAATTCAGCTATAGAACAATGGGATGTTAATACAGTTGGTGAAATTATTAACTCAGCTACAGTATTGTCATCTGGTATTAAATCATGGTATTCTATCCCATCAGTAATGCTTACACAGGACCCGTCTAACTTGGAGCCATATGGTGATAAAATAGTTAAACAGGGTAAATATAAAGGTTTTACGAATATAGAAGCTTCTGTTTGGAAAACAATAGGTGCTTTAAACAATTTACATTCTTCATTTACATATAATGGTGTAAGTGCAAATACATCATTTTATTCACGTAACTATTCTTGGTGGATGAAAATGATTGGTGACCAATATAAATCAATAAAAGCTAATTCAAATAAATCCGTTAAAAGTGATTCGGATTTTAGTGATGACGATTTTAAAGATTCTGATTTCAAAGATGTAGATTTTAGCGATTCAGACTTTTAATTCCGCTAACTATTTACATTCTATAATTGAACAAAAAAATAAGGGAAGTAATCTCATTTCTGAGACTGCTTCCCTTTTTCTGTTACCAACCATCGTATATCTCTATACGTTGATTGATAATCTGCAATCGGCATATTATTATTAACTGACAAATGTAAAACTGTATTTGAAAGTAACTTATTCACTAAATCATCGGACTTTGTCCAAAAATTCGATACTTTCAGTTTTTGACTTGCAGTTAAACAACATATACCGTTGTAATATTTTTTTAGTTCAGGTTTAACATAAAAAGAATATACATAATACGGTATGTTATCTACACGTTTTACATATGTCCTTTTTATGTTAAGTGAATGAGATAACCTTATTGATAAATCTTCTGAATATTCATTTCTTATATTGTTATTAAACACTACAAAAAACTCTTTTTCAGAAGATGGTTTATCTGGATCTGTTGTATAACATCCAATAAACCCAGTTTTATCTGTAAAATCAATAGGTTTAAATTTAGGCTCTATTAGTGGTACTATAATTTTACTAAATTGACTCATAGGTTCAAAGTTTCAATACCATCGCCTTCATAATACGCTCTACTATGTTCCCACAGATTATGTTCTTTATGCCATACTATATCTCGTATAGCATTACGAACTTTTTCTACATTTTCTCCATATATTTGTTTGTAAGAAAACGTAAATACACGAATGTCACATGTTAAACTATCAATAGCTATTATATACCATTCAAATTTCCATGTATCTCCATCTTCGTGTAATTCATTGGTTATATACCATTTAAGGGCTTTTGTATAAAAATACAATTGTCTTGTATAATCATACGTATTAACAGCATCTGCAAAGTTATGTAAATGAGATGTTGTTTTTAAGTCCATCAATGTAACTTGTTTCTTATTATAATCAAAGGTAACACTATCAAGTAAAGACTTACAATTGCAAGTAAACTCAATGTCGTGATACATTTTGTAAGAAATGTATTCCCAATTGATATGAAATTCGTGAAAAACTTTTTCATTGTCTGCTGGTTGTAATAACTTACAAGCTGCCTTATGTTTAGTTATGTTGTCTTTTATTTTTACGAGCTGATTTGCACTATATGGTGTAATCATTTCCCGTTGGTCTTTACACTTAAGGAATTCTATATATTCCTTTAGCGTAGAGGCCTTTTTTGTGGCTTCTGAGAGCATTTTATCGTCTGACTTGCCACTCGTACTATAGGCTGCTTTATAAGCGCTTAAAAGGCTTTTATTTGGCTCAATTTCAATACTATCTGCCAACGCTTGACAGAACTTCTCCTCATTTACAGAAGAAGGTCTACATTTGTCCCAGACTACGTAGTCTTTTTGGAACTCTTCAGGTTGTAAAAGATACTCATGTATCATGGTACCTTTTGTCATAGATTGAGATGTCTCATCTTCGATTTGACCAGATAGTTTTTTATACAAATAGGCTGGTCCTTTGTTCAAGAACCAACCTATGTTAGAATTGCTAATACGAGAATTATCCTCGTAGTATGGTATAGATATATCCATTATAACTTTGCAATATTCATACATTCAATAACATCATCAATGTCTTCAGGATAACCTTCAATCTGTATCTCTTTACAAAGAGATATGATGTTGTCAAAACTACGTACTTTTACGTTGTCAATAATGTATGATGATAGTTTAATAACGTAATCATCGTTGTCGCTAATAAAATCTTTAACGATATTTATGACCATTTCGTCAGAAATACCTTCAAAGTTTTTGACATAACGGATGCGTCCACAACGATCTTTCAAATATTCTGAAAGTTTGTCGTCGTTATTGCATGTCATAATGATAAGACGTTTTCCAGACTTTTGTATACCATCAAGAAATGGCAACAAATCATTAGTTTCCCAATAATAATCGTTCTTTTCAATCTCATCAAACAATACTACTACTGATTGATTAAATTTTAAGAAGAAATTATTAAGCTGATTTGCAGGGAAACAAGGATCTACTATAATAATAGGAAGATTTGCTTCTACTGCAATTTGCTTACTCATAAGTGTCTTTCCAGAACCTTTCAATCCTGATAAAAGTACACCTAAGTTGTTGTTACAGTATTTATCAAAGAAATTAGTAACACGTTTAACAAACGTTTTATCTTTGTCTGTAACATACAATTTTTCAGGAAGTTCCAATGTACCATCTGCTTCAAGAACAGGACCTGTAAATCGGTCCATTTTCAAGTTATATACACGTCCTGTTTCAAGTGAATAATCTGTACCATCCTGTTTTACCGTAACACGGTTTTCGTTCTTAACAAATTCAGTTGTTTTCATCGTCATAAAGTAAATGATCTAACTTTTGTAATTCGCGCATATTGTCTCGAAATTCTTTCCAATCTCGATTAGTATAAGCTTCTAAAGCTTTAACTTTAGTATACAATATCTGTTCGCGTATGTTAGATTTGTGATTCATCGCATTTAATGTCTTTAATCATCTCGTCAACTTGCTTATGGTTACGAACCAAATAGCATTTGTGTTTGCTTCGATGACGCTTTAAATAGTTTTTGAACAATTTCCATCTTAACGGAAACGATTCTGTTACCATACCTTTACATTCTACTACAAACTTTTTGTCTTTGTAATGACCTATAAAATCTGGTAAATATGTAATTGCACGGATTTTTTCTTGTAAATACTCGAATTTATCAAGTACGGTAAAGTGCTTTGGCTCATATTCTACCGGTATTCCGGCTTTCATAAAAGCTTCATAAGTATAGCATTCGAGTTTACTTCTAAAATGAAGACCATACTTATCGACCTTAGTCGCATTCTTTACCCTACCTTTATTGCTTGGCATAATCTATAGAGAATATACCTTCAGATCCTCCGTAAATAGACACTTTAGTGTCTTTTGACTTTACGGACACTGTATACGAATCTTTTGTGAGTTTATATACTTCTACTTTCGTATTTGGTGCTATCTTAATGCGTTTTTGACAATTAAGATATTCAGCACATATATATGATATCAGTCCGCCTGTTAAACCACAAACGAATGATAGAATCGCTGTTTCAATCATATTTTTTTAATGTGTTTGTTAGCCACTGTTTTACTTCAGCATAAGAATTGTCTCTGATTGCATCAGAAATATCTTTTGCTTTAAATCGTTTATGAACGAATATGGCATCTAATTTATACTGTTTACTATACTTACGAGCTTCTAACATTCCTGTCTTATCTCGATCATATATTATCACAATATGTTTCCACTTACTACGTAGTGATTGCAAAATATCTTCAGGTATAAACGTTGTTTCACTTGAAGCAGCTATAGCATTATAACCCATCTCGTATAAACACATAACGTCTTTTAGACTTTTTGTGATTATAAGTAGATTACCTCCTTCCTTAGGTATTTCGGCTAATCCCTGAACATCACGATTTGTCAGATTCGTGCGCCATTTAGTATACTTGGAAGCAAGTGGTCGATAAATTTTAAACTTATCAAACACTTTATATGCATACATAGGACTAGATTCTTTGTAGGTTCCTCTGACGACTCTATTACAAAGAAAGTATTTAATGCTAAATACTTGGAATAATTTCAAAGTATCTTGTGATATATGAAACTGTTTCCAGTATTGTTTATCCACTTCGGTAAAAGGTTGACGAACTATTCCAATATCTGTTTGCCCCGAACCCACCGAGTTGGAGTATGTGCGTTTAACAATATCGCTATTAGGATTCGTTTTTCGGACGATGCGTAACAGTTCTTGTTCAAGTTTGTCTCTGGTTTGTATTCCTTTATAGATTTTTATAAACTTAAGAGCGTTTCCACCCTCACCACTTCCATGATCTTTAAAGAACAAACCTCCATTATTACCTTTAAATATTGCAAAAGATGGATTTTTGTCATTAGACCTTAACGGACTATTAAACAATTTTCCAACTTTAAATTCACCTACATAATAAGAATAAATGTCATAATCATCCAGCTTGTCTAATAAGTCTTTAATACTTACTGTGACTGCTGTTTTTGTACTATACATGACTTATAAGTTCTTAGTTAGTATTTGTGCCATCCTAGGAGTCGAACCTAGTAATCAAGCCATTAAATGTGGCTTGCATTGAACCGAAAATGCTATGATGACTACAGTAGTGTGTTATCTCCTTATAGGCTAGCCACTAAGGCATTCTCTTTCACAAACACATATAACCGTTTCTCAACTGGTTCTACTGAAATTTATCTGGCAAAATCCACATACACCAGGGTACATCTAAGATACGCTTAGAAACAGGGCTAAACTTACATTATATTTCACAAAGCCTGTGTGTTACGTTGTTATCGTGTATGCATCCACATAACTTCATATGTACCTCGAAGGGGAATCGAACCCCCAAGTTCCTTTCGGAACGGCAGATTTTCAACTGGTTGCAATTCCAGTTAGACTATGTCATCACCATGCAATATTAATTATTGTTTAGGTGTCAGGTATATAGTCGTTACACATTTATGACAATTGTCAATTTAGCTCGGCGTTATTGTAATTTAAAGGCTTACACCTTCGCCGAATTAGCCTAATTCTACATAAAAGTTTCCTATTTATGCACTCATACCTATATTTTTCCCACGATAATTATCAGTTAAAGCATGACAATTTGGACATAATATTTGAAGATTTTCTAATCTTAAATCATCTTTTATACCATTTTTATGGTGTAACTCTAATGGTATATCATGTCCTTCCCATTTCGCCATCGAGGTGTATTCTTAGAGAAGTTTATAAGCCTTCTCCAAGAAACTTTCAATAAGATCATCTTTATAAAAACAATCTATTTTATGTTTAAACTGTATTACTCTCGCAATACCATATTTTGACTCAATATAGTTGAATACTTTTTGTCCTTTTCTCCAACTATTTGGGAGATTTTTAATATTCTTAAAAACATCTCCTTTAAACTCATCGTATGTCATAACTTAAAAGTTAAAAAGTACTGCGCGTTTCACAACGAACAGTACTAACATTAATCACTCAATCCTAAATTAAATAATGGCGTTGAAATACGGGGATTCGAACCCCGACTGATAGGACCAAAATCTATCGTGCTACCATTACACCATATTTCAGTGTGCGCTTTTGGACAGAGCGCTAACTGTGTTTCGAAGTTTGAATTTACTAAAAATACTACGGGATTCACAACCGTACGGCTACCTTTTTAGTCCGTCATTTATATAACAACGCTTTGTTATTTTTCGGGTTAAACATTCAAAACATAGTTGTTAGGAGAAAAACCAATTTCTCCTAACATTCCAGGTTAACTGGATTTGTCTCCACCATTTACTTAGAACGGAAGATCATCCTTTTTCTCAGTAACCGGAGTGCTAGCTGTTGGAGCTGCAAGCGGATCTACAGGCTTCTCTACATCAGCCTGAACTGGTCGTACAAGAAGGTCATTCTTGAAGAGTTTAATCTGAGAATCAGTAACGTCCATTGGCTCTACATAAATACCGTATTTAGATACCTGTGTAAAACCTTTATTGGTATATGTTACTTTAACACGGAGTTTCTTCTTTGATGGTATAAAAGGATCAAGAATAGACTTAACCCATTTAATCATATCAGCAAAAGTGTTGATTTCTACGTCTGGTGCAGTTGTATAACAATTAATAAGCTGAAGAACTCGTCCAAACTGCTGATTGTCCTTGTTCTGAAGGTCTTCATCAGTCTTAATCCACTGGTTCTTCTCGTTCTTCCATTCTGTAAACTCTGCTGTCTGACCAGCTTCATTCTCGAATGTAATCTTGAGAAAGTCTTTTCCCTGCGGACTCTTTTCTACAGAAACTTCTTTCAACATAATGTTGTCATTAATTCCTACAGGAATATAATTTGAATTAAATTCTTCGTTATTATTTGTTGCTGTTTTAGTATTGTACATAATTCTTATTATTTATATATCTGTTTCCAATCAGTTGTTATTGTTCCATCATCGTTGCCTTTAGCTATGACAATGTCTTTTCCGCGAAGATGCGGAGCACGAGCTTCTTTGATGGTTCCATCGCCACCTTTGAAACTTATATGGGTCTCATTGCCTTTACGATACAGATACCCTACGGCATCCGCTTCGCCACAAATGATTGAACTGAGTTTACCAACTAGGTCTAATGCCATTTCTGATAATTCCTCTCCATTTTGGTCAACTTGTACATCTTTTACGTGACCTACGAGTATAAACTCATCACATAAATCTCTGAACATATCTATGACTTTGCGTACAGCTTGTCTTATATAGAAATATCCAGAGCCATTCGGTAATGTACGTACATCTGTACCTTTCCAATTTTTTGCAATCGGAGTTTGTCGATACAGAGTTGCTGCATATGGCAGACATATTTCCTCTAAACGAGTCGCGTTATCAATAGTGATACGCTTATAAAAACTATGCCCTACTTCAGAATTTTTAGCTCTAATGGCTTGAGCAATTTCACCTAATGTATTCACATCTCTTGCCTGCACAGCAAGGGCATCTATAAAAGTAGAACCTCCTTCGAGGTCTATAATAAGATTGCCTTCTAATTGTGCTAAGCTTGATGTCTTTCCGGATTTAGGGCGTCCGTAAATAATCAAGAAATGTGGGTTAGTTGAAGTTGCTGGAACTTTGTTTGTAGGTAGTACTATCATGGCTCAGTGGCTCTAATTTGTTTGTTGTTAGTTAATGTTAATGTTTACAGCATTTGAGTTCGTATAGATGTCGATAATAATCTTCTTTGTAGAAGGCTTGATGTTCTCAAGGAACGACGACATAGCGAAGTCAGAATACTTAAAAGTATCGAAACCGATCTGGATCTCATCATCATAGAAGATAATAGGGGTATCGTCTGTGAGGAAATAAGTCTTACCGATTACGATGTTAAGCTTATTGTTCGGCTTCTTATAGGAAGCCAGGTATGCAGCAGCCTTTGCAAACTCGGTTGCATTGTCCTTCAGTGAACTGCTGCAATTAACGTTAATACGATTACTGAAAAGGTACGAGTTCTTCTTAATTACATCACTAATAATAATGTTATTAAGCATCTCAGAATAGTTTGTATGTGTGTTTCCAAGAAAAGAACTAGTGTTAATATCGTTTGCGTTAAATGTGTATGTTTTCATAATTTTCAGCCTTTATATCAGTTACGATTCGATCAAATTGTTATACATAAGGTCGTTCTCGAATTCAAGTATACACGGCTTTCCTGCGTCTCTATTTTTAAGCATATGCACGTATACCTTGTTTTGTACAGGTAGATGATTTGGACCATATTCCTGTATATTCAATATCTCCGGTCTGTGAATTACTAAAACGTAATCACTTGCCTGAAAAATCGCATCTGATGATGATAAGTCACTTCTCATCGGATAATGTGACAATGGATTGTTAATTCTCTCAGGTTGTTCTATATTACGATTCATTTGTGCCAGTTGTATTACTGATGTCATAGGAAGCTTTTTAGCTTGTATGAATACTCTTTCGAGTTCACTGACGGTTTCAATAACACTTCCAACTTGTTTCGTAAGTAAAGCATGATCATAGATAATAATAAAATGTTTATCAGTACCTTTCACATACTCATTATAGAACCACTTAATAATTGCATCAACTTGCATAGGAGTTCCTGGATTATCTACAAAGTAGATAGGATATTCCTTTAGCTTGTTAGAAACATCGATGACTTTTCTGAAGGTTTCGTCATCAAGGTCCGTTTCCGAACTATACAAAGTCGAAGTCGTTCTCCTAAGCTTATTTGAGAGTGTTCTTCCAACTTGCCTAAAACCAACCATCTCTAAAGAGAAAGTTAATACAATTATATCCTCATCTGGATTCAAATCAATTAAATCTGTTTGAATTAAATTCGCCATGGAGCTTTTTCCGCTTCCTGAAATGCCGGCTATTGTATAGACAGTATTTGGTTCAATACCACCCATACATTGCTTATTGAACTTAGCCCATCGCGTTTTAAGTGATGTTATGTTGTGTTCTCTCCTTCCAGCGATATAGTTAATCGCTTCTTGCGCTACAACCGACATTGGTCGTATGGCATCACAACAATTCTGTTCCATAAGTGTTTATAGTTTTTTGTTCTACATCCTGCATTTCTGCCTCAGTCTCTTCCCATTGATGGTCTATCAACCATCTCCACATCGTCTTCATATAACTAACTTTTCCTTCACGACTCTTTTTATCGAGTTCGTATTTAAGGCAATTAATCAAATGTTCCTTCATTGCTATACTTTTACCAGTTGTAACATCAAAGAAATGACGACATTTATTTACGTTTGCTCGCAGGTAGGCTTTCGAACCGTCTGGGCGCAAGACATATACTGGGTACATATCGTAAAACAGATCAAAGTAATCTTTTTCGGGCGTTACTATTTTTGTAAGCTTATCTGTTTCTTGATACATCTTTTTATCATCTTTCTCGATCAAGGTGACAAGATTCTGAGACACTAAGTATGATATTTCATCGTCGCTAATAAGGCTGACAATTTTGCGAACGTCTTGATTTGGTATTTGATTCTTATTCAATACCATACTTAGGAATATCAATTGATTTAAATTCAAATTAGGTGCTGCATTTAGCAGTTTTGTTTCTACTTCAATAATCATCTCTTATACTCTTTGGTTAACAAGCTGGTTACTAAAACAGTTCCAATTGTTGAAAAACAAATCCTGCTATAATTTTATTAGCTTCATCAATGTAATATTGATAATTGACATGTCTTTCTTCAATCGGTTTTGGATCATACTTGTTTAAGATGGTTACTCCTGATTTTGCCAAAATGTTATTTACTTGGCCTTCTGGAGATATCTTATACAAATAATAGTCTCTATATGATGCATAGAATCTGTTTATTCGTTGTACTTTTTTGTTTCCATGTACTACTTTAAACTTTTTATCTACGCGTTGATACATAAGGAAATCCTCTATGTTTTTCGCATTTCGGATATATTCTCTTACGGGTTGTTTTGTTAAGAAATAATTTATCACAGCTTTAGGTATAATGACTGGTGCTAGTCCTTTACCTAATTGTGGTTCTGTAATAAACATTCCTTTCTTTTCTATCAGTTTAGGGTCTTTAGATTGTGAATACCCTTCAATGACACCAAAATAATCATTTCCAGCGTACTGATAAAACGCTTCATAGTTGTCGGACTCGAAAGTCAGTTGTGTTAATTGCTCAATATCAGTTATAGCTTCCTGGACTAAACTTTTATTTGCCTTCTTAGCAATATATACGACACCGTCAGTATTAACCTGCACAATCTTACAGTCTAATTCTAACAAACGATCCACAAGCATCAATAGTATTAATTGACCATTGATACGTATTTTGAAGACACTAAATGGATCGTACATCCAACTGGTTTCTTGCTGCATTTTCCCTGTAACAGAATTTAAAGTTAACTTTAGAGCTAAGTTCTTTAATTTCTGTCCGCTATGTTTGGCTTCTAATCTCTCTTTATATATTTGAGAATATACTTTCCAAAATTCTTCACCTAAATGACGGGGAATCCATTTGTATTTTACAACAAGTGAAGGATACATTGATGCAACATCGCTGTGTCCTAAATATTCATTGTCATCAGGTCGGAAGATTCTGGGTGTATGTAAGGAATGTATACCTCCTACACCAACAGAATAGCACACATTTGAGAGAACAAACTTCTTCTCATAGCCTTTGCGTTCTTTAGAATATACTATACGGCTCTTCATATCCTCAAGAACGTCTTGTAAAATTGGATTTTTGTACTTTATGAATGGTAAGATTACATCTTTCAATGGGATATAGTCCATAGGTGAACGTAATGTTTTAACATACGATTCACTAATGTTTGTTTGCTCGCAATACTTTTTGAGCAAAAGCGTCTCTCCGAATTTTACACTATCCATAGAAAGAGCATCTATTCCATATTCTTGTTCGATAAATAAACGTAGTTGTACATCCCCACTTACTCGATTTAATAATTCTTCAGTAGAGTCTACGTCATTTATATTGTATGCTATCATATCGTCAATAGAATCATCTGGTAAAAACTCGTTAAAGTCTCCAGAATATTCTTCAACGTTTTTATAGTGCATTGTCACTTGCATTTCTTTAAGACCTACGCGTAACTTTGAACTAAATAGCATTGTCAATAAGTCCATCGAGTAGAAATACTTAGCATATTTCCATCGTGCAAACTTACTGGTATCACCTTCCTCTGCAGTAACTATTGTACGTGAAAGATTGTACAAAGAATCGCATACTCGAAAAGTCAATAATGAGTCCATTTTATAATAAAAATCTATAAGATAATTTATTATCACATCATCGTAATGTTTGTTGTTATAACCACAAAACATTTTATCTATATTTTCGTAAAAAAAGTAATTAACAAGTTCTGTTAACTGATTTTTACGATTAGATATTTCGAAATAACGATATTCTTTTGTTTCAGTATTCTTACAAGTACAATGAAATACATTAGGGAAGATCTCAATGTCGTAAACGATTACGACGGAATTACGTATTATCATGACTCAAAGGTTCTAGTTAATAGAAGTAGAGGTGAGAATCGAACTCACAACAAGACTTTATCCGCTACGATGTAATCTTGCTCCAGGTATATGCGCACATATACATCTCTACCAACAGTCTTGTTTATGCTACAAGACTATACTGCCTAGGTAAGAGGATACGTCCTACCTTGCGAGTGTGGTCCAAAAGATTAGTAGATATCAACGAACTATTTCGCTTTTTCTCCATATCTGTAAACTTTTGGGCCATTTTAAGTAACGTGGCGTTTGTCGGTACATTGTTTATACCTTCATGAACTCGAATATCGGACATTTTATCCTTAATTCGCGTTACTTCTTTGTGTTTATATTTTCCTTCGGAAGACTCGTATCTCCCGATAAGTGGAAGTGGGTCGTATACTGAGATGACGAAATCTCTGCAACGGGCTAAGGCTTCTTCTTTTGCTTTCTCCCAGGATTCCAAAGAATATCCTTCAAACATTTCTATTTGTACAGGACGTGGGTTTTTCTTAAGCCATTTTTCGAACTTATGCTGAGCATATGCTTCCATATAAGCCGCTGTTCGTTTCATGTAACGATAAGTTACTTTTTTTGATTCGATTGCTTTTAGCTCATCCTTTGTTAAGTTCTTACACTCTTTATGTTCAGGCTTAGACCATTTAGGTCCATTACCGTTTTGGTATCGAATAAGGTTGTTTACTAACTTACCTGTATATTCGTCTTTAACCAATTTTCCTTTTACTAAAGGAGGAATTGTATTGTTGGTAACGCTATGTTTACGACTATAAGCACGCTGTTGACCAAGTTTTTGTTTATTTGCTGTCTTTCTCATGGTTATGCTGCTTTAGTGTTAACGTTATTCTTGTTATCCTTGGTTTTCTGAGCAAGTGTAAATTTTGCTACAATTTTCCTGAGTTTTCTTGGACCACGCTTGTGGTTAGGTCTATCAAGGAATTTGCGTATATTTTCAGCTTTACGGTGAGCTTTTGCTGCCTTTTTAGCCTCATCTGTGTTATTTGAAGGCTTTTTAGCCTCCTTAGGCACGGCATCCTTCTTTTCTTGAGCCTTGTATGGATTAACAGATACACCTTCTGGCAGAATCTCACGAACTTTATCAAGCACATTAGATCCTACATCGCGTATCCATCCATAGTCATCTCCTAAGAATGTAGGAGTTATGTTTTCGTTCTTGAAGGACTGAACAATCATGTCCTTTATAGAAGGATTGAACATGAGCAAAATGTCGTAACGTTTTGTAGCTCGTATCTCTTTGATGAGTTCATCAATAGACTTCTTGAGCTCTTCAGGTGTCTTTTCACCGTTTTTGTTTCGACGTTTTAACGAAGCAATTCGCCGTTCTTCGTATAATTTTTCTCGTTTTTTACGTAGTAAATTACGTTTGATAACAAGATTCTCACGTTGCTCCTTTGTGAGAGTTGTTATACTTACACCACCCATCGACTTTAAAGCCTTCTTGATGGGTTTTGCGTTGACAGTAACAGCTTTACGTTCATTATGCTGTTTACGGGCCTCCTTAGCTGCTATACGTTCCTTAGCACGCTGTTCCTTTTCTTTAGCATGCTGCTCTTTGTTTTGCTTTTTGAGCTGACGTGCAGTTACATTCTTTGTTGTATTGGAGGTATTATTGTTGGTTTTATTCTTTTTCATATTGATTATGATTAGATGTTATACATGTTTATTTGGAGAGATTGTGGTGTGCTCGGCATCGAACCGGTCACTGTTAAGTGCTGCCCTATACAAGCACACCTGATGCTACGCTGCGATATCGTCCTTGAACTTTGACAATAAATCGCCAGAAAGGTCGATTGTTGTCTTAGTGTTGAACTCCTCCATAGCTGCATCGTATTTATTAGCCTTAAGCTGCATGTCCTTAATCAGCTGGGCTATCTTAGCGGAAGAGAATGACTCCTTCTTACCAGTGCCCTTCAATCCCTTCTGAGACTTCTCTGTCGGGTTAATGGTAGGAATCATCTTAAGCTGTGCGATTGCCTCCTTAGCCTCACATGCAGCAAAAATGCTGTAGTTGTTGCTCTTCTTGAACTCATCTAGGTTAAACTCAAGACCCATGTTAAGATACATGAGCATACCCTTAATGAGGATGCGTTTCTCGGCCATCTGTGTAATCTCATTGTACAAAGCCTTGAGATCATAGCCAGAACCGAGACCGGCCTTAATGGCCTTTGTGGACATTACATTCTCGTTACGAATTGTACGCCAATACTTCGTGATCTTGTCACAAAGATTCTTACGAATAATGATGATATTACTTGAATTCAATTTTGTTGATGTCTTACTCATATCGTTTTGATTTAAATTAAACTTCAGTTTTATTGAATTCGAGAATCATCTACCTTGTACTCATTATCGTTACAACTCGATAATAAGTTTTATAACTTCGCTATCCTAGAGATCACCACCCTCAGGTATGATCTCAAGTTTGAAAACAAACTTTTTTCGGATAACTTAGTTAAAACATATGCCAGTATAAAAGTACTAACATTGAATTAGAGTCAAATCTGTTAAGTTCATAAATAATCTCGTGATGTAAGTCAAATATCATAGATAATGACTTACTAAACCTCTCGAGGTTTATACTTGATTACTAATGAACAGTCACGTCAGAAACTCCGTATTCTATGTCTATAAATTTATCTCCAGCACTATCTCTGAAAGGGATTACTCGACGTTCCATCCCATTAACGTTGATTACGATGTTCTTAGGCACGTTTGTACCGTTAACAAAGCGAGACTCCAGTTCCGACTTCACCGAATCCCCCGCAGAGGATGCCTCATCTTTGTTATTACATACATGTTCGTAGCAATCGAAAAGTCGTTTTACGACTAAATCATAATCGCCGTTACGTTGTGAAAGTTTTGCAATCTCAGTACTAAGTCCTTCTTCAAGTGCGACGCTATTGTCTCCTACTGAAAGGTTTACAAGAGCATCCCATACCTTTAACGCAAAGTCGTTGAAAGGTATCTCTATCTGGCAAGATAATAACTGATTCCAGAATGGATAAGATGTTTTACCAAGCAAAATACTACCGTCCTCACGAATGGACACTGATTTATACTTAGACTTATCTTTCTGATTATTAAAAACCTTGTCAGATATACGTGTATCGCTAAGAAGATACTTCATCAGCAACACTGACGATTTTGACAAAGTTCCCTTAGCCATTAGTTGTGAACGTTAATCTGGACGTCAGCTGTACCCTTGTTCAGCTGAGCCATGTAGTCAGTAGCCTTCTTGGCGTTGTCGTTGATAGTAGAAACTATCGCCTGCTCCATACGGTTCAAAGAATCCTTGAGAGCATGGATATAAGCAAGCTCACGCTCGTTAGCCTCATTGAGGTAACCCTTGAGCTTCTCAGGATCTACGAAAGCCTTCGTAGACGGACCACCCTTCAATGCCTCCTTAACGGCCTCAGCGGTTACCACGCCGTAAGAGATCATATCGTTTGTGACCGGAAGAGTGACATCTGCAGAACCATCGCTGTTCGGATTGATGAATACTACAGGGTTGTCGGTTACATCGGTACCAAGGGCAATACTGAGAATGTCCTTAGACTTGATGCAATAACGGTGCGGAGAGCGATTGAGAATAAGCTTCTGGTTGTTCTCCATCTGAACTGCGTTCTTCTCTGCCTCGAAGTTAGGCCAGCAGTCACGGACTTCTACCTGAAAGAACTGCTTACCGAGGTTACTACCTATCATACTAATCGGAGTACGATTGTTTGCTACTGTTGTCGAAATGTTAATGTTCATAATATATCCTTTTTGATATCGTTTTTGATTAAACCAACGATATATTGTTAATAATGTTAATTAAAAAAAGAAGAAAGTTGTGAAAACACTGCTTCGGAGAGTCGCTTAGGTGTTCTCTACTTTAAGACATAATGTACGGTTGGTGTGCTTATGGGAACCGCGCTTTTAGCAAGAACTTAAATATTTAGTCATACATTTATATTCCTTATAATGAAGCTCAATCTGTATAACAGGAATCCAACGGTAGGATTAGCTGTGCCATTCATATATACATTCTATAAAGCTTAGAAAGCCGTATCAGAGAAATCGATCTCATGTCTTTTTAAGTTTGTGCTTATTTGTAAAACACTATGTAAAAGTTAATCTACATTTTTAGATACTGATTGTTAGACAATCGGCAAAATTTCCTAATGGACTAATGCGCAATATGTACCATACCCTCGAAAATTGTTTTGAACCTTGTTAGTTTCCCTAAATAACTTACAATGATTCATGTAACTGTAACCGTTACCGTGTATCCTTCGGTTTATCGTCATGAAGGATATCCTGTTGACGTTTCCTATGCTTACTACGTGCGTGTGTAGCTCTTTACGCGAGGAGTGCGTTTCATTATCGAACAGTCTTACATCTTTCAGAGGATGTTTAGCGACTTTACGGCTTGTTTTTGCTATTGGCAAGTGCTTGCCTCATTTGTTTATAGTGCACGAATATTGAGATTTCAACTCATACGTTTTCACTTGTCACCCACTTTAGAGTTTCTTACACATCTATAGACAGTAGACAGTAAGAGATATCTTTTAATATATCACCTGCATACGCTTTTGCACTGCGTCTCATGGCTCCAAAGCTGCCCATCATTTCCACGTATTAGACCTGCCTTTAAGATTTACGTATAGATTTGCTGTCATATACTTTAGTCATGGCTATCATAACGGTTGGCACTCGAATTTCAGACCTCATTACTCCCTACTTACAACGTAGGATTTTCACTATCTGGGGACATTCGATTTTTGTTAATAACTCTTTTCATATTATTTATCGCAACTTATCTTCACTTAAGATATATAAATCAAAAACACATACGCAGTTATAGTTTAACGGACTTTATCCCACAGGGACTATAATATATGTACATGTTGTTTGAAATCTTAAATTATCATCTGTATTGAAACGAAAGACTACTTTTACTATATATTGGAACATATATCCTCATTTTATCTTCGTAATTTTGATCATAACCTGATTCTGGGCTTTCTGACTGTCAAGTTGTCACCTAAATTGTGTAAAGCATTACTCTACACTTATACAAACTTATTACGCTTACCTAATTTTATTTGTACTACATCAGACTTTGTTCGCGGTCTCGTGTCGCGCATGACATTATCATACAATTGATAATTATCAACTAAGGGTCTGCCCCACCCTCCTGGTAGTTTTTCTTTTATATACCGATAAACTACAAAAGCCTGTCGGTCGTATTTCATCACATATCAGCCGTTTTACCCCATCACTGGCACCCCTTCAACGGAGTTGTGCCGAATCTAACGGCAAGGTCTTACATAGGCAGCATATTTACCATACACTTTATAAGTATTATTCTTATAATATTGTTATGCTCAATACAATTTTTCACACCTTCATACTAGAGTTGGAATCTAGGAACACTGTGCTACAGCTTATTTTTAATACTTCATACTTATTTTGGATCTACTTCTAGTCGTACACCGATAGCATTGCAGACTGTACCATACCATGTATACATTCTCCCACAGTGTAAGTTTTTCGTAAGTATGTTTCAACTCGTGTTACGTTTGTATATCTTTAGTATTATCAGATATAATTTCGATACGATCATCATTTTGCTCTTCTTGAGACTTACGCGTATTTAAGAGGTCCATCACCAGACGGTTCTCATGGACATTAGGACTTGACAATGACGCTCTGTCCTCTTACATATGAATTTTCACAACATATGTATTTCGTTCTACCTTTTGAGTTTCTCACCTTTTGAGAAGGCTAACATATTCTCGAACCAAGTTTTTTATTTTTCGTACGTAGGTTAATGCGACCTACTATATGTACTTACCTGTACATATACTTATCTACAGCGCAAAACTGTAAATAAGTATATAAGACTAATTAATCTCTACAGAGGAGTTCAACTTTTTCAAATCAATCTTACCTACCTTCTTTATCTTATAAAGATGTAAGTTTTCATGATTTACGGTGTCTTCCTTCACATCCGCACGTGTTGCTATATAAAGAATCGGAACGTGGACTGTCTTCTTCTTTACTCTAAAAGGTACGTTAGCCTTCTTAGACTTTTTTGGTTTTACATATACCGTATCGCACACAGTAACTGTGTCTCGTACGGTATCTACTTTGTTCTCGTGTGCAAGTTTGTTGAGTTGCAAATCAACAGGTAACTGCATCTTACTCAGGTCAACTAATTGCGGCTGTACAGTAGCGGCATTTACAGTTGTTCCATGAATAGTGTCTGATTTCGATATAGCATCGGCTAAGAAAAATCCGGATATTGCAAAGGCAATGCTACATAAAATAGTCGTTAATTTTCTCATAACTTTGATAGTTAGTCAATTGCGTGTTTATACGCATGCACGGCACACTTGATACGGCGACCAATGTTAGATACTTCTTCTTTGATCGCCTGTATTAGTTTTTTGACTCGTTCTCCTTCTTATCGTCGGTCTTGTCAGGATCGTTGATATCCTCCTTGTAAGCAATATTCTGCTCAAGAGGATTGAGGAAGGAGTTAACGATAACGCCTGCACGCTTCTTAACCTTCTCGAGAATGACGTCCTTCTCCGGATTAGAGGAGAGCTCGTCGTACTTTACGTCTGGCATCCAGAGGTCGCAGATACAGCTGATGATCTTCTTGGCATTGGCCTTCTTCTTGTCATCCTCGCTGTTGAAGTTTTCAGCAAGGTTGTCAATATCGTCGAACGATGGGTTGTTTACCAAGTTAGCCACATCGGTCACATACGAGATGTTATCCTCAACTGGCTTGATGAGATCAGCAAGAGTCTTTTCGTTCTTGGTGATCTTCTTCTTGCGCTCGATATCAGCCTTATACTTCTTGATGCTCTCATCACACTCCCAGTTTACAAGAGTCTTGACGATTGCAGCAATAGTGGTATCCTGCAATGTCTTACCAGTCTTCTTGTTGCGAGAAGCGCGATAGAACAAGGTGAACGGGTATACTACGTTACGCTCTGTTGACAGAGTATTGTAGATATAGTGAGAGAGGCCTACTGATGTGAATGTGCACTCACCGATAATTGTACGCATCTCTTCCAGCAAATCAGAAATAGATTTTGCCTTAACCTCCGCAAGTTTGGTCTTCTTCTCATCGGCGTCAGTGAGCTTATTAGCTGCAATTGTCTGATACGCGCGAAGAAACTCGGCGGCATTGCACATACGCTCATAAGGAGGTGTGTTTGTTTTGCAGAGAATGGCGGTAAGAGAATCGCTGAGCTGTTCAACTGTCTCAATCTTTGTGGGATGGGTGATGGCAGCCTCCTTGGCCTTCTTCTCCTTCTTGATCTTCTCCTTTGCTTCAGGAGATACCTCAACAGCTGTAGACGGAACCTCTACGTTTCCTTCTGCATCTGCGGGAGGAAGGAGTGCCTGATTGATCTTTACACCAATCAAAGGCATAACCTTCTTGATGCTTTCGAGCTGAGCAGCACTCATTCTTGTTGCGAACTGGGACGTACCAGTCTCTACCTCAATGGCGAGAACTGTTGCATAGCCGATCATAATGATCTCGTCCATTTTCTCACACGTTTCGTTGCCGACCTTTGCTTTCATCTTTGGGTCGTCATGGAAGTAGGTCTGAAGACCTTTCAACAGGTCAACCTGATGGTTTGCATCAAGTCCGGACGCTGTGCTATTGGCGATGTCCTTGAGCTGATCGATCTGAACTACTTCTACGTTAGAACCGTTATTGGTCTCTGTGTTTGCTGCAGGAGCAGCGGTCTTATTCTTTTTCATTTTGATAATGTTTTAAAGTTGTTAATTTTGTTAATTAATTTGTTAAATACTCGTGACTGTTGTCACATTAATACTCTCAATGGATAAGCCGATTCTGTGAATCAAGACGTATCACGAAGTGTCGAAATAATTAAGCATAATTGTGTACTGAATGTGTTATTAGTTCTTAAAGCAAAATCCTCCGATGTAGTCGGAATGTTAATTAATTCAGGTGTAAACTGACTCACAGCGACTGGTTCAGATTTCTCTGTTCCGTTGGTGGTGTCGTGGATTACATCTGCCAACAATGCGCATGAGGCATTGGATGTATCCATACACAACTGTGTGGAATACACCTGATTAACATTCTTCTTACTCGGTTTATTTGCTGCAAGAACGACAGATGTGAGAGCAAAAGCTCCTACAAATGACGCAAACAACGTCCAGAACAACTTGTTTGACTGATTGTATCGTGCGATACAGAGAATCAGAATCATTCCGAGAATAAACCAAAGTATAAACATTCTTTTAAAGTTTAAACTGTTTTTTAATACTTGCCCTTGTACGAGAAAGGATCGACTTAATCGTACCAGGAGACATTGATAGACTCTTGCTAATTTGATCTACTGTTAAATTATCTCTATAAAACAGCAAACATACATTCTTGTGCATAGGAGTAAACCTATCAAATTCACTCAGCAGTTGTTCATACGTAATACGATTGATAGTATCGTTTTCGTTTGATTCAACTTGATCCAATGACATACAACCGTCATTTTCTCCAAGAAGTTTGTTTTTGTCACCTATTTTACGTAGGTAATCAATAGCAGTTCTGTTAGCAATAATTCGCAGCCATCCTCCAAATGAAGAATAGTCTGTGAATGACGAGAGTTTGTAATAAACCTTTAGGAAGACTATGTTTGTTAGGTCTCGGGCCTCATCAAAGTCTTTGAGATACGAATACAACACGTGGTCTACAAATCCTTTGTATCGGCTAAAAAGTTTATTAAAAGCAAGCATTTTGCCTGCTTGAGCGTCTTTGATTAGACGAATCTCCTCCTGGGTAATCTTCGGATTCTTCATAATCAACAAATTAACATGTTTGACACCGGGAAGGCTCCCTTACATGCATACCGGTTATCAAGGTGTCACTCCTATACGAGACGGTGCTCTTAGTACCCGCATTGTGATTAAACACTACTCTTTATGAGATGCGGGTGATGCCTAAAACGGCAACTGTTCGTCAGTTAAAGCTTTTCTGACTTGAAAAACGTTTTCTATTAAAGAGTCACAACAATACGGATATAAATCATGTGGTATTTTATAAGTAAGCATGTTACAGGCGATTCGTATTTTTACACCGGTTGTAACATTGTTATCTTTATCCATTTCAAGTATTAGCTTTTTGTATATCCAGCGTAACACTTCTTGGACATTCTTACTTTTTGATATTATATCTAATATTGTTGAACTCTCTTTTGAAAATGTGTCTGTTACCAAAATCAGAGGTTCATAATCATTATCTGTTAACAACTCTTTGCTTTTACAGATAACTTCACTGATCTCTAAATTTGATACATTGCGATACGATGATCTATACATCAATCGCATTTTTAAATATGTAGGGAAACTAATCATAATTAAAATGATTTATTAAAAGATTTGCCATCTCCTCGCATTCCCAAGATTCTTCGAAAAAATCCAAATAGTTTTGCTTCAGTCGAAGTTTAGCTTCTTCTTTATCATAACCACTTGTAATATCAGTAACATATGCATTTTCTAAATATGCATAGTTTTTAGCGAACCATTCTACCCAATTTTCTACGAATTTCCAGTATTTTGTACATTCGTAGCTTTTTGTAGACTCATCATTCAAGTTATCCCAGTCTATAGTGCTGTGAAAATTAAAAGGTTTAAAGTTTTTCTTTAATCCTAATAATATTCGAGTAGCATTTTTACGCTCCTCATTGTCAGTATAAATTGAGATAAAATGTTTATAAACGTGATTTACCCATGCTGTTTTGGAGTTTGTCCATAACAATGCAAGGTTTGCTACTAACGGAATTCTATCCCGTAACATAGCTTTATATCCTGTATTACTCATATTCATGTAAAAAGTTGTATTATTCTCACGAACCATACAACTACAATAAAAAAGTAAAATATGCAAATCACTAATCGTAGGTATTGTGGACTCGAACCACATGTACGCCATTTTTTATTTCGTTATACCTTCCTCCACTTTAGTAGGAAACACTCAGATTAAACTCACGCTACGCAAGTGTAATCTACGATGTTATAATCGCCGTTTAAATTTATAAACTATGCTTAACGCATTTACTTCCTTCAATAATCAAATGCCAAGTATACGCCCAATTTAAGTATTAGTGGACGTATTGGGAGTCGAACCCAAGTCTTATTGAATTACCTCATGCACATTAGTTTAAACTAGTAATGTTCCAGTGATCAATTGGAACATTGTATTTAACGCTGTTTTAAAGCTTTTTAACAGCCTTAAACAATCTCTCCGATTAGCTACTTCATTGAGATAGTTTAATGCTGTTAAAACGGCTTTAAATTAGCTTAAATCATAAGCAGTGATGTACGTGGCTCAAGGCTCTTGTACGTTGCTTTTCAACTTTTTTGATAATATTTAGTAACAATGCTCAACCTGTGTTGCAGCATTAAGTTAGGTTCAAGACTCTCTAAATATTTTCTTTTGATCATATTCTTTATATTATCTACCGTAAAGTCGGCAATTCTGGATCCGTACGTGGCTCAAGGCTCTTGTACTAAATGTTAATTCATTTACGGTGTTCCTCCTCTGTAACTCGCTGTACAATCTCCGGACACTTTTCCATCCCTCCGATACACTGGTTCTAAGACTCTTGTGTTGGATCCTGAATGATTAGAGCTCGTACCAAGAATAGCGGTAGCAACCAATCTCAGAACTGTTGAGTTCGCGTATCTCATCGTTGAGCTGTTTGTTGCTATCGGTAATTTTCTTGTTGATCTCTGCTTCGAGCTTCTGGAGCTCGTCTTTGTACTGTGTAGGAGTAATCAACTCCTTCTCATCCAGCTGTTTGCCGAGGTTATCACCCGGCTTTGAGCAGATTCCTGTAAGTTTGTCGAGTAACTCACTGGCGCGGACCAACTTCTCCTTGGTGATGTCGTCCTCGCGTCGGCGGGCCCTGAGCGTAAGAAGTGCATGGCGCTGCTCGTACGTAGCCTTACAGATGGCGTTCTTGAGAAGACGCTTCTGCTTCTCCTCCTTCTCGTCGGCGAGCTCCTTCTGGACCTTCTCGTGCAGAGTGGACGGCATGAGGTTACCCTTTCTGATTGTTTCCATTACATTGTCTGCGTTTACTGTTGCCACAGTCTTGTTCTCTTTAGCTGTTTTTTCGTTCTTTGCCATTTTGATAATGTTTTAAATTGTTAATAAATTAATTTAATTAAAGTTTAATTTTGTTTAGATCACATAATGTGATTAATCTTCGTCTTCGTTTAAGTATGATTTGTTACTCTTGTCACGCTTGTATGGCTTTGCCTTCACGTGACGCGGCTTTGAAAACTCTGATTTTTGTGGTTTTTGTTTTTTCTGGCACATATGCTTAACGGTTTGGTACAGTTTTATCGATCGCTTTGATGATCTCGATGATGTCTGCAGATAGATTGTACTCTTTTCTGTACTTAGTTGGAACTGGATTGTTTGACAATATCTCCACTGCTGTGTTTAGCTGCGGATTAGTTCCTGTAGTACGGGCATTTGTGAGTTCTTTACCAAGAGCAATGCTGAAGTTAACATGTCGTTCTACTGACGATGCCATTGAAAGCTGCTTCTTGAAGAATGTTCCCATAAAAATGCATGCATTCTTTACCGGATCTTCGTTCGGAGCTTCCTGCGTAGCCGCATGTACTACGAGAGCGGCGATGTCGTTCTTCTCGAATACTCTGACTTCTACTCTCTTGGAGTTGGTTATACTACTAAGAGTTGCCTGCAGTTTTGCTGCACTAATTTCGTTTAGCGGTTCGCCGTCCCAGAAAATGACGGCAATGTTGTTACCTAACATGTGTATGTCCCTCCTTAATTAGTTTGAAATGTTTTCCGTTGATTATCGTGTCTTTAACCGTGTCGATACTTTCTGTACACATAGAGCTTACCTCGATAGGTTTCGTTACGGGAAGATTGTTGTATACGTCTTCTCCGTGCAGATATTCCTTTACAATAGCACTCTTAGTGAGTACATTGTCGCGGTTGTGCACCACGGTGGCGACATTGATGAATGTTTCTTCGGGCAGAGATGCAAATATACTATCGTCGAATCGGTCGTTGACCATTCGTTGTCGATACTTGCTGATATCTTCTACAGTTTCAAACTCTGGATTGGACAACTTGTCCAACGCCTTTACGATCATTACTGAGTCATTCTCAGTTTTGGTCTTTTTGTGACTTCCAAATTCGTTGCAGGAAGTCAGATGCAGCGTTACAATGGTTCCAATAACCAGAATTGCAACCCACATGCAAAACTTTAATAATCCTTTCATTTTGATAATGAATTTAAATTAATTAATTGTTGTTAACCCTGTTTTTACAGAACTAGGAATAAACTGTGGTGCTTTCAGTTGTTTTCGCAACATACATACATAAATATGTACTGAAAACTGCGTGGGAGGGACTAAGCCCTCCCCGCAATGCATTTTTAGAACATATCGTTATACAACGTACACGCTATTATTACAAGCGAAATTAGTATAAAAACGATAGTTAGTACCAATAGTGCAAAAGAAAATGTTGTTAAAGCATAACAATGTCCAATGACATCGAATAATGTATAAGTATATCCGAATACAAGTATTGCGACAATTGTTATAGAAGATATTTTTGTTACATTACGTCCCATATCATTCTACCTAATGTTATCTCGATATAAAATTTGCCGGTTTCGATATCGCGCTTTTTCTCAAATTTTTCACATTTGAAATAAGCGTAATCGCCATAAGAGGTAAAGAATCTGAGTACTTCAAATTCTTTAGTGAACAACTTATCATATGTTGTTGTAATGGAGTGTTGAATTTTCGTTTGTGCTCCACTCTGTACACGTTTGAAGGTTTTCAGTTCAAGCGGAAGGTTCAATTCCTTCACTTGATATATGTTCTTCTTTTTCAGAGTAATCATACATGATTTACCTGTTGTATACACTGCATATGATTTCCATCTGTTTGACATTAGAACCACCAAATATGGTCCTATTGGTTTACCAGAAATTGTTTTCTTTCTGATAAGCTTTCCGATTAGTTTTTTTGTCATAATGATTAGTGTTTTCTGTAATAGCGATTTTTGTATCGAATGATTGATGAGATCTGACCATTTCTCAGTTTGATACCAAGAGACGGCTTAATTTTGTTTTCTTCGCACATCTTAATGTATGACATGACGGTCTGAGATACAGGAATTAGCTCAGAAATGTCATTTTTAGTATCGTTGTAGATAGCGTAAAACTTTGTTTTGCCTGTTTTAGTTCTTTCTTCAACGTACTTGTCAATACATTCATTTTTGCACAGAATCGTGTCATATTGTGCTTTTTGTGTTTGGGCACACGCTTTTACGGTTCCAAATGTGAATAATGCCACAATTATGAACAAGCTGATGTAATGCCCAGGATCAAGAGAGTTTTGATTACTTGCCATGATCTTTGTTCTTTTTGTTATTTACTTTTGCCACACTTTCTCTAGTGACAATTAGAGTTTCAATCAAGAAGTCTATAATACTTCTTAATTTTTTAGGTGTATCACACACGCATGCTTGTTGCTTCATGTATGATATAGTTTCAACATTGTGTTGAATCTTTTTTGTTTTGACATCCAACCAACGTATTGCATCAAACACAGTAGGAATTGCAATATACGGAAATGAATATTCCTTTGTGAAAGTAGAACGTGATTCAACACAATTCCATTTCTCAGGATGTCCGTTTATTAAACAATTGTACTGTCTTCCTCTCATTCTCTTCTGTTCCAAATTCTCTATACAATAATTAGATGTTGGAGAATTGAAACCAAGTTTCTTGAGAAGAATTGCTTGTTTATACGTTACAAGGAGACTTGTTTTGTTCATTTTGTAAGTAAGAAAGTGATTGATGTTTTTAACTCACATGCTTCCAAAAAGGATAATATTTTTCCTTTGAGAATTTCTGCTGCGTTTTTGGTAATACCACTTGTTAATAACATAGTAGTGTTACCGTCTTTTATCCACAATCTATTACGATCGTTTCCTTTGGCATCTTTAGTCACACTTTTCTTTCTTGGCGGATGTACTTGGTTTAAGCACTTTAAGGTCTTTGATGATTGCATCGTGTCTTTCGTAAATTTTTTGTGTGTCTATTGCAAGTTTAATGATCACAGGAATGGCATCTTGTATCGCTTCTAATGTGTTGACATTTATTTCAACATTCTTAGGAAGGTCTAGTTGTATAATCAAACCGCATTTGAATATCTCATAGTTTATCATTGTGACAATTTCTAACACAGATGATTGGACGCTTGCAGAAATATTGAAATTTTCAAACATTTCTATAAGTTCTTTAACTATTCGATCTGTTATGCGTGAATTGTTTTCTTTAAAGAAAACGTGCATAATTACAGATTTTAAATCCGCATAGTTAACAACTATAGGGAATCCTGTTACAAAGGTAATGTTTTTGTATTCCATATCTCTTACGGTTCAAGAATAACGGGCATGATGTCATCAAATGAATTAACTTCTTTATCGTTAATACGAACTACTTCAATTTGTTCATCATCAACTTCAACAGAATGACTGTTGGTTCCAAAGTCGCGTACTTTTTTGATGTCTTCAGGTCTGACAAAAATTGTTTCGCCTTCGTCATCTAATAACTTAATGAATTTTCTCATAAATTTGATGTTTAGAGGGTTGTTAGATTGCTGCAAATGCTTCATCTGCAGTGTAAACACACGTATCGTTGATTTTTGTGATGCGCGAGCGTATTACATCCGTAGTTCTGATTATGATAGATTTTGTAGTATCTTCATAATATTGTTCAAAACTTATAGATGTTATCTCACTCTTTCGAATGAAATATACCTCTTGATCAGCTGTTTCAACTCTAACGAAATCTTCTCTGTTCATTTTGATAATGATTTTAGTTCTGTGACTTGTTTTTTGAGTTCAAAATGAATTGCAGCTGCAATCATAATTAACTCGGTTTTGCTTACGAACAAAGTGTGATGAAATCCTTCACTATCAGTTTTGGTTATTATGTAGTTGGAGGATTTCTTATCACGCTTTAATTCGATCGTAGGTTGATCTTTCATCTTTTTTGCATTAATTCACGAAACATGATTTGGTACTGGCCTTTTATCATATAATATGCAAATGTTTCTATTAGATTATAATCATCGTCAGTTCGTCCTTGAATCTTGAAATGATTTATCCCTAATTCTAAATACTTGTTTATTTTTTTAGTATTTACAAATTGTTGGGTATTAATCAATTCATAAAGAAATCCATTTCCTGCATAACTGCAATTAGGGCATATAAATGCTGGAAGTTTTTTTCCTAATGCCAATTTTGACATATAGTCATAGTGGTCTTTTCTTTTCGTACATTCTAAAGGACAAGCATTATTTATGATCACTTCTAATTTTTTTCTCACATATAGAGGAAGTTTTTCAATAAGATCAAATCTGTTTATGAATCTTTCCGGTAAAACTACTAAATTATAGTTTTTACTTTCTTCTTCTATGTCTTTAAAATTAAGACATTTTGTCGTAGAAGAAATAAGATTATTGATTTTTGCACCTTTATCTAATAACCATTTTTTAATATCATCATTAGATATACAAAAATAAGTATCGTTTATGTCTACATTGTCGATAATTAAATTTGCATAAGTATCATTCTCTGCTAAATCGTAAGATGCAAGTTTGTTATTCATTACGATCATTGGAGATATGTGATATTGTTTACAAAAAATCAATATATCTTTAACGTTCTTATCGTAGTTTTTAATACTTCTTCCTCCATTTAAATTTCCACCATTTGATCCGTAAATAGAATCAATAAAATATCCCTTTTTAAATATATAGGGGTACTCTTTTTTTATTTCTATTATTCTTTTAACTAGATCAAATTTTTCAAAAAGTCCTGGAAGTCTAATATATACCTGTTTCATAATGTTAATTTTGATTAACATCACAACGCTTGAAGCAATACATTGCTCCTACACGCTCTGTATCAAAAGAACTTCGTTCGTCCCATGAAAAATAAACTTTCTTTTTTTTATTCATGTTGTTTTAGTTTTAATAAGAATCAACTTTGCATTTCATATCAAGATATCGTGAACCGACATCAGACGAGAGAATAGGGTCATCAATATCGAGACCCATAGAATCAAGCAATATTTCTGTTGCACCATAATAATGCCTATAGTCATTGATTACGTTCATTTGGTGTATGAATTCAGACTTAGGAACATAACGATGTTCGACTAAAAGACTTCCTTTCAATACACCTATGAGCATAAAAATGCCATAGAACATGATGATAACACCTACGCCATCTTTCTTTTTGTGATTGATCAATGCAAGCATTACGATCAACATAAGAATAATAGCTGACATGATTAGCATCATGTTTACTTTTGCAATAGAGTCTGTACATAGACTCAATATCACAAAAATAAGAGGAGCTGCTACAATAAATCCTGCTGCTGCTCCCATGGTTAAGTTTTTGATAAACTGTAACATGTGTTTGTGTTTTTAATAGTCAGTCAGAGTTACTTCCATTTTCTTTTGTGTTAAAGAATAACCGAAGAACTCCTTCACGAAGAATGCCTTAAGAAAACAAACAGTTTAAACACTTATTTGGGTGCTTTTTTGGGTGCTTTTCTGAGCATCGGGCAATTGTCAGTAATCTTTATACCGAACGGAGTACCATCTGCGAAGAAGACGTTATCTTTAAGTATTTCATCTCTGCAAACTTGGAACCACACCATATCTGCATAAAATGATGGGTTTACATGATCAAGTTTGATTATATTTACATAATCGCCATCGATCTTTACCCATCCAAATGGCTGGTGATTCTTCATCTCTGCCCAACACTCGTCGGCATCCTTAAAAGGACGATACTGAGGTTTGGGTTTGATTCGATACTTGAATTTGTTTGTGTTCCAATCGTCTCCACTATGTGTGAACCAACCGGATTGATAATTGTCCGAAACAATAGCTCTCTGTTCGATTACTTCACCCTCTAAAAAGGCTTGCATGATCTTAATCAGATCTTTTGTTTTTTCTTTGTCCATGTTTAATTATTTTTGCTAATTGTTGTACGTTCTATGAACCCCCCGCAAACAAAGGAGCCCGCGTGCCATATAGGCATTTGGGCTCTCTTGCTTTAGAATGGTGTCTCTTCAGAGGTTGGGTCTGCGGCAGATGCAGGCTCTTCATCAACAGGATTTACGGTTACTTGTGTTGTGGCAACTGGTTCCTTGAAGAATCTGCTTTCCATTCGCTGACCTTGTGTGTCTGGGTCGAAACCGTCGAAGTAGACTGTCTTGAGATTGTCGCCGTCTTGGATGATGTAATCAATCTGTACGAGTACGTTGATTGTATCAGCAATGATTGGTTCTCCGCTCTTGGTCTGCACGCGTTTTCCGTCGGCATTGTTCATGTAGCACATGCCTTTACGGAGCTTGTACTGCTGTACCTGCATACCTGGAAACTCCCATAGACCTTCCATGAGATTTGGATCATCAGAACCCTTGAGGGCTTTGAGATCGATGTCATAACGTCTTTCTGCGTTCTTGTTCTCGCTTGCTTTGTACTGCAGCAAGCCTTCGATGAGATTAGGTTCATCTTCCTCGAAGAAGGTAAGGCGGCGCACCTTGCAGTTACGTGATTTCTTGTTCTTTACGAAGAAGACAGCGTACCTTGACTTTTTGCCGTTGATACCTTCGGTCTTTGACTGACCTACCTGAATTGCGAGAGTCTTGTATACAGAGAGCTCGCTTCCGTCCATTTTGTTCATATTGTGTATTGATTTAGTGAATAATCAAACATTGGGCTATATATTAATAGCCATCGCAAGTCTGTTCCTTGCTGTCAGCAATCAAATTGGTGGGAGGGAGATACATCACTCTCCTCACACATCATTTTCTTCTTTGATTGCGACTCATACAAGACGTTCAAAGTTTGGAAAGACTAAATGAGCAAGAGTGTATCACTACACCCTTACTCCTGTCTAACGTGTTTTTCAAGGAACAAATGGAAATCCTAAATCCTAAAAACGTGGTATATAATGCTTTGGTTGGTTTCAATAAAAAGAGCAAGAGCACCCTAGGATACTCTCGCTCGACTTGTAGTCTAGATGCAAATAGGTTGTATTGCCTACAAGCTACAATCCGCTTTCATTGCGAGTCCTATAAGATGTTCAACGTCCGGAACGACTAAATAAGCTAATTATACATACTGACATGACATCTGCTAACAAATGTCCTTGTATAGCACACCTTTCCAAAGGGAGATGAGCAAAGAGTGAGCAAAGGGGCCGAAGCCCCAATGCGTTACTCAGGGAGAAACTTGGTTTGCTTGACAAACTTGATTGTCCAACCAGGATGAGTTGCCAACCATTCCTGAATTGATCCTAGTACAAGCTCGAATGAGTCAAACTCAGCTGACCAATACCACTTTGACCAGTTCTTCTTGTCCTGAATACCTACTCTCCAAATGTCTTTTGTTTTCATATGCGTATATTTTAAGTTATTATTGCGAGCAATATAAGATGTTTATACTGGAAAGATTAAATAAGCAAAGGGCTCGAATGAGCCCAAAACCTATCGTATACTGTCTATTTGACAGCGAATGTTCAATAGTTCTGACATTTCATCAGAACCATCAGCATCGAGCAAGTTATTGTTGTCCATGATTACTCTGGACAAGCTATCTGCTCGTTCCAACAACTTGGTGTAACGTGTTGATTCAACGTGTGTAGATGTGCATGAGAATGCAATGCAAGCAACTACGATGAGGAATAATTTGTTCATATATTTGAGGTTTAATGTGTCAAGCAAAAAGCGGATGCCCCTGAAAGGGGCAAACGCTTAGAAGGGAAGATCGTCACTGTCGAAGATTGCACGTGGTGTGCACTTAGAACGCATGTGACGACGTACCTCGTCTACGAGGTTGCAAGCATTGTACTTGCCGTTGTGTACATACCAGTTATAGAAGTCAAAAGGACTCAGGTATGATTGCTGTACCTCGTAGGCGCCACATACATACGACTCGTCTTTACGAATCATATAAGGCAAGAAGTTAAACTTGTCGTTACCAAAATCGTCGAATACGTTATACATGAAAGCGTACGCTACGGTCTGGATATTGTTGCGCGAACAATACGTGAGAAACTGGTTTAATGTGAGCATATCGGTTTGGTTTTAGGGTTATGTGCAATATTGCGATTTATATGAGATGTCACATTAGGGACGATTAAATGAGCAAGTGTGCCGAAGCACATAAGCTCAATTGATCAGTTGTTGTCCCAATGATTTGTAATGTCGTCCATAAATGCACAGACAGCAAACAATATCAAGAACATTGGAGATGCAAACAGCATGGTAATAGCTGCACAATGATTGAAGAAGTTTGCGATGAATGATGTAGGAAACAATGCGATGCATATGATTAGACATACAATTCCAGAATTTTGCCATAGATCTTTTTTATTCATAGTATATTTGTATTTAGTTGTTTTTGCAATATTGCATGTTATATAAGTAGAAATACACTGGAATGATTAGATGAGCAACAGCCGGTGTGATGGCGTGCGAAGCACGACAGCACAACGACATAGCAATAATATAAGCAATAAGATAGTGCGAAAGAGTATTAATTATGTCTGTATTTACATTACAGTTTGACTGAGAAATTAATTCACATTTTCAAACACACCCCGGGGGTAGTTCCAATTCCGCTAAGAGGAGGGGAATGCTATAGTGACTATTTCCGATCTCTGTATTTATATAACAAAAAAAAATAAAAAATCCGAGCTAGCTAAGCTAACCCGGATCTTATTATTCGTTACTAAATACTTCTTGAAATTTATCATATTCTCCTTTATCACTCATAGTTATAGCTAATTGTACTATACTTGCTATACTATCTTCTCCTCGACTTTTAAGGTCATCTAGTAGATCAACCATTCTCTGTCTCTCTTTTTTACTCAGATATTTTTTCATGTTTTATTTTATTGAATTCTTCATGCAATGGGTGTGCTAAATTATACATTTGTAGGTCTACATTCGTTTTATCTCTTAAGTCAAAGAAGTGTTCCCAATCTTTATCAAATCCACACATGTATAACTCTGTTTTAGTTGCATTTGGGAGTACCGTACGAGCCTGTTGTGGTTTAAGACCTAATAATCTAAACGAGGTGTATGTATCTTCAATATTATCAAGCGTACTTAGATATGTAAATTTTTCTATCGGTGATAAATCAAATGCTGGAATAACCATTTGAAATTTTAAATCTTTATATGACGCATACGGATAAGTATCTCCTATTCTTTTTATCCAAGTAGCAGCTTTTTTGGGGTGCCCAAATGGATACTTAAAATGCTTATATAAATCCTTGCCGATTTCTATTGATTTATTATAATCAGAAATATTAAATCTGAATGTAGATCCATCATATTGTTTGGTACACTTGTATGAATATTTCTTATCTATATAGTCTATCAATATGTCTACAATATGTTGGTTATGTGAACAAAATCCAATATTACAACTTTCATTAACACCTCTTTTTTGAATAAAATATCTAACCCAACCATCGCCATCGATCAAACCTCTGATAAAATCAGGTTTATATTCTTCAGGAATACTATTCCACAATTTATCTATATCTTCTGATGATTGATCGTATGTTTTATTTGGAATAATTCCAATAGATACGAGATCGTCAACAATATCATTTGAGCCAAACTGTAAATGCGTACAATTATTATCAGGAGAACATGTAATTTTATCTTTTATTTGTAACAACATATCTTTTATATACCAAGAATAATCCTTATGTTGCGTAATGTGTACACTCTTATGTCCAGGTTTATTAACAATACTTCCATCTGTTTGTATTATTCCAAGTAAATATGCTTTTTCTGAAGTATCTATTTGTTTGAAATAATTATTATCAATTATTCCTTTACAACCAAGACCTCTTATCTGTATATTATTTTCTTTTAATATACATCTAATTTGCCATTCTGTAAAACAACTGTTATTTGATATTTCTCGCATGGAGAAACCGCTCGTATATGCAGAAATTATATCATCGACATTGTCGCAATTATATTCACCAATATAACGTTTATTACAACTTGATACATAACGTTGAGATTCCTGCATAAATGACATAGATCTATGACGTACCAGTTCATGAGATACAGCTCTATTTGTTATGAATTTTACTGTAGTACGTTTTTGATGATGTTCAGTTGGCTCACACATGTATTGTAGGTCATCTATACGGTTCTTCTCAATAATAACTCTATAGTTTGTAGTTATATATCCCACTCCTGCCGACATTTCTACTTTAGAATACGGATTGAATATGTATTTATTTATGATATAATAATCGCTTGTTTTAAGATATATTGTACCAAACTCTAATGGACTATAATGTTTCATATTTATAAGACGTTGTACCATCTTTTCTGCACTGTCTTCTGTTATTTTATCTTCAGATTTATATGATACTCTGGCTGCTCGTTCTATATCTTTATATACATCTTGTAATGTATAACCATGTGTTTTACAAATTTCGTACGATTGATTAATTAATTTCATATTATTTCTTTTTTCTATGTTTCTTTTCTTTTTCTATAGCATCGCACATACATTTTACAGCCCATTCTATTATATAAGCTAAATGTTCATTACCTGTGGTTTTACTATAATTAAACTCTAAATCTACACTTTTAAATATACCATTCATAACATGAAATGCTTCATGCGCCATTTGTGGCGATGATGGTATACCATCAAATACAACAAGTATTGTCTTGTAGTTTGTTTTCTTATTGTATAAAAGATCGTATGTAGATCCGTATTGATCATCATCGTCCGATATAAATTTGCATTCTGGATCGTTTGTCCACGCATAGTTATCATTCATATAATCAATAGAATTTATATCAAACATTATATCTAACTTAGTAGGATATACACTACAATCATATGAGTATACTCGTGTGTTTTGTTTCTTCATATTTATTTTCATATCTATTACATGGAAACTTTAACTTCCACATACATTTTATACAATCGTGTCCTAAATTATATAAACATGTACTACAATCATTATTTAACTTCTTCATAATCGACATATTCATCCATTACGGTTTTTAATGCTTGTTTCTTCTGTTCTTCTATAGGACGAGATTTTTTCAGAGTTTCTATTAATTCCTTTTCATGTGGATTTCCATATTTCTGATAATATTGAAATAACATTTTTGATGCATTATTAAATGCAATTTTATCACGTATGTTATTGTTTTCATCTTTATCATTACCAAGCTCATCTACGAGTTTTTCTAACTCTTCCATTGTGTAATCCTCTAACATACCTTCGTTATTCAACTTACGAATTATATTGCCGTCTTTATTATATATATTTGCGTATTTATTAATCTTTCCCATCTTCTTTAGAATAATATCCGTTATTTAATCTATACTTTTGTTCTTTTTTAAGCCAATTTAAAGCTTTAATAAATCTTGTGTCTTTCAATACTTCTTTCATAGTGCGCAACGTATTTTGAACACTTTTCTTCTACTATGTCTCCATTATCATTGATTGTTTTATGAGTGTAAGTTTGGTTATTTTTCCAGTTATAATAAGCACTAAAGCACTAGGCTCTTTCTCTTCTAGAACTATACTGATGTATGCATTTAAGCATTTGTTCTGCATTTATACATCCCATTACATCTAAGTTACATATATGTCCTACTATATCATTAACTCCTTCTTCTAAGAACTTATCTTTAAGTCTATAATAATCTTCTATTGCTTGTAGAAAATATTTATTATTAGAATCGTACATAGGAGATAGATTTACTATATATGCACTATTTATAGGATGATTATGTATAAAATACCATTTACAATTATCAGTTACAGGTATAGATATATCTTTTAATGATAATAAATCAGCATAGTATAATATTGCATTTAATTCTATTTCATTCATATATTATTATATATTATATATTATATATTATATATTATTATATAGAGTATATGTTATATATAAACCTCTTATATCCCCTTAACGTAATATTGAGAAAAAAGTTGCAATTTGTAAAATATTTTTATCAATGCAACCGAATTTTAATTACATACGTTACGGTAACATAAACTTAAAATTTATTTAAAATGAGTAAAGTATTAAATGTAATTGAGCCGTTTATGTTTCTAGAGACCGGCGATAAGTTTGAGTTAAATGAGAATGCAGATTCATATGTATACGAGCATAATGAGTCTTTTAAAAACAAGGACAATAAGATTAAATCTTCTGTCACTTCTGTATTTTCAATTTCTCCTGAATACGCAAAGGAGTTGATAAAAAACGGAATACTCGAAGATCCGTTTGCAACCAAAACTAATTCATCATTCGTTAACGTGTTCGATGAGATTGATGATATGTTGATTAAGTATAATGCTGATTTACGTAACATCAATAAAGACATGAAAGGTCAGCCAGAATGTCTTAAGGTTGAGAAGACAACAGTTCTTTCAAACCTTATTAAAGTATTAACTCACCTTAAAGGACTTAGAAAATGAACGACAACGAGAATATGATAGATCAGTCGCAGTTAGCACAGAGTGTTTCAGAAAAGATTCCATATGATTTTACTGATTTCATTCTTGTAAAACCGCTGGATAAGATCATGGTAAAGAAGGAAGTAACGGAGCTTCCTAATACAAAACCGGTTAAGGATGCTGATGGTGTAGAAGCAGTAGAAGGCGAACCTAAGACCGAGGTAAAAGAAGTAGAATCTGATTTTAGTAAGGGAATTATTATTAAGCTTCCTATCAGTTATGCATTACAACTTGAATCAGAAAAGGCAAGCGACAGACGATATATGCCTCACTTTAATATAGGTGATGTGGTTGTATATAGAACAATGGCAGCTAAGCCTTTCGATTTGCTTAAAGATAGCAAAATGATCAAGACATATGATGTTGTAGCAATAAATCGATGATCGATATAGAAGATATAATTAAAGAACTTTCAAAAGAATTGAATATAGATAAAGAAATAATATCTATCGTATGTAAACATCCATTTAATTATACAGTAGATATTATGAAAAGTGATAGTACTAAAGATGTACTGTTCAATAAATTATTTAAATTCAAACTAAAACCAAGATTTAAGAAAAATAAAAAACAAAAGTACAGATGAAAACATTAAATTTCATGTCAAATCAATATAAATCGTTTGGAAAACCTATTATTGTAGATTTTAATAAAAATGATGTAACACTGTTAGAAAATACTCCTTCGAATATAGATTATATGTTTGTTGCACCTGAAGACATAGAGGTTCGCTATAAGGTAGGAACTAAGACACATGTCCTTAATGCAAACAAGGGAGATATTATAATAGCATTCTATAAATGTGATTATATAAAGAATCAAATAATTGTTGTAAAAAACAAGGAGTGGAAAGCTAATATTGCAAGTATGCTTGCTGAAGAAGCTGCAAATCGGGTAAAAAACGAAAAGATGGCAAACGTGTGTTGTGATGATTGCGAATGCGTTAACATACGTTCAAGATTTTAATTTACTTTTATACTAAATATTATTATTATGAAGAAATTTAAACCTAGTTATATTGTAGATATAACTAAGTGTGAAGACACTCTCGATATGATTGTAGCAATTGCTTATGCAAAGATTGATGCAAATGTTGCAATTACTAGAGACGAGCTTGATGCTGTAATAATTCTTAACGCATACGACCTTAAGGATTATATAGAAACGACAGCAGATAAGTTTAGTGAAATGATTATCAACACTCTTAATAAGTGTGCTGAAAAGAAGGAACCAAAGAAGAAGCCTAATGTATTTAAGCGCTTCTGGAATTGGATGACTAAGAAGAATTAATTGGTTACTAAAACTAGGTTTTACAGTGTACCTTAAACACTGTATAAAGGTGTTTAGCTCAGTGGTTAGAGCAGTTGTTTTATACACAACCGGTCGGTGGTTCGAATCCACCAGCACCTACAAAGTTAATTTAACCATACTTTAAATTGAGTTTATTTTTTAGATGAATGTAACCTTATAAGACAACTGGTGGAGTCAGGCGATATAAAGCTAATAGGTTGGTTCGATTCCAACATAAGGTTCCTCTCATAATGTAGATTAAAAGTTAATAATATATATTAGTTATCCCGTTATTTTACATAGTTCGAGACGGATAAAAGAGTACGGCGTCTGAGATACTCTCTATGTATAATATTCCCCTATAGCGTAACGGTAGCGCGGAGGGCTCTTTTATCCAATAACTAATTGAATATATAATAATGGAAAATAAAATATATAAGCTCTCGGACGAACAGTTTGTCGAGCTACTCAAGAAAAGTTCAACAATATCTGAAGTATTGTTTAAACTCGGTTATACAACTAAAGGTAATTCTTGGGGTTATTCGCAAATTAAACGTAGAATGACCGACCTCAATTTAGACTATTCTATATTTAAAGGAAAGTCTTATTTGTCAAACAAGAAAACTGATAAAATAAGTGAGAAAGACATACTTAGAGAAAATTGTAAACATCAACGTACTGTATTAAGAAGATATGTAATAAAAAACAATTTAATTCCGTATAAATGTGCAATATGTGGTTGTACAGAATGGCAAGGAAAAACATTAAGTTTAGAGCTTGATCATATCAACGGAATTAACAATGACAATAGATTAGAAAATTTAAGATTTTTATGTCCAAATTGTCACAGTCAAACTTCTACATATGGAAGTAGAAATCAACAACTTAATGAATCAAAATATGATATTTCAGATGAATTACGTACAATTGTTGAAAATAAATATAAAGAAGTTAAAAATATAAAACAGGTATCTTCAATTTTAGGAATTCGTAGATGTATAGTTACAAAAATAGTAAACGAATCTGGTCAAAAGCGTTCTAATCAAAAATATGTAATACGATATGATAAAGATTGGAATGAACTTAAAAGATATGGTTCGCTTGTAGAAACAGCTAAGGATTTAATAGAATCTGGAGAAGTTAAAACAAAACGAATTAAAACATGCACCAGAACTATTATGTACAATAAAGATAATTTTTGGTTGAATAGTTATTGGAAAGTATTGGATGGTAGTGGGATAATAAATAATCCACTATTAGAACCTTCTCTAATTGACTCGGAAAACATTGTTGACGAGGCGCAAGCGAAAAGCAGCGTGACTGACTAAACGAGAAGGCTGACCTTAGGGTTGGATGCAATAGTCGAGCTATGAACCCCTCGTCTGTCTGGGTTCGAATCCTAGTGGGGGGACTAGGTTATACATTTTAGTTCAAAAGACAATGCTAGAATAATGGTAGTTCACGCTATATAAACGTAGCGAGGTGTTGGTTCGAATCCGATACATTGTCCATAAATTTAAAACATATGAATATAGGAACACACAATTCATTAACTTACTTAACACCTAAAAAGTGGTGGCAGAAGTTAATTAAATTTACAGCTAAGTGTCAAGCAGTAAATTATGAAGAACAATATAGACTTGGTGCTAGAGTATTTGATGTACGGCTGTGGTATGATGACAATTTTAAAATTGAAATTCGTCATGGCAGAATAGCTTATATAGGCGGATTTACAGTATTATATGACATGTTTGATTTTTTAGATAATAAAAAAGATTGTTATGTGAGACTTATATGTGAAGAAGATTCTTTTGCGAAGAAAGATCCGTTGGCTTCAATCAAAGAACGTTATTTTATGGATGAGTGTCATAATTTTGAAACACAGTTTCCAAATATAAAATTCTTTGGTGGAAATAGAAAATACGATTGGAAGGTTTTATATAACTTTAAAAATAAAGATATACCTACTCTTGTTGATAGATATTCTAGTACAACATCTTTATTTAAGAGTGATAAAAAGTGGTTAGCTATACTTGACGACTTATGTCCTATATTATATGCTAAACTGAAGAATAAAACGCTTATCAAGGAGCATAATGATAAAGACGGTTATTTGTTTATTGATTTTATAAATATAAAGTAATGAAAGTAAAGTTTAAGAAATTATCAGATAAAGCAGTAACTCCTTCATATGCACACAATGGTGATGCAGGCATGGATTTAATTGCAGTGAGTGTAGCAAGCGAGATAAATGAATGCGGACAGTTTGTAATAGTATATCATACAGGATTAGCTATTGAAATACCAGAAGGTTATGTAGGATATATATTTCCTAGATCTAGTATCTCAAAGAAATCTTTAAATCTTACAAATTGTGTAGCTGTTATAGATTCAAATTATCGTGGAGAGCTCATTCTCAAATTTAAAAATACTTCCGGCGATAGTGTTCCGGCAGTATATGCTCCAGGAGATAAAATAGCACAGCTTATCATAATGCCATATCCAAAGATAGAGCTTGAAGAGTCAGAAACTCTTTCTGATACTGAAAGAGGTGCGAATGGATTTGGTTCTTCAGATGAAGAAATTAAAGAAACTGATAAACCGGCATAATGCCGAGGAAGGGTGTCCTGCATAAGGTCACCCTTTATTTATATACGTATATTTTAAAATTAAAAACAAATTAACATGTTAAGAAAGAAAATAACAGGAGCTAAATATTTTCAGATTCTACTAAGTAGATGACCAATCTGAATATAGCAACTCCTATGGATAAAAAAGATACTAACTTTGGCTCATCTGATATACTTCTTGCTAAAGATGTAGTAAAGCTTGCTAATGGTACAAATAGTGAAGATGTAGATAAACTTAAAACATCTATAGCGTCTATAAATGAACAGATGGCAAAGATTACTAATGACATTTCAACACTTAATTCTAAGTTTACAGGATTGTTTGAAGTAGTAACTGAATTACCTGATATCAACAATGCTCAGCTTGGAAAGATCTATTGTATCAAAGATACGTTCTCAAGTGAAGACGATAATAAATATATAGAGTGGGTTAAGATAAAGACAGCTGATGATACATATAAGTTTGAAAAGGTTGGAGAGTTTGAAGCTGAACCTGATTTGAGTTAGTATGCAAAACTTAATAGTAGAAATATATTCGATGACACTAATATTTTTAGACGAGATGTTCGTATTGGTTGGGGTATTTCTACAAACGTTATAAAACCATATAGTACTAATAGATATTTATGTATTGAGAATAATCCTTCTCCAACAAAAACTTATGTAACTGATGGAACCATAGCTGAAATTGGTACTGAAGAAAATCTTGTATTTACTCTTGAAGATGGTTCTACAGTAACTAAAAAAATAAGAGTACTTAGTAGTACTACAACTCCTGCAACTTAAAAACAAACGATTATGGATTTTAGTAAAGTTACGGCTATAGAAATACCAGAAGGTAAAGTAGCTAAAATAGAAGATAAAGATGGTAATGTTTTATGGAATGCGTCAGCTGATCCGGTTAAACATGCTAATTAGTAAATAGTGATTGTTAATAAATATTAACAAGTTTAAACAATAGTATTTATTGTTATAAAGTTTTACTTAAATAAACTAGATCTCATATGGAGCTTAGTAGGTTCGTTACCTAATCTAGTTACGAACAATAGTTCAAAAACAAATTAATTATTTGTTTAATTAAAATTTTACAATTATGGATACACTTGAGAAAATTTATTGTACAGGGCATGATAATAACGATGCCCTTATTGCTACATTGGCAAATCAGCGTAATAACGATCCTATGGCAATGGCAGCTATGATGAATGGTGGTATGAACAACTGGTGTAATAACCCGTTAACCAGATAAACAGTATGATAAAAACAATAGAAGCTACAAATAATCGCTACACAGTTAGTGATGCTGGAATAATATATAAAGACGGTGTAGAAGTTCCGATAAAACATCAACCAAATGGATATTGTATAGTTCCTAAGTATGCAAAGGAATTATATATCAATATGATAAAGATTGGAATTTAATAAATTAGTACGAAGGCAGTGGATTTGCTGCTAAACATTTAAATGTATTGCCGTGTAATATATTAAGAGCTATTAGTAGTAAAAAATTATATAAAGGTTTTTATTTTACTCGTAATAAGCGGGTTTAAAACTGTGTGAACTCAGGGAAACTCCCACGTGGACAATCCTGATCCAAGCCTAATTTAGGAAGGAGCAACGACTATCGAAAGCATAGGTGTAACAACCGAAGAAGTGAGTAGAGTAGGCTTCAAGTGAAGTCGAAGCGCACAGGCTTACATTATGTAAGTATGATATAGTCTAAACACTATGGCAACATAGTGAGAACATATGGAAACGATATGTTCGTAATACAATGTTATATACCTCGTGTGGATGATGTTCGCTAATAGATTCTGGGGAAATGACAATAATCCAAATAGTTGTCAGCTCGATTCTCTTAGAAATCAGATGTCCGATAATCAGAATAGCAATCTAATTATGGATGCCATTAAAGGTAATAGTTGTGCTATTAGTCAGTTAGCAAGTAACTTGAATTGCGATTTCAATTCTTTGAATAACGCAATTTGTGATGTTCGTTCGGGTGTACAGTCGGTAGCTGGTTAGGTAGGCTTTTCAGCAGAAAGAGTTATTAATGCTATTAATCTCGGAGATGCTGGACTTACCTCTGCTTTGCAGAATTGCTGCTGCCAGACTCAGCAAAACATTATCAAAATGGGTTACGAACAATAGTTGGCTACATGTGGTCAGACTAACTCAATAATGAGTGCATTTAATACTACTAATAGTGGTATTGAGCGTGGTTTCTCAGCTATTGGTTATCAGATGGCTACAGATAAGTGTGATATAATCAGAGCAGGACAGGATAATACTCAGCGTATAATTGATACATTGAATAATCACTGGACATCTGATTTGCAGTAGAGATATAATGATGCTCGTTTAGAACTTAGTCAGCAAAAGCAGAATGCTACGTTGATTGAGGCTCTTAAACCTGCAACAGCTGCTGCGTAATTAATTAAGGGCGGGAAACCGCTCTTATAAATCCATAATATTATGTTATTTAAAGACGTAAAACAAAATTATCCTGTATATATACTGGATAAACAAGAATTGACATTCTCTCAGGGTAAAGTAATGTCAGTAGGTTTCCCAAGAATGGATGTGATGTCTAAACCAGTTAATCCAATTAATACACAAATGGTTATAGATATTACTGTTGAAAATGGAGGAAAATCTGCTACATATACTATACCTGAAGGATTGTCAATTACTTATGCTGGTAATATTGTATTATCAACTGACAAAGAAGGATTGGTTCGAGAAATAGAGGCTATGAAAAATTCAGCAGAATCTATTATAAATTCTATGGACAAGCAGAAACAAATATTAGATAAATCTAATAAATTGTTATCTGAATTAAATCCCGCATTTAAAGAAAAACAAGAAGTAGATTCCAGATTCGCTAATATTGAAAATTCAATAAATGAGATGAAGGAAATGTTTAATAAATTCTTAAATACAAATCGTCATGAAGATAATAGCAATACGCCACAGTGATAATAAGGATGAACAATTAAAAGTTCATAGTAATGAATTAAAAACTTATATAGATTAGCATAGTAAACATTTTGATGAAAAATCTTTAAGTTTTGCTTTGTCGCATATGGTAAATGGTAACGGTTCTGACCATAAATTTACAACAGAGTTTATACAGCAATATATAAATGATAATAATATACATATTGGAAATAACTCTAATATATATGATATTACATATACTGCAAATATGGCTTATGCTGACTTTTATCCAGATATACTTCATGATGAAGTTGAGTGTATAAAATATGCTATAGCTGTTGCTAATGATGTAGATGGTTACGAAGGAATACAGTTTCGTAGGTGGCTTGCTGATCTTATGAGCAAAAATATTGTTTTTAATTAAAGTGAAAAAAATAAAATTACTCGGATCAAAACTTATAAACGACATAAAATATCCAAGGATACCGAATGTATGTATATTCGATGAATTCGATAGTGCACTCAATGCAAATTTTGAAGAAGGAGATATTTTAGATGCAAACAGTATCCGGTATTTTGTTGATAAATTAAATAATACAAATCTCTAGAATTTCATTAAATTTGATTATGCTGAAAACAGATATGTTAAAAAAACTGATGTTATTGAAATCAGCAAACCTAAATCAATGACAAATGAAGACATAGATGAGATTTATAATAACATTATAAAACAATGACTAAATATTTAGACGAAACTGGCCTTAAACACTATACTGAAAAACTCAAATCATCATACTTTGATTATGTAGATGCGATGCGTTCTAGTGCAAGTAAAGATGTTGTGCAGCCAGTAATAACAAACGAAATATGGACAATTAAAGATGCTTCTGGTACTACAAAGACTTAGACAACTAAGCCTACTGATTTGGAGACAGGACATACTATTAAATGGTCTGGATCTTGGATGTGGACTGCAAGCGCAGATCGTCAGAATCCAAAAACTGCAAGTGGAACATGGGGAAATACTGTTCCTACATCCGGTATGAAATCAGCAATATATTCTACTCCTGACTTTAAAGTACCTACTGGAGCTCAGATTGCTACAGTAATGGTTGCTGCTGATAAGAAAGGTGGAATAGAACTTAAAAATAATAATATAGTTCCTATAACTGGAGGAAGTCATGTACATTCTGCAACAGTAACAGAACCTGTTATAAATACTGCATATAAGTATTATGGTTATGTTACTAAGAAAACAGGACTTACTGAAGCAGAAATTAAAGCTTTAACCAAGCAGCGTTCAACAGCAACTGCTCTTACGGTTAATAACTTCAACAATACTGACAAATATTGGGCATATGCTTATCTTAAAAATAGTACAGGCTCTAATAAGATTAGTAGCTTTGAGGTATCTGGAGATGGTAAATATGACTTGAATAATATTTTTGGAACACAGGCTCCACAGGAAATAACTATTAAAAATTCAGCTGGAACTTCTCAGACATATTTCTTGTATGTAATGCAGGATACTAGTAAGTTTACAGCAGGTCAAACTATAACAATAAGCTAATATGACAACGAATATTAATTTTTACGGAAAACCGTTTGGCGCACCATTGTTGCCAAACAAAATGACATCCGATGGATGGTCTATAGCAGATGCTCGTCATATTGGTGGACATCGAGTTGTAGATACTGTTGACGATTTGTATGAATTGTATGACTGGCAGCTTGTAAACCCAAGTGCGCTTCTTCATAATGATAAAAGTAGTGCTGCAGGACAGAAATGGTATGTAAAGGGCGACGGTACGTACATGTTAAAAAGTTACGATAACCGTAAATCTGCTTCTGGTTGGGTAAAGGTAGAAGATATTCATGGAAATACAATAATTCCATTATCAGGAGAAACGGTTGCTTCTATCATTCAGTCACATAGTACGAGAATCTCGAATGTAGAAAATAAATTAGGAAGCGGTGCTAATAAGGCAAACGGACCAATTGTATTAGATACAAATGGATATATTCCTTCTTCAGCTAGTACTGCATTTAAGACAGTAAACGGTCAGTCTATACTCAAAACTAATGGAGGCGCATCTGATATTGCAATAGATCTTTCTTTGTACATAATACCTGCAAATAATACATTGCCTACTACCGGTATAGACACAAAAAAGATTTATCTTATTAGAAATGCAATGCCTAATGGCACTAATAAATATACAGAGTATATGTATGTAAACGGTGCTTGGGAAACACTTGGAGAATATAGAGCTGAGATATCAATTAGTGATTATCTTAAGAAAACTGATGCCGAAAGTACATATGTAAAACGATCACATGATTCACCAGCTACGTACGTATTAAATAGTTCTGATAGTCTAAATGCATCCGATGCTAATAGTATCGATAAAGCAGCAAGCGTTGCTCTTTTGTATAATGTAGACTCAAAGTTGAGAAAAATGTTGAACGACTGTTCTCCAGTAGACCATGTACATACAGTCACTATAAACGGTGCAGATAAAAAAATAAGCACAAATAAGGTTGATCTTGGAACATATGTAACAGAAACTGGATTTACAGGAAAAGTTCAAGCATTTACATATAGTAAGACAGAGATTGATGCTAAAATCAAAAATGTTACTACATCATCATTGGGTATAGCTACTTTATCAAATACAGAAATAGATACAATGTTTACACAAATATTTGGATAATGAAAATACTTGACGAAAGTGGACTTACGCATTATTCTCAGAAATTATCAAGAACAAATAAAATCATAGTTTTAAAAAATATATAGATTAATGATAATGCTTCAGCAAAGAGTATTATGCCTTCTGCGATATAGACGATTGCAACAAATCTAGAAAAATTAAACAAAACAAATAACGCAACGTTTATAGTTAAAGATAAAAGTGATAATACTAGAGGAGTTGCATCGTATATAGGAAATGGTGGTTCTACGATAAATAAAAGCGTGGGTTATATAGAATTGTATGTATTCGATTCTGCGAATACATACGAATAGACAAAAATTATGGTAAATTATGGAACAATAAAACCGATGTCATAATGAAAATATCAGTAATAATGAGCGCATATAACGCGCAAAAAACAATAAGTAGAGCAATTCGTTCTGTGCTAAACTAGACATATGATGATATAGAACTCATTGTCGTGAACGATTGTTCAACAGATAATACAGAAAAGATTGTAAAAAAATATAAAGATAATAGAATAGTATATATAAAACATGATGTTAATCTTGGCGCGGGTTGTGCTAGAAATACTGGTATTAAAAACGCGACAGGAGAATATATTGCATTTCTTGATTCTGACGATTATTACAATAAGGATTATATACAAACTATGGTTGACGGAACAGAACACGGTACATTTGATATAGTGTCTTCTGGATACATCGCAATAGAAGGTAAACATAGAAAAACAAGAAAACCTAAAGCATGTAAAGCATACGATAGTCTTTATATAAATGATAATTCTGGAACTATACATTTTTTAAATGTACAATTAGTTAGAAAAGAATTATTTGATCATGTTGAATATTGTAAACGCAGATTTATCGAAGATAGCTCCACTTTTGTTAAATTATTATATTATGCGAAAAACAGAAATGTATTAAACTATGCTGGTTATAATTATATTTAGAATCCAGAAAGTTTAATACATTCTAGTAGTTGTTATAAAAAATATCTTTATAACCTATTGTGTGCAAAAGACACACATATTTTCTTTTCATAGGTTGGACATCCTGAAATGTATGATTTTAAAGATTTCTTGGCAAAATTTAATTCTATGGACATTCCTTAGAAAGAGGAAGGTTATGAAAAAGAACAGGAAGAATTGATGAATTATATAATAACATGCTTTAATAGTGTAATATAATGTTTGATATACAAGGTAATAAAATACAATTAAAAACAGAAGATTTAGCTATACCTCCATTTAAAGACTTTTATAATAAATCTAAGAATAAAGAAGACGCTATTAAAAAAATAGAATTTATAATTTGGAGATATAAATGGAATACTCCTTATGAAGCTTATCCTGAAAAAGAACGTAGTTGGAGAGTTGCTAAAGATGTTTTTAATGATGAACATTATGTACCAGACGCAGATGTACAAGAACTAGCAAAAAGGTTTAATGAATTTCAAGAAACTCCTATGACAAGATTGTTAACATCTTCTAAACATGCGGCTGAGGCGATAATGGATGTAATGAATAATTACAGCGGATCTGACCTGGATATAGATAGTGCTACTAAAGTATCTAAATTACTTAAAGATGTTAGTGGTATTATAAAGTCATTAGATCTCGCTATGAAACAAGCAAAGGCTGAACAAGCTGAAACTGGAAGAGTTAAAGGCGGAGGTGTTATAGGCCTTTATGAAAATCCTAAATAATTATGGTAGATTTCAATAAACATATTAATAATTCAATTAAGTTCAGTCCTGCTGCAGAGTTTTTTAAAAAACATAAATGTTATACTTTAGCTCCTAGGGGAACTACAGATTATAATAGTTATTGGGATCAAGAAACAGAGAGATGTTTACATGGATATACTGCACCTGATGGTGATTATATAACAGGATATCATTATTTCTATCTTAATTATAGCCCTATTATGCGAATAGATCAAACAGAATATATTGATAGAGATGGAAATCATAGAATACGTAGAGAGCGTGTTTTGAATTTTCCAACTTTTTGGGACTATGATTATTATTACTTTAATGCTATAGAAGAAGCTGTAGCATCTGGTAAACATATGGCTGTATTAAAAAGTCGTGCTCGTGGATACTCCTTTAAAGGTGCATCAATGCTTGTACGTAATTATGAATTGATACCTGGATCTAAAAACTTTGCAGTAGCATCTGAACAAAAGTTCCTTATCGGAGACGGTCTTTTAACAAAGGCTTGGTAGATAATGGACTTTATAGATAAAAATACAGCATGGGCTAAACAACGTTTAGTATCAACACGTATGGAAAGAGTTGCTGGCTATAAAGTAACTGATGAATTTGGTAAACAAACTGAACAAGGTTACATGTCATCTATAACAGGTATAACTCTTAAGAATGATCCTGAACGTATTCGTGGTACTCGTGCAAAACTTGTGTTATGGGAGGAAGGAGGTAAATTTCCGAATCTTCTTGATGCATGGCGCATTGAATAGCCTTCTGTAGAACTCGATGATGGTTTTGCATTTGGACTTTAGGTTGCTTTTGGTACCGGCGGTACAGAAGGTGCGAGTTTTGCAGGACTAAAAGAATTGTTCTATAAGCCTGAAGCATACAACGTATTATCATTTCCAAATATATGGGATGATAATGCTGAAGAAACTAAATGTGGATTTTTTGTTCCGTCTTGGAGTAATCTTGAATCATATGACGCAGATGGCAATCCTCAATATATGGATAAAGATGGCAATAGTCTACGAGACAAAGCTATCGAGAATCTAATAGAATAGCGCAATAAGATTAAAGACGGAGGAGCATCACAACAATCCATAGATAGATTTATATCTGAAAGACCTATTAAACCAAGAGAAGCTGTACTTGAAATTGGTAAGAATATATTCCCAAGAAAACTATTATTAGATCAATTAACTAGATTACGTACAAATACTAAACTACGTAATATGAAACATATAGTAGACCTTAATTGGGATGGTAATGGATAGATAACTGCAACAGAAAAGAAAACAGGAGATATTACAGAATACCCATTAAAGAAAGGAGATAAGCCACATGGATCTATAGTTATATGGGAATATCCTGTAAAAGATCCACCGTTTGGATTATATATCGGAGGATGTGACCCATACGACCACGATGATTCATTTACGAATTCATTGGGATCGGTATTTATATTTAAACGTGTAAAAGCAGGAGAAGCTTGGACAGACGTAATAGTAGCTGAATATTCAGGAAGACCTGATACAGCAGAAGAATATTACGAGAATGTAAGAAAACTTCTAGTGTTTTATAATGCTAGATTGTTATTTGAGAATGAACGTAAAGGTATATATCCTTACTTCACAAATAAACACTGTGACTACTTACTCGCAGATTAGCCCGACAAGATTATATCAGAAGTCTTTAAGGACAGTAAAGTACAAAGACGTAAAGGATGTCATATGACAAAAGCTATTAGAGCTTATGGAGAAGGTTTAATATTAGAATGGTTACTTGAAGAATATGAACCAGGACATCCCAATGTAGAGAGAATATACAGTGAGCCTTTAATTGAAGAACTCATAGAAAATGATGGTGTTAAAAACGTGGATAGAGTCATAGCACTATGTATGGTTATGATATATAGAGAAGAGTTATATCAAATAAAGGTTAGTAAATCACAAGAATAGAATAAATAGGTTGAACTTTTTGATATGCCGTTATTTAGCCAATAGTGGTTTCAAGATAACAGTGTACAAGATGACATACCGCTATTTAGTTTTTAACAATGGTAAGAGTAGAAGATAATTTATATAATGCTACATTCCCACAACAGAAATTACCTCTATCAAAGAAGAATGAAGATTGGCAACACGGTTGTGTAAACTACATTATTGGAGAAGGTAATGTAGTATCTGGCGGAATGCATAAAACACAGTTTGGAGAGCTACAAACCTATTATAACCTATATAATAGTATTTTTGACGAGAAAGACTTTAAACGAATAACGAACCCATTTAAAGTTGATGATGGATTTCCGGCTACTCCTCAAGATTTTAATATAATACGTCCTAAGATAGATTTATTAATAGGAGAAGAAACAAAAAGACCTATGAATTTTAGAGTAGTTAGAACGTCTTAGGAAGCTGCTTCAGATCTGATGGAAAAAGAAAAAGAATTATTGTCGCAATACATGATGGCAGCAATAACTTCTAAGTTAGGTCCAGAAGAACAGTAGAAATTTCAGCAGTAGTTATAGAGTGGAGAAATAATGCCTCCAGAAGCTATTGCTAAATATATGGACAGTTCGTATAAAGATATTGTTGAAAATACAGCATATCATACTTTGACGTATTTAAGAGAAAAATTAAATATAGACAATGAATTCATAAAAGGTTGGAAGGATGCTTTAATATCTGGAAATGAAATATATTATGTAGGTGTTCAAAATGGAGAACCTTATATGGAAAGAGTAAATCCTTTGTTTTTTTCATACGATAAAAGTCCAGATCTTGAATTCATAGAAGATGGTTCGTGGTGTTGCCGTAAAATGAGACTTCCAGTAACAGAAGTTTATGATAGATATTACGATAAACTTACTGAAAAAGATTTAAACAAATTGAATGAAATGATGACAGGAAAGCCTATGAATGATGTTGGTGAAAAAGATCCTGTTGATAATTTTAGTGGGATAAAATTACATATATATGATAATCCTGTTTATGATCAAAAAAACAGATATTGTATTAATGTATGGCATTGTTGCTGGAAATCTTTTAAGAAAATATATTATGTTACTGTTTTAGATGAAACAGGAACTCCTCAGACATAGATAGTAGATGAAACATATAAGAAAGTTGGAAACGAAGTGTCTGTAGAACAAGATTGGGTAGTAGAAGTATGGGAAGGATATAGAGCAGGAAGTGATTTATATTTTGGAATACAACCACTTGAATATCAACATGTAAGTATAGATAATCCAAATAGCCAAAAATTACCGTACTGTGGATGTGTTTATAGTAATACTAATAGTAAACCGAGATCACTTGTTAGTATATTAAAGCCTTTACAATATATGTATATTGTATTATGGTATAGACTTGAATTAGCAATAGCTCGTGATAAAGGTAAGGTTATAAACATGGATATCACACAGATACCTAAGTCTATGAATATTACACCAGATAGGTGGATGCATTATCTTTCTAGTGTAGGTGTTAACTTTATAAACCCGTATGATGAATCTTGGAACGTACCTGGACGAGAAGGAGGTAAGCCAGCACAATTCAATCAAATTACTGCATTAGATTTAACAATGTCGAATGTGATTGCAGAGTATATACAATTGATGGATAAAATAGAACAATTGGCTGGAACTATTTCAGGTATTACAGAACAACGTCAAGGAGCAATTAGTTCATCAGAATTAGTTGGAAATGTTGAAAGATCTGTTGTACAATCTTCACATATAACAGAGCCGTTATTTTGGGCACACGCTCAGTGTAAACGACATGTACTTAATATGTTGTTAAACACTGCAAAAGGTGCTTGGTAGCAAAGCGGAAAAAAGAGGTTATCATACGTATTTGATAATGGAGAACGTGCATTCTTAGATATAGCTTAGGATTTCTATTATGAAGATATGGATGTATTTGTAAGTGATACTTCTAAAGATCTTGAGAATATACAGAAACTTCAATAGCTTATATAGCCAGCTATGCAGAATGGTGCAAGTCTTCTTGAAGCTGCAGAAATACTCACAAACGATAACTTTAATATAATTAAACAGAAACTTGCAGCTATGCAGAAGAGACAGGAAGATCTTCAGCAGCAACAGCAAGAAGCAGAACAGGCTGCACAGCAGCAACTTCAGCAGATGCAGAATGAAGCTAAACAACAAGAGCTCATGTTACAGGAAGCACAAATGGATCTTGATAGATATAAGATAGATCAAGATAATGCTACCAAAATTACAGTAGCTGAAATATCTGCATATCGTGGTACTGAAGAAAAGGATGCTGATAATAACGGTATACCTGATCCAATCGAAATAGCCAAAGATGCTACTGCACAAATGAAGGTGCGTGAAGATGCTTATTCTAAGCGTTATGAATCTAAACAAAAGAAAGAGATAGAAGACGCTAAAATACAACTTGAGAGAGATAAAATGAAACATGAATCACAACTTCAAGAACAGAAAGATAAAGCGGCTATGGAAAGAGAATAGCTTAAAGCTAAAACTGCATTGAAGAATAAAACGGTTGGAGAGCATTAATTATGAAAGACATTAAAGATTTTCAAGAACGATATAACCGTTGGAAGAATGGTGAACGATATTGGGATATAAGGGGTATTGATTTACCTAAGTATGATACTGGAAAGAAGAATACAAATAATCAAGAATATGTATTTCAACGTCCAGATGGTACATATTATAGTTCTCCTACAAACGATGGTGCTTTTACTGAAGATGTAACTCCAGTATTAAAACGTAATTTATCTAATGCAGCTACTTGGGATTTTGTAGGTTCTAATACTAATAAAAGATACACTACTTAGTATACTGATGATGAACTTAGACAAATGGCATAGGATTAGTTTTAGAATTCTGAAATGATCCCTTGGGTTGATCGTGCTGGTAATAAACATAGAGATTTTAATGTAAAAGGTATTATACCAGTATCTATTCCTGGAGAGGCTGCCGATTTTGCATTTTAGACATTGTTTAATCCTTATCAAAAATACAGATTGCCTAATGATGGCGATGGATTTGTTAATTTTTTAAATGCGGCACCATTTATTAAATAGATACCAAAATTAACATATAATTTTATTGACAAACTTCCAATATTAGGAAAACAATTAATGGAGTATAAACCAAATACACTTAATAGATTAATAGGTTTGAATAATTCAGGATATGGTGATTTATTAACTAGTGGAATTGTTCGTGGAAATATGCATCCGAACGGCATTTTTACAACTAGATAGTTACATAAATATACTGAAAAATTAGCAGATAAACTTTCCGAATCAGATTTGCGTGCATTTTCATCACAATTCTTTGAAAGTGAACAACAATTTAATAGAATAAATGATGCATTAAAAAGTCTAATTAAACCCAGTAAAAGTATAATTTAGCAAAAAAACGTATCATTAGGAACATGGAAGGATTATGTTGATCGAACGAATAATATAAATCCTATATAGTTTTATAATGTTTTTTCTAAAAATGTTAGTAAAAATAAATGGTTAAGAAATTGGATGGAGTATGCTTCGAGAAATGTTGATCCAAAAACAACATCTATTTTAGATATAGAATGGCCTAATTTACCAACGTTTGCGACAGAAAAACAAGAGGTATTAAATTTACTAAAACAAAATGTTAGAAAAGGCTCATATGTAGGTGATTATGGAGTATAGATAAACAATGCGAATAAGTATGCTGTGCCGTTTACTGATGGAGGGCATTATGAAATACATCCAACAACAAAATATCCGATAGAATTAAGTAATCCTGATTTATCGGTATATGCCATGAGACGAGGCCTTTTATCAGGAAAACCATACATGGTGAAATTATCCAAAAAACAAATACAACAAGATCTTGATAGAATTAAAATCGGACTAAATCCTAAAAATCATGTTAGTAAAAAATCATTATTTTTAGGCCCCGTTCAAGATTAGAATATTTCATTTATTCCAATGACATAGATAATTAAAACAACTGAGTATGAAAAAGAAAAATAATTTTTACTCTTGGATGGATAAGATTGCTGATAAGAAGGCACAAGATTGGACAAAAGTTCCCATGAAACCTTTAGATCCAACATTAGTTGAAATGTAGATGTTAAATGATCCTCAATATAATTATGAGACGTTTTATAATCTAGAACCATTCATGGCTGAACGTATGTTACAAGCCGATCCATATGCACATTTTAGTGATATAGGTAAAACCATGTATCATCCTACTTTTTCAGATGAATCTGCTTTTAGTGGTTATGTTAACGATTTTAATCCGTTAGGTATAACAGGAGGACATTGGAATGAAACATTTACTGAATACACACCTAGTATGTCTTAGTTAGCTAATTATTGGAATTATAATGTAACTAGAGATTATTTAGATAATGCAGAAGATCATCCAGTAAAGATAAATATACCTAAATATGGCGGAGGAAAAATTGGAAGTTTTGTACATAGAATGGGTCCACTTATTTATCAAGGATTGGTAGCAAGAGGTGTTAAAAACATAGATGCTGCATATGCCAACCTAATGCGATAGATCGGTCATGAATCTGGATATGGAACATCTGGTATTTCTAGACAACATAACTATGGAGGTATAAAAATGCCTGGAAGTAATAATTATAGAAAATTTAATTCAGATAGAGATTTTGCAGATTATTACTTAAATTTAATGACAAGTAGATATCGTAATGCAATAGACGCAAAAGATCTAAACGGTTTTGTAAATGCGTTGGGTTCCAGAGGTTATTTTAGAGGACAAACTGCTGCACAATACTTAGGTAAATTAAATACATTGAAATCTTTAGATAGAGCAGTAGCACAAGATTTCGCCAATAGACGTGATTTCTATAACTAGACGATGGGAATACAACCAAATCCTGAAACAAATGAACCGGAGTTTGTACAACCTGTTCTTAAACAACAACAACCTATAGAAGTACCATATTTAGATCCGTAGAAATTAGGAACTCTAACATTTCCAGTAAATCAACCTATGATGAATATGCATACAGTTTTACCACAACTTAAACCTATGTCATATCCAAATTTTGAACCAAACGAATCTTTTGATCACGGTAAATCAGGCATACATATAAATCCTGCGAATCGTGGAAAATTTAATGCTACAAAGAAAAGGACAGGTAAAACTACTAAAGAATTAACACATTCAAAGAACCCACTTACTAGAAAACGTGCCATATTTGCATTAAATGCAAGTAAGTGGAATAAGAAATAATACGCTGAATGAACAGCGAATAAAATAAGTTAAACGAATTATTATAATAATTTATGACAAAAGATACTACAAATCCAACTGCATTTGATAGTTTGTTAAGTGATGTATACGGCAATCCGGAAGGAGCTGCCGCAGTATCTAACATGGATGCACAGAACGAATTTACAGATCCAGTTGTGGATAATACGAAACCAACAGATGAACCTGTTGAGGAACCAAAAGCGGATGATACTAAGCCGTCTAATAATGACGATGATAGTTAGATTCCACAAGATGTTTTAGATAGAATGAACAACAACTCAAACGATAAACCGACTGAGAACAATTCTGATGATACTAATGATAATACTAATACAGATCCATCAGAAGATCAGCTTATTGAAGCTCAATAGGTTGGTGCACTCTTCGACGCAATTGGTCAATCGTTTGGGTGGAATATGGATGATATAGATGAAAAAGATCGTCCTTTGACTGTTGAAAATCTTACAGATTATATGAGAGATGTCGTGAGACAGAATTCAAAACCTGTATATGCAGATGAGCGTATAGAGAAGCTTGATGAATATGTAAAAAACGGCGGACGATTTGAAGATTTTTATAGTAAGCAGCAGGAGTAGATTTCATATGATAATATTGATATGGAAGATGAGGCTAATCAAAAAGCAATAGTAAGTGAACTTCTTAAATATAGTGGATATACAGATGAATAGATTAAAAATAAAATATCCAGATATGAAGATGCTGATATGCTTGAAGAGGAGTCTGAAGATGCTCTCGAGAGACTTAAACAGATAAGACAGAAACAGATTGAATATAGCGAGCAGCAACAGGCTGAATATATAAAACAGCAAGAGGAGCAGTCTCGCAAATTTTACATGGATTGCACATCAGAAATTAATTCTCTTACAAACATTAGAGGTGTATAGATACCGAAAGAAGACCGTGCAAAACTGATTGATTATATCTTCAACGTAGATCAAGACGGAATATCAAAGTTTCAGAAAGATTATAACAATCAGGATAAGTTTATAACCAATCTTATAACTACTGCTTATATGACGATGAAAGGCGATTCTTTTATATCTACAGCCAAAAAAGATGGCGAATCATCTGCAACAGAAAAACTTAGAAAAATATTAAGGCATTCAAGTAGAAATCATTCTACATATAATGCTGATGAAAAACCAAAATCAGTCATAGATCTTGCGTCGAGATTCTTTTGACAATCAAGTTAAATACAATAAAATAATATGAATAACAATTTGCTTAATAGTCTCCAGTTGTATCGCGGTAAGCGTTTTAGCGACCTGGTAGATGAAAATATGATTTCTAACGCTTTGCTGACAAATCCTCATCAGGTATCAGGTCTCCTTTCACTTGTATTTGGTACAAAGGACGATGGTGTATCTACAGCACTTGATCTTATTACTGGAGGTCTCGGCAAGACAATGATTATTGAAAACCGCGAGTATGAGTGGTCTGTAATGGTTGACGCTGACCATGCAGTAAATATTATGTGGGCCAAGTGTAATGGCGCTACTGTAACTGCAGATGCTGCAGCTGGTCTTAATGGTGAGCCTATTTATATCGCTCTTGAGGAGCGTTGGTTCGGCACCGGTGCAATTCTTGCATTTGATGATATTAATTTCCAGGTACGTGTAAGTGGTACTCCGTATCAGGATGGCAACGCTTGGGTATATGAGTGTTATGTAGCAGAAGGTTTTGCTGGCTCTTATATTCCTGGTATTTATCTCCAGCCTGGTCGTCAGGTAGATCGTATTGGTTCTGCTTATGAGGAGTACAGTGATGAGGCAGATATCATCAACTATCAGACTCCATTTAAGATGCGTAATAGCTTGATGACTATGCGTCTTACTTACGATATCACCGGTGATGCTTACTCTACAGTATTGGCTATTGCTTTGACTGATCCTGAGACAGGTAAGAAGTCTTATTTGTGGTCTGACTATCAGTATTGGAAGGCTCTTCGTGAGTGGAAGAAGAGAGAGGAGAAGCAGTTGCTGTTCGCTCACTCTAACCGTAACGCAGATGGTACTTACAATTTGAAGGGTACCAATGGTCGTTTCGTTCCAATCTCTGCAGGTTTGTTTGAGCAGATTGCCCCAGCTAACGTACGTTACTATACTAAGCTAACTACAGAGTTGTTCGAGGATTACTTGTTCGATCTCTGCTACAACATCATTGGTACTAACGAGCGTAAGTTCGTTGCTTTGACCGGCGAGATGGGTATCCGTGAGTTCGACCGTATCTTGAAGGAGAAGGCAGCTAGCTTCAATATGATTGATACACACTTCATTACAGGTTCTGGTCAGGATTTGAAGTTGGGTGGTCAGTTTACAACTTACACTATGACTAATGGTATTGAGTTGACAGTTAAGCGTTGTGCTATGTTTGATAACATGGAAATGTTCCGTCAGCTTCACCCATTGACAGGTAAACCATTGATGTCTTACACATTCTTATTCGTTGACCTTGGTCGTCGTGATGGTCAGGCTAACATCGTTAAGGTATGTCGTAAGGGTCGTGAGTTCGTGCAGTGGTGTACTGGTGGTTCTGTATTGCCAAATGGTTATGCAAACAACATTAACACTATGCGTTCTAACAGCCGTGATGGTTACCAGGTACACTTCCTCGGTGAAGAGGGTATCATGTTGAGAAACCCATTGTCATGCGGTATCTTGTATTGTGATGCTGAAGACCAGGAGACTATTGCAGTCGAGAATAGAGCAACAGAGCTCGCGTAATTAATAAAATAATATACAATGTTCAACCCCACCCAAGATCGGGTGGGAGCTTGGCATTGCAACAACTAATTGAAAAATTATGGTAGTTGAATTAAAGATCAGAAAGAAAAATCCCTGGGCTGGATTGTTGAAGTATAAACATTGTTTTGATTATATTGCACCTTACTTTACCAGATCTGGGTCGATATACACAGGTTTAACACCTGAGGACGAAAAGAAATTTGAAAAGGAGCTTGGCTATCCAGAAGGCCATCTTGCTAAAAATTCTCCATTCTGGAATACATTCTGTGTTAAGGTTGGCTCTAAGAGCACAATCCTCGATGACTCATTCCCACGACAGGCTATGATTATTAAGTTCCTTGAGGGACATAAGAGGGTAGCTACATCACTTGATAAGCTCAATGCTGGTAAGGATTACCTGCTTATTAATAGACAGGCTGAAGCTATTGAGAAGAATAAGATTAATAAGCTTCGTAGAGACGCTATTATTGCTTTTGGCAAGCTTTCTCTTGAAGAGATGCGCAAGTGCCTTAGACTGTTCGGTGTTAGTGCTGATACAATGTCTAATGAGCTTGTAGAATCTACATTGTTCTCATTGGTTGATAAACAGCCATAGAACTTCTTTACAAAGTGGGTTAATAACAAGACAAAGGAAACAGAGTTCTTGATCGAGAGTGCTATTGCCAAAGGTATTATCCGTAAGGATAGAACACAGTATTACTATGGTTCTGAGATGCTTGCAGACTCATTGTAGGATTGTATTGCATACTTGGACGCAAAGAAGAATCAAGACTTAAAGATCTCGATTATTAATCAGGTCGAAAATAAATAATTAAACTAACGACGTATGACGCATAGTGATATTTATACTAAGTTTATGATTGAATATGACAAGGCAAATATAACTTCGTCATATCCGTCGCTAACTAAATATGAGGTTGCTACAATACTTGATAAAGCCTACTTAGCTCTTATAGCTCAAAAATATACAGGAAACAATCCTAGAAGGTCAGCGTTTGAATCAGATATGAAAGCAATCGAAGATTTATAGCCATTGATTAACAAATTAACTGCCGTTGGTAGTTTATCTGGCGATAATAGCTATACATTCGCTACGCACACTATAGATAATCTTGTTTTATACATAATTGATGGACAGATTGAAATCAAAGAAAGTATTAGTTCTCACGATAACAAGAACCATCAATATGAAAATATAGTATTCGTATCGCATGATGTCGCTAAAAAATTTAAGGTTACAAAAACAAATCTACCTTGGATTGAGTAGCCTGTAGGATGCATAGAGAACAACAATGTTGTGGTGTATGTAGATCCAATGGATGTGCAATATAATGGAGCCCAGTCAACAGCTGAATTCACATATATTAAACGCCCTGCAAAATTTGCTATTGGACCAGGATTGTCAATAAACGACTATGATTTCGGATAGACTAAATTTGAATTATCTGATAGCATGGCGGAAGAATTAATTAATTTGGCGATTATTATGTCTACCGAGATTGTAGAATCTAGTAGACTTACTACTAAAGCTAATACTAGACCACTTGAATCATGACAAGAGAAGAAACAAGAAAACTTGGTATTGAGTTTGAGCGCAGACTAATTGAAGTATATCCTTAGTTTGCGACAGAAGAAAAACTTAGCACCGATGCAATATATTCATTCTTAAGCGAGTTCTAGACACAGTATGTAAAAGTATTGTATTCTAATGAAGACGATTTTCAACGTGGTACTAGACGAGCTAAAAGAATAAGCGATGTTAGTAGATCTTTAATTAGGCGAGTTAATATAAAAACATCAAATGATGATGGATTATATAAACTGCCAGAAGATTACGCAATGTACGTAAGATCAGAAAGCATCGTTACAAAAAATTATAAAAGTGATAAGGTTTTAGAAGATGGTGTAATTACACCAAATATACTTATTAAGCAAGAAGATGTAGACAACGTAATCAATGCGTACTACAACTATAATGGGATCATAAAAAATCCATTAGTTATATTTGAAAGTACTAATTATACAAGTAATTAGTTTAAGGTTATATCTGACGTATATACATAGATAGAGAGTGTAGATCTTACATACTATTGCCAGCCTAATGCATTCAATGTATTAAAGTTTGATGACAACGATTAGTCTGCTGGAGCTGTACATAGTTATTGTTCGCTTCCGTATTCATGTTTTGAAGAACTCGTGTCAGGTGCTGTAGACATGTATTTGAACCAGTATAAACTAAAACTTGCTTAGGGTAATTCTAAATAGAAATCACAACCAAAATAGTAGGAGGCTGAGTAATGAGGAATATAGATATTTTAGTAGGGCTAGAAAGAGAGATAAATAAATTTGATAGCCAGCTAGACAAACCATCTACTGACGAATCTTTATTCTGGCTCAATTAGGCTGTTGGTAAGTTTATTAAGCTTAGATTTAATAGCGATCTTGTTCACGGAACTTCATACGAACAAAATGAAAAGCGTAGAGAAGATCTTATTAAACTATACGAACAGAAGACTTACACATCAACAAATATGACTATAGATGAAAGTCAGCCGTCATATACATCTTACACAATAACATATCCAGAAGACTTCATGTTCTCACTCAATGAGGACGTCGTGATAAGCGATCTTGATGGAGAAAATAAAATCAATACATGCATGTTTGAGTGTACGTAGGATAGTTTTATGTACAGAGTTAACAACAGTCTTACAGATTTCCATTACAGGTTTCATAGAGCTAGACCTCTACGTGTAAGAAACTCTAATGGATGCATGTTGCTTACAGACAAGCAATATAAGATTAGTGAATATTCTTTAGGTTATCTCAGAAAGCCTACAGAAATAACACTCGATAATCCTTATGATGAATATGAGGATTTCGAGGATATTATTATGCCCGAGATTATAAAGATTGCTGCTCAAATGTATTTAGAAAACAAGAAAGACGAGCGCTATAAAACTATAACTCAAGAGGTAAATACACAAGAATAATAATTTTAACGTGGAAAGCCCAGCTAGTTAGGTCTAGCATTAACATTATAGGGTGAGTAGAAAAAATTAATTTTAATATGATTACATATGTAAATACAGTCCTTGTTTCTAACAAGAACGGAAAGACTCTTGCTACAGCTGAGGATTTGGCTGGCAAGGAAACAAAAGCAGAACTTAAGCCATTGGTTGGTAAGTTTGTATTCATGAACTGCGATCCATCAGCACAGGATGGTACAGCTATTACAGATGTTTATGCTTACGATGAAAACGCAGATCGTTTTAAGATTGGTGTTATTACATCTGATAGTTTTCAGAAGGTTGGTAAGGACGGCACTGTTAAGTTTGTCCCAGTTATCAAGTGGTCTAATATCATCAACGTTGCGGATATCAAGTCTGTAACAAAGCTTGACTATAAGGACGATGCTGAAGACCAGATTACAATAGACTTTACAAATGTACCAGCAGAAACACTTAAGGTTCTTGCTCAGGGCGGTTGTCCTGTTGTACTTCGTCTTACATTTAAGGATATGCCAATGCGCTATCGTAAATGGACAGAGTCTTATAGCTACGTTACAGAAGTTGGCGATGGCGTTGAGCAGATTATCGCTGGTTTGATTAAGGATATTATCCGTGCTCCAAAGCGTCAGAGAGTATACGCTAAGTCTGATGAGAAGAAGCTTATTCTCACAGCAATGAAGTATGATGACGATGAGTCTAATAGAACAGAGAACGTATACATGAAGGGTCGTTTCGATGCAAATATGTATTGGATGAATCCAGCTGCTCCAGGTTGGGCATCTAACAACAAGTATGATCTTGGTGCAGTTTTCTCAAAGAAGGAAGGTACAACATACCCTGCTTCAGCTAAGCTTGTTCGTGATCGCGAACGTGCATCATTTGACTACCAGGGTGTTCTGCATCGTAGCTGCTGGTACGATCCTCAGCCAGCTATGGTTACAAATATCGACAATAAGTACGACGGTATTACAATCGAGTTTGAGAACCAGTATAGAACAGCTGATGATTTGTGGCGCAGAACAAAGCAGACAGTTGAGATTTACGCTTCTAACGATGGCGCTAATTTCGAAACAGGTGCTGTAGAAATTGCTGGCGGTCTTGTAGAGAAGCTTCAGAATATGATCCAGGCTCGTCAGAATATTGCAAATCCTATTAGTAATGCAAACGCATACGACGAAACGAAATTTTAATATTTAGCCGGGGTGGGGTAATAAGCCCTATCTCGGCTTTTTGTTTTTAAATACATATCAATATGCAAAAAATCAGAATTGGAAATGATATTAGAATAAATATATCACTTGTTGATAAAACAGAATATAGCGCATCTAATATCAAGAATATAAAATGTTATTTGGTTAATAAAACATTAACCGAGAGCATGAATAAAAAATGCTGCAATAGTTAGTATTTGCTAAATTGGTGTGGATGTCCTACGTATCACGTATTGCCTCATTGTAGAAACAAATTCTACTACAACGGAAGAGATTTTGACTGCAAGTGCGAAATGGATAAATATAGACCTTTGGACAAAACAAAATATCTCATGGAGTCTGAATTAGACGCAAACAATAATGTTATAAACGCATACTTTCCATCAAAAGATTAGATATGCGGAGTATATCAATTAATTGTTGTCGTAGAAACATTTGTTCCTGGTTGGGGAAAAAGACAGCTTAAAACTAATACGATAGACTATGGAGAGATATTTGAAATCGTTGATAAAGGTACAGAGCAGACTGGTGGTATAACAATAACAACTGGAGTTGATCCTTTGATTAATTCTGGATTTATTGGATATTTAGCAGTAAGACCATTCGCCGAAGACGAAGAAAGTGATCAAGATAAAGGATTCGATAGGTCTGACGATGGATACGAAAACCCATCACAGGAAACATATGATAAGGTAGGAATACAGAATGTAGACCCTAATTTGCTTCTCGAAGTTCATGATTTATCAAGATTTTCAACTATAGTAAATTATGTAGATGGTCAATATTTGTGGGTAATGTCTAAAAAGCCTATTAAAAACCTTATTGATGGAAGTATGAATAATATACCATTTACTACTGTTTAGTATAATGCTGAAACAGGATATTATTATTATGCAGGTTCTAACCCAGTACTTAAAAACACTATGTCTGGAGGAGTTTCTGTAAAGGCAATATTCTAAAATGACTAATTATGGCAGATATTAAAAACTCGTATATAAGACCAAAGAAAGAGGATACTATCGTATACGGAAGGATCGTTAGTGCGTCTACAGAAGGCGTTGTGGCAGATGCTGGACAAATATACGATGAACAGCTCAAAATTGGTCAGCACGAATTAAATAAGCGAATTATAAAGAGCGGCATTGGATCATTTGCCGGAATACCTACATATACAAAAGAAATCATAGATGGCGTAGATCCTAGTGACATCCCTGATAAATACATACTTATAGCTGATAAGGAAAGTGACCTAAAAACAAAACCTTCTAGAGAAGTTGAGGTAAATGGTACGTATGTCGACATTTTGTTTTCTGCCATAAGAGCCTTATAGAGCGAAGTGGCAAAAATAAGGAATACGTTTAGATATGGACTCAATTCATATACGGATGAAAATACGTTAATGTCATCTGTTCTAGACGGCATTTCTGATCCAGACGATGAACCATTGTGGGCGGTTGATAAAGAAGATTTGTCATCTGTCACAAGTCTTACAATAGGTTAGGGTTGCGAGCTTACACCAGAATCAAACTTAGGCTATGATGAAGAAGGTATAGTAAAGGTTACTGGAGAAGCTACATGGAATGACGATTAGACTGTAAAATAGATTACAGATCCTAAGATTTTTATGTATTTTACTGTAACTAATCCAGATGTAACTATACATTTAACAAACGGAGAAAACTAGACTCGTTTTAATATAAATTCAATAGAGCTACCAAAAGCTGACGCATACAATATAATGGTTTGCATTAGTAGAATGGTAGAAGATGCTGGTAGTAGATATATATACATTAGTATCGGTGATGCTATCCATGACAAGGTATACAAATAGGGTTATTATTATGATGATAAGCTAAACAATATACGAAACGATATCGGGTATTCATATTATCCAGACTGGGTTACGTTTAAAGATACAAACGTTTCTATGTTTGATATATGCTCTAAGTTCCAGGATTTTTCTAACCAGGTTATTCCTAGCGCACCATCGGAGTAGGATTACAAATATAAAGTATCACATATAACAATTCGTTCTGTAAAATCAGAAGATGTACTTTAGAAGATAAAGGACCAAATTCAGAATAACGAATTAACCTTTGTTGAAAGTACAAAGAATTTATGGATTAAAAATAATAATAAACTAGTTAAAATTGCTGCTGGTGGCGGTACAACACCAGATGACGGTATGACAGAAAGTGAAGTATTAGATTTGCTTAAGAAGCAAGGTATTATTCGCGAGGATGGTGAAAACCTACGAATAACAGACCTTTCAGATATTACATTTATTCACCAAGACACTGGCAAGAAGTACAAGTTCTTTATCAATGAGTCTGGAGATCTTATTAATCAAGAAATTCCTAATGACGAAGATCTGCTTTCTAATAGAGTAATCGCTAGTGGTGTTGACTTGGATAGCTGGAGTGCTAGAGGATTTATCGGCAGACTTAGATTGGCCGAATATAATAAAGCAAATCCATCTAACAGATTATCTGAAACACAAAATATTGGATTATATTCTGACAGAATAAAAATTGGTGCATTCTACGCACCGTTGGATACAGATATCGTACACGGTTGTACGAGAGCATTTATTGAGCTTGAGAACACATCTGATAGTGACTTTTGCTTACAGGGGTGCTATTTGCATTATACTAGACCAACAGACGATAAGCAAGCTGTATATCATTTACCGCTTACTGGTACGATAAAAGCAGGCGGCACATATGTTATTGCAGGAGCTTATTATGGTAACAAGAAAGATGAAAATGCTTATATTAAGGTAGATTCGTACGATCAAGAGTGGTATGAAGATGGTAAGTTGATCGATTTTACAATCGATACAAGTTCTAGTCTTGGAAATGGTTTTGCTTTGACTTATGGTAATCCGACTCTTACTCCTACAACATATTTGTGGAAAGCTAACGATAGCACTGTAACTATATTTAATGACACTAAGACTTACCCTAACTTATACGATCCATCATTCATTGATGCAATCTATTTCTTTACAGGTGTTATAGACTCTTCAAAGACTGGATATTGGGCAAAGCTTGTGCTTGGTATTACGTCGAATACAATGTATAAAAACACATTTGAGCTTGACCCTGCACAGCAGGCTTATTAGTCAGCAAACGTTAAAGACAGTTCTAGAGCAAGATGGGCTAGTACAGCAGATATTTGGATTGTGGATCTTAGTTCACCAATGATTAGTTTCCCGCATTCTAAAGAATAGTATAGTGTGGCTAACTTTACTCCAAAGGCGTCTTATTTAAATAAGAATGTATGCACAGATAAGTCTAAGCTTGATGTAACTAAACCAAATATGGTTACATGTTCGTTTGGTGTAGACATGCACAAGGATAGAGCGTTTAACTGGATCTCTGTAGGATATCATGATGAGTATATCTGGATTAGACAGAAAGGCTAGACAGATTGGACATCTCGATTCGAATCTTACAAATAGGTAGAAAACGCTGCTACATAGGCTACATCTTATCCTAGAAGAAAAGAGTACTCTAAAGATGTTAATAACGTTATCTATAGTAGAATCGTAAGTAGATTCCCAGCAGATGGTACACAGTATACATCCCATAAATGTGTAATTAATGTTGTTAGCTCTGCGGTTACAGGCGGCCCTTAGGTTTGGGAGTATGTTGTTGGTAGACCGGATGCTAATGGTAATCCTGGTTCATATGTATCAGATGTACAGACATTTACATTATATCCAGAAACCTATAAGCCAGTTATTTATCAAACAACAGATTAGCAGGGATTTGATTGGTTGTAGTACCAAGTTTGGGCTGCAGCAGCAAACAAGCTGAACGAAAAGATTGCCGAAGACCAAAAGAGTAGCAATATTATCCCTGTTGTTATGAATACTGGAGATATGACGCAGAACGGAACAAGAATCAATGAGTGGTTTGATTACTACAACGCTGGCCATGTTTTGTTCAATAAGTTTGAGTAGATGAATGTTGTCGGTAACAACGACCTCTGCGGCACAAATGTGACAGATCTTGGAACTGGTGACGACCTTGGTAAATCAAACTCTTTCTACTTCCATGTATTCTACTGCTATGATATAGATGAGTCTACATTCGTACCAATTGTTAATGGTAAATATATACCATCTCTGTATTATTTCGAATCAAAGAACTACAGATTCGTTATGATTAATAGTGAAATCACAACGATTAATTGTAACCAGTGGTTTAATCTTAAAGACGGAGAAGACACCGTTAATATTTATACCGGTTACACTATTGGCACAAACCAGAAATATGTTAGCAGTTTTACATCTATCTATACAATGGTTTACAACATGCTTAACACTAGCAAAAAGTGTATAGCTGCTTGTCATGAAATGCCGTTCACTGTTATTACCAATAGCAGTATCGCAACTGGACAGGAACGGTATCCTAGATCACTTGGACCTAATGGAGCCGCATTAATCGGTAGTCATTGCAATTAGATTGATGAAACTGAAACTGGTGCTGGTACATATTGGCTTAGTAGACTCCTTGAGTATAAAGGGGTAAAGCTTATGATCGGTGGTCATAAACACACATATGCTTGTACGTACCCTGTTAGAGAGTATTTCTTCTTTGGACAGAACAAAAACAGCAAAGACAATTTTGCAGAGTATTCAATGAGCAATACATTGTAGAACGATAATGTTAGATTTGTTGTAGATGGTAAAGATTATACGAAGTTCCCTTTAACAAAACGAGGTGATGTAGGATAGGCTCCTACTGGCTTCTTCCCATATACAAGCGTACCTAATCTTGAAGGCGGTATTACTTATTTTATGTGTTAGGCTACAGGATTTAAACTTACATCAAATAAAGAGCTTCCTTCTGCAAACTAGAAGTTCTCTATAGCTATACCAGAAACAACAGTTAAAAACGGAAAAGACGTAGCAAACGCTAACTAGAAATATCCAATGTTTGGTATAATAAGACTCTAGGATTCTGATTACAATGTTGAGCTTGTTAGAATAGCTAACATTCTTACATCTACAGCTAAATTTACACAGTACGATTACTCTACATCTCCTATGAAGTTACAGTACTTTAAGCAGGTTTCTGATAACAACTACGGAGAGTGGGTTGATACAGAAACAATAATGCTTACAGTATGAGATTAAATAACAATTCTAAGATTGTTAGTGATGACGATATAATAATGTCGGATGGCTCTTCAACGCTGTCCGACAAATTATCGTCTATAACTAATGATGTAAATTCGCTTAAGACAAATGTTAAGTGGATTTATAAATATGGCGGAGTCGGTTCTGGCTCCGGTTCAGGAGGCGGAGGTGGCGATAAACCGTTTAGTGTGTTTGCGTCGCTTAATGGCGTCTAGATCAAGGATAACAATATTGTCCTTAATGGAATAGGTACATATCCACTTCTTATTATAATAAACAACCCAAATGGTGGCAAGTTTAATGTAACATACTCGTACACAACAAAAACTGCTAGCGGAGGAGAAACTACTCAGACAAGAACTTAGATTTTATCTATCGAAAACGCGTTTAGATTTTAGACTAATATTAATCTTAATACAAACGCTGCGCTTACTATTACTGTAACAGATGGTAATGACACATAGCAGGTATCATGTTAGTATATTGTTACACCATATTCGTTTGATGTATCACTTGTTGATGATAATGGAAAGAAATATTTAACAGATAGTAATACATATGAGATCTTTATAGAAACAGCAAGAGATACTGGTCTTAATATAAAGGTTGACTACGTAGTTTCCATTTCTGCAACGATAAGCTACTCAGCTAGGTTTAATGGATAGGACTTAAGTTCTGGCAGTATTGAAGATCAAAAAGGATCGCTTATATTTCCTATAGATAAGAGCAATTTTACAAACGATAAATCTGGACTTTACTCTGCTGTATTTAGTACGCAGGTTATACCAGATGGTTAGGAAATGATCTCCAATGATCAAATTATAAATATATCTCTTATACCTAACGAACTATACTGCTTGATATCTCCAGATGTTGGTGTTATATATAATACACAATAGACTGATGGATATTACATTTACAATCCTGGATATATTTAGTTTAACTATAGAATCTATGAAGGCGTAAACAACAACAGAAGTTACAATGTTTTCGTAAAGATTAACGGCGTATCAATGTTCGAAAACGGTCTTACCGTAACAGAGCGTCAAGAGAACTCATTTAAGATTCTTGCTACAAAAGCTGGGGAAAACACAATTGAAATAAATGTTTCTGGGTATAGTGCTAAATATTATTTTTATGTAAAAGAATCTGAGGATCAGCTTGATTGGTTTGAAAACCCGTAGCAGTGGAGCTAGTATTATTACAGAATAAATACTTGTACGGATAACTTTAAGTAGTATCTGGCTAATACAAGTATATCTTAGACAGTTAATTCTAATGCTATCAGAATAACAGGTATTGAGCCTCCATAGGTTAGTGGTACAGGAAATATTTGTACACATATAGCTATCGGTTTACAGTTTAATCATATAAACTCTGATAACGCTACTATTATAAGTTTATACAACGAAGGAGATTCTCCAATTATGACTATAGGGTAGCAGACAACAACTAGAGGTAGCTCATTCGTAGATTGCTATGTGCAGAAACAAAATGATGCGAATAAAGGTGATCTTACAAAATATCACCTAGTGTAGGTTTTCTCAAATTTTGTAAAAAAGAATGGCAACGACTCATACTATGACACTTCTATATATATTGATGGAAGAATGGAGGCGTCATTCTCTAGTTTGTTCAACGCACCATTGCTTGTAAAACAATTGCAGATAAACCCTGCTAACGTTTACATTAACACGATAGATGTTGATTATCTGCCAGTGTCAGATATTGGGGAGAATGGAGATTACGACGTATATCAATATTATCTTAAATATAGATCTGAGATAATTCGCGAACAAAGCGAAGAGTTTTAGCAAGAACTTATTTTAAAGCAATATTTAAAAAAGTTTAATGTTGGAATAGATGGTCGAATTATTACAGACGGTGCCACAATTAGTGATATTGCTGCAAATACGTCAACTCCGGTTCTTGTTATGACGTGCCAAGATAATGGTACCGGAACTCCAATGATATAGAGGCTCGAGAAAAATTATGGTGAGGACGGAACTGGTGAAGGATCCGATCTTAATTTCCCTGTATCAATTGAATGGAGTCCAGGAAGGTCTGCATTAACAGAAGTTAAGGTACCTGACTCATTTACTAATGCACAGTTTAGGGCATCGTTACAAGGTTCTTCTACAAAATTGTATAGAGTAAAAAACTTTACATTGGCAATAGAAAATACAGACCAATCTGAAACTGCTGATGTTTACTTGTATTCTCCTAATTTTAATCAAGATAACCCTGAGACATTTTTACCAGAAACATAGTTTACATTAAAAGCTGATGTCGTTGATAGCTCTCACTCAAATAATACAACTTGTGGAAAGTTTGTAAACACAGTTTGTGAAAAATTTAGCGACAGTATTAGCGAAGATAGCGTATTTAAGCCGTATATAAAGAACTGCCTTGAGGGATTTCCTATACTTTTGTTTATGCATATTGTTACAGAAGATCCTGATACTGGAAATAAAGATGACGTTTATTACTACTTCGGAGTATATAACTTTAACCTTGGTCGTGAAGCGTATTTCAATCTCGGCTATAAAGATCTTAGAGTATTTGGCGATAAGACTGCATTGACTGGTAGTGGCAAAGACTTTGTGTTTTATAAAATAAACAACGATGATAATACGTTGAGAGAAGGTCTTGGTGTTGCTGAAATTTAGGGCGGTTCTAACTATTTTGACTTCTCACAGTATGATTCTACTATATTATTTTAGCAGAACAAAGAGAACGATAACACATACATGTTTGGAGACCTTGTTCATGGTTCAAACTTTTCTGAAGCAGAACTGTAGGAGTCTATACAAAAGCTCGTAAAATCAGTAACGCTTGGAGGCGGTTATTTATTTGACTATCTAAAGAAGGGAAGAGGCTCTTATGAAGATGGATATTCTGCAGAAGAGCTTGATGAATCTGGAAACAAAACTGGCAAATCATTAAATATGGTTCCGGATTATACTAAATAGTATCAAAGAAGGTCTGCTGGATCAAGTTGGAAATACGTATTGAAGAACACTATTAGTCCTGGAACATAGAATAATTTAAGAGATCTTTGTATACCAGATATGGATAACAACAGGCCGTCAGAATTGAACTTCTAGTCAGTATCGGAGTATTATACAATATGTATGGTTCTTGGTCTTGTTGACAGTGTAATGAAGAACCTTAATATTAAGACGTGGTCTGGCAAGAATTCAGCTGGTACAACTTGGGTTACAGCATTCTATGATATGGATACATGTTTAGGTATCAACAATAGTGGTGGTAAAATTTCTTATTTTGCCTTCTCAGACTATTGGGATGGACAATTAAAGAAAACTCAAGACGGTGTTGATTATCCAGATAATGTAAATATATATAGAGACTTTTCACCATCTACACTTGGGTCAAACGGATTCGATGTTCCTTCATCATATTTATTTGCTGTTGCTAAATATGCTAGATTAATATTTAAGGACGACGAATAGTACACGGTTAACTATCCGCAGGAATTGTATGCAAAATGGAGAAGTAATGTTATAAACAACAAGACTCACGAAGGTATTCTAAAAAATGCTGATTATTTTGTAGATAATTTCTACGCTAATAATCTCGGTTCTATAAATAACCTACTTGTAACATACAACTATAGATCTAAATATCTGGCACTCGATAATTCTGGTACACAATGGAATCCTGTTGATTATCAGAAGTTTAACGGAACCAGAATTAACTATGTAAGAGATTGGTTTAATGGTAGATTGCATATTCTTGACGCGTACTTTAATCTTAATTCAAGTATAGGTGTTCCTATACAATATAGAGATAGTGACGGATAGTGGAAGGACATAAATCTAAGTAGCGATCCAAACGTTGAAAACATCGTATACGATTGTACTTATAATGCCGCAAACTATTCTGTACCTATAAATCAAGATGTAATTATCCTTAGAGACATATTCTCTTCAGGAAGTTCTTCTTCTGGTATTCAGCTTGGTGCAAACGCTAGCTTTAAGATTAAATGTCCTAAATTTTCTCCTTTACAGATTACTAAGGCTAACTCAGTTATTGCAAACTACATAATTGGTGGAGATAATTATCAATAGGTCGACATTAAAACAACCGGTGTACAAGGTGTTAAGGTTGGAGGTTCTTAGCTATGGTCTTATCTTGAAAGTATAAATTGGATAGAAGGAAATGCTTAGACTGGTTTATATATTGGGTCTGATAAACTTGAATCAATAAATGGTTCTTCGAATACATTTGGAAGTTTCTCTTTTGATACACCTAGTGTTAAGGAGATTAATTTAACATCTCCTGGTTACACTGCTACACTAACACTTAATGGGGCTGATAACTATCCAAACCTAAGCTCTATTAATCTTAGTGGATCAAAAATGGGTTTAACCGCGAATGGTTTAAATGTAGTAACTGTTAATGTTAGTAATATTAAAAACCCAGGAGCAAGTATTGTTATAACAAACTGTGCTAATATCACCAGTTTTTCTGTAGATAATAGTTAGCTTTAGACACTTCGGTGGTCATAGATATAGGGACAATACAAGAACTTGTCGTTCAAGAATAAAACGAATATCACAAACTTTAATTTAAGCTGTATTGAGAGTGGAGGTAGTTTTACTCTTTCTGGTGATAATTCTGTTGAGACTATAACATTACAAGGTTTTGAAACAATAAATATAGACAATTGTCCTAAGCTTAGAACTGTTACAATCACAGAGTATAACAACCATTCTAATGTATAGATTTACCCTAAGAGTATATCTGTAACAAATTGTACACATGGTTAGCTTTGTGTCAAAGATAATACTGGAGCCACCATTGATAATACTGTAGACTTGCGTAACTCAACACATCTGTAGTCTGTATGTTTCTAGGGTAGCACTAATATAAAGTACGTCATACTTCCACCAAATGTCACAGCCGCAAATAGATGTTTCTACAATGTTACAGGCCTTTAGACGATTGATGCAACGTCTCTGTATATTGGACCACACACATTCTATAACTGCTTTAATTATAAGGGCTTAAACAAGGGCGGAGGATATACGGGATTAAAAGTAAGTTCTGGTACAACGTCTTTGAATAATGCATTCCAAAGAAGTGGTGTTGATCTTAAGTTTGTAGCAAACTTTTTCAAACAAGCAATTCCGAAAGATAACAACGTTACCAACGTATCGCAAATGTTTATGCAAACAAACGTTAGCTTTAAACAAAGTGACTATAAGAAGTGTATAGTAGAAGGAGTGTTTAAGAGTCCTATAGACGCATCAGTTTTAAATAAAGTTACCAATGCTAATTAGATGTATTTGGATACAGGCGTTAACGTACACTTTAAAGAGCTGTATAACTTCGGAAGTCCATCAGGGTGTTCGTATGCCTAGATATTCAGTGCGCATACATCAAGAATGGCTACAGACTGTTTTAAATACTGTATATCAAAGATGACCGATTGGGGTGGTAACAATGGTCAAGGTGGTTACGAATTTTAGATACCAATGGACCCAGTTACTGGTAACGATATATCAACATCAGAAACTATATCTGCTAAAGACATATGGAATCCTGATGGCATATCTCCTAGGAAGCTTCGGGCAATATCGAACTTTAATATATCTAGCTCGTATAAAGTTGATTTGAGTGAATTGTTCAATTCTAGTTGGGTGTCATTAGAAACTTTGCATGCAAGCTTCCTTGATTGCAATAGCGTAAACCTCAACGGCTTGCTTTATAATCTACCAAGGATAAATAAAATTGAAACATGCTTCTCACAGAATAGCAGTAGTACCGATGTTGTTGATTTGTGGGAATTTATTAATTGGAATAATTTTGTTCCAAGAACTTATGGTGGGTTCTTAACCAGTCCATATGAACATGATTACGGATGCTATAACTTTAAAGCTCGTGTTTCGTTGGAGCACTATAGAGATATATGTAATCTGTATATCAAGAATGGTAAAGAAAATCTAAGCAACTTATTCTATAATACAGACATAACAGAAACTGATGGAGACTTAACGTTCGGAAGTACGTCTTCAATAAATTCGAACGCAAAATATATGCGACATACTTTTGATGGCGCTACGTATGGTGGTGGTGCATTAAGATTAGATGACAATTTCTTTGCTAAACTACCTAAAATACAAGATGTTAGATACTGCTTTGCGAATACATCTTTAGCAAAACCAATACCTTTTGACTTCTTTAGAAAGAGATATGACGATATTAATACCAATGTTTTCATAAAGGTTGGCGATGAGTATAAGCCTGCAACTCTGCATGATTATAAATACGGAAGAGATAATACTTATAAAATCTGGAGCTTCTCTCATGTATTTTATAACGTTAGCCCAGCTAGTGGTGCAGAACAGTTTGATATGAGTACAGAAATCCCAGACAACTGTGCAAAGAATAATGATACGAGTGACCAGACTGTATACATGGAATACTATACTCGCACACAGGATCCGGAAACTAAAGAGTACACGTATACAAGGCATCCTATTTATCACTGTACAGAGTTTACTGACACACAGGATTTGGTAGGCGGATATTAGGCTTCATACAATCTTGGAGATGGTAAAATGCACAATAATGGACATGTGCCTGATGGAGGTGTAGACAACTTGATTATCCCACCAGATTTCTTTTATTGTGCAGCAACTTCTCATACTTCAGATAGTGGAGACGGTGGTATAACAAACTATAGTTATGCATTTGCTAAATCAGAAACATCTAATACAATGGCTGGAATTATACCTGAAAATATTTTCAAGGCAAACAGGAATGGTATTGTGACCGGTGTATTTAACAACCAGGTAGTTATACCTCGTTTGGCAGGTTATACAACATCTGGAAACGAAACGATAAATGTATATGTTTAGTATCCTAAAAACTATACTACATATTCTGTTTTGAATGATGCATTTGGAGCACAGCCTGTTATATTGCAGGATAGTAAGACCAGTACACATACAACGTATAACTATTCGTTTGTATTATTTAATGAGTCAATACCTTCTACAACATCTACATTGAGTAACGCGTTTAATAATAACTGCATAATTTATGGTCTAGATAATTATGATGATTATTCTGGAGAGGCTAGATTAAATTTGGCTTGTTCTTATAAGGATGGTAGTCTTACATAGGGTTTTGATATGACTAGATTCCCATCAATTACATTAGACTAGATGTTGTATACAAACTTATTGTGCGTATTAAATGGCCCAATATTTGCTGGTACATATTATATATCTAATTGTAAAATGGCTTCAAATAGTGCAAAGATCGTATCAACATGGGGTCAGAATATACATAACCATACATCTAAATTTATAATATGGCCTGCAGCAAATAGCAGTATTGTCAACAAGATGTTTGCAGATGTAAGATAGGGTATAACAATATCTTCTGCTAACATTTAGAATTCTGGAGAAAGTACAAAATACTATAAAGAAACTGGAGTAGAAGTAATATGAAATTAACATTAAAAAGAATAGCTCTCCGTCCAACTTACACTATAGGTAAACTTTATATAGACGACGTATATTTTTGCGACACCATAGAAGATACTGTAAGAGACCTTAATAAGAATGGTAAGTTCGATAATGGAGAATAGAAAATAAAAGGGAAAACAGCCATTCCTTACGGAACTTATGAGATAACAACAAATGTTGTTAGTCCAAGATTTAAAGATAGGGCATGGGCGAAGCCCTATGACGGCAAAATACCAAGATTAATAAACGTGCCATCATTTGATGGTGTATTAATGCATCCGGGATCGTCAGCAGCTGATACTAGCGGATGCTTATTAGTTGGGAAAAATACAATAGTTGGTAGATTAACCGATTCCTAGAAAACATTTCATGCATTAATGCAGAAAATAAAAGGTTAGAAAAATATAACTATAGAGATAATTTAAATTATGAACAGCGGAGAAAAAATAGAAGAATGGAGAAAAAGAAAATCCTTATCCGACTTAATAAATAACAACAAATATCTATTCAATTCTTGGAGGGCTATTAAATATACGCAAAAAGGAAAAGATATAGGCCATGATCCGTCGTGGGATTCGTTTTAGAATTTTTACGACGATATGCATAATACTTACAAACATGGATTAAAACTATCTAGATTAGATAAAACTAAATGGTTTTGTAAAGATAATTGTACATGGTTAACATGTGAAGAAAATAATATACTAAAAGGGAACTATATACGTATTGAATATAATGGCAAATCTTTAACTTTTAAAGAGTGGTCTGCCGAAATAGGTGTTAGTGCAAGTGCTATAAGAACCAGGTATTTTAAACACAAAGATTGGAGTATAAAAGATATCTTATATGGCAAACGAAGTAAAAGAGGCGATAAAATGGTTAGAGATTGGAAAGCTTCATCAACGACAATTCGTTAGAAAGCCTCAAAAATGATTTCTGCATACAAACACAAAGATATGTATAATGGTCTTACGGTGTGCGATATAGACGTAGATTGGATGATTGACAACATTATTAAAAAACCATGCATTTATTGTGGCGACACTCACCGTGTAGGTTGTGATAGAATAGATAATAATTTTGGACACACAAAAGATAATGTTGTACCTTGTTGTTATGAGTGCAATTGCGCTAGAAATAATAATTTTTCGCATGAAGAAATGTTTGTTCTTGGAAAGGCTATAAAATAGATTAAAGAACAACGTGAATAAGGTAACAGGAACATGGCGCGAGAAGATTTAGTATTCAACCGCATGTCTCGCGTTTTTAAGCGGTTAGGTTCTCACCTGGGTGCAGTATTTACAATAGGGTGAAATCTCCACAGGTGTACTAGGGTTTGTAGCCCAAACATTAGTTTATTCAGCTAGTATATATGGAGTATCTATTTATATACAAGGTAAGTTTGGTGAGATAAAAACATATTTAAAAGAGTGTTTAACTAATAATGAAAGCAATTGTGATGTAGTAGATATTAAGCAAGATAAAGAACAACTACAAAACGCTGCTTAATGCCATTTGTGGGCTTCTAATAGCCTTTTGTGTAGCGTCTGGTATATTCTACCACAACAAAGCTAATAGGCTCTCACAGGAGCTTAAAATGGCTAATAACAACATCGAAGCCTATTAGGATGCCTTGAATGGTGCCTAGTAGGCTTCTGGTGTTTTAAGGCTAGATATGAAAAAGCTTAAAGATTATAACGATAAGCTTGTGTAGTAGTTGGATTCTGTACGTAAGACAGAAAAGCTAAAAAGCAAAGAAATTTAGGTAGCGGCAACTTAGAAGTAGATTATAAACGTTAATAAGAGTAAGGGGGTAGGGGGTGATATTATAACTATACTTAAAGACTCTGTTTATAAGGATAGCTTACAATATAACAACTTAACTAAAGTATACTATACAATCGGTAAAGATAGTGTTAATATCAAGTTAGATGTATAGAACACTTAGTACCTCTACGTTTATAAGCATAGAGAATATAAAAACAAAAAGAACTTCTTTAAGAGATTGATAACATTTGATTGGAAAAAGAAAGATGTGTATAAATACAAGATACATAACACGAATGACATACTTAAAGAAGACAGTATAAGAATAATAGAAGCAATATGAAAACATTCTCAGCTCGTACATTGATAGATGACATACTTCTTATTGTACGAAATAACAACATAAGTGAGAGTGAGGACATGTCTAGGGATTAGATCTTATCTTGGATAATGTAGTATAAAGCTTATTTGTCTAAGAAAGAAAATGACAAAGATTCTGAGACTGGTGATGACGAAGATCCAGATGATAGCTAGTTATCAACTATTGGACCACTTGAACTTATAGATGATCCAGATTCTGGGTCAGAGGACTGTTGCTGCTGTCGTTGTGGTAAACTAAAGAGAACAAAAAATAAGCTGTATACGATGGAGGATAGTAGCGACGACATAGTTAACGTTACTGATGCCAGTGGTTGTGTTATACAGATTATGAGTAAATCTAGAAAGCATTATCATAATTTTAGAAGATATACATATAACGAACCTATGTGTTGGTTTGATGATTAGTATATATATGTTGATGGTAATGGTTCAGAAAACTTTAAATACATATACGTTACAGGAATATTCGACCCGACACAAACAGCTGGTAGTGAAGATGATATAATGATACCTGGATGGATGATACCAGATATTAAAAAGGCTATCATGATTAACGAATTATCGTTTATGCTTAAAAGGCCTAGTGATGATAGTAATAATTCAACATTAGCAAGCGTTAAACCAAATGGTCCTCAAGATAAGGAAGAATAAGAAAAGCTATACAATAGCTGATATATATAGAGACTACATTAAAAAGAACGATGTAGAGCTTGATTACGCGCGATATAAGCGCATTATAGACGAATTTAATAAAGTTGTCAAGGAAGAGATTTTAGAGCGCTCACAGCCCTTTAAAATGCCTTATGGGCTAGGTACTATATGCATAGTAAAATATAAACCCAAGAGCTATTCTGATTAGTCATTGTCTACAGATTATAAATCAACAAAAGAAGTAGGCAAAAGGGTTTATCATTTAAACGAGCACTCTAATGGATATAAATATAGATTATATTGGTCGAAAATACCCAGGATGTTTTCTGATAGATATAAATACTAGCTATGCATGGTTAGAGAAAACAAAAGGCACCTTGCTCAACTTATATTTAATAAACAAGATTATATAAATATAGATGATATACAAATATACAAAATGTGAGTCAGTTATAGCTAAAATTATGGCTGACTCAAACATGCAAGAAAAGAACATACGTATTACAGATATACGAGAATGGATCTTTGAAGCTGTTGAGAAGATTGGTGCTCCTGTATAGTATGTATAGAAAGAGTCTGGTGAAGATTGCGTTCCAATATTTGAAATACACGAACATCAAGTTCCAATACCAGAAGACTTAGAGTCATTGACAACTGTAGCCTATTCAAACAATGGAACAAATTGGGTATAGGCACTAAAAGATGAAAGCTCATTTAAGTCTAAAGCTAATACAAAACATATACATCACTATCACCCAGAACAACCAGCTGGAGTAATGCTACCCACGCATAGATCGTAGCTTTTAGGAATAAATGGTAGCACTGCACTAATGGATGCTATTAGAGACCATAAGGTAGATGCTCCTACATACTGGATTAAACCAGGTTGGATAGTCTTTAATAAAGACAAGGGCTTTGTTAAATTGTCATACAAGGCAATAGCTACAGATGAAAGGGGTTACCCACTTATCCCAGACTTAGCTTCATATTAGGAAGCTATATACTGGTATGTAATGATGAAATTAAGCTTTCCAAAGTTCCTTAGAGGATCACTTGGAGGAAAAGCTAGATATAATTAGAACACATACTTCTACATATAGTAGCAGTGGAATTTCTATAGAAACCAGGCTTACGCTGAAGCAATGATGCCAAACGAAAGTGAGATGCTTACTATTAAGAACGAGTGGACTAAGCTTATACCAGAGTGGGATGATGATGAGAATTTCTTCAATAACACCGGAAAGAAATAGTTAAACTTTAACGATTATTGCTATGGATACTAATACTGAACCACAAATTAATAGTTTCGCAGGAGGATTAAATAGTGATGATGATCTCTCTGTTGTTGCTACAAACTAGTATATTGATGCTAGAAATATAAAGATATCCTCATATAGAGGTGGAGAAGGCAGAGATAATAGACATGGATCGCTAATGCCAGTCTAGGGTGTAAAACTAGCTGGATCATTTGCTGGCGAGGGTAATAAAGTTGTTGCTACTGGTTCAATAAGAGATTATGGAGTAGTTGTTTGCATTGATGAGAATGAAAACAGACTTAAGATCTATAGTTTTAAAAACGCAATAGGTGGAACAGTGCACGATTAGGACTTCAATAATATATAGAATAGTAAACTTGTTGCAGATGCGCCATTATTGCCATTAGATAAAGGAGACGAATATCCAGACACATTTGATATTCAGCTTAATTATGAGAGCGAAAATAACATTAAGCTATACTTAGCGGATTCTAAGCACCCAATAATGGTTTTCAATATAAACAGGAACGACAGCTTAATATATGGAGAGCTTGATAAATGTTTATCTTATCCAGAGGCTATTTGCAAGCCACCGGTATTTGAAGAGTATGTGCCAGGAAAGATAGAATTTGGTGTTGTAAGTTATTGTTATCAGTTATATAACAGATACGGAATACACACAGGAGCATCTATACAATGTTAGCAAATACCAATTGGTAATTATGATTTTGATAACAAATATGTAAAGTGCGGTGGTAAACAGGGTGCTATATCGAATTGCGGAGTAAAGATATCTATACAAATTCCTTGCAATTATTGGCATCTTGATTATATTAAAGTATTTAGAGTACAGTATACGCAAAATGGATAGATGCCAATTGTGTCTGTAATATACGATACTAAATTAAACTTTAATGAACAAGATTCTACAGAACTGATTATAAATGATGTTGGTAATGATCCAATAGAACATATCAGTGTTGAAGAATTAAATTCATTACAAGGCGTTAGAATAATACCTAACTCATTGGCATCTAAAGACGGTTTTCTGTTTGCCGCAAACACAAAGACAATACAGACTACTATTAAAGATTTCGATAAATGGGATGCTAGAGCGTTTAGATTTAACTACGAAAATACCAGTACTGTAACAGATGTTAATGGTAATAACTCATTTACAATAGACGCACACGAGAAAGACATAGAAGACGACTCTGTTGCTGTTCCTCCATTTGACCATGATTGTTATGATGATACTTATAACAACATAAATAAAGAAGCTTCATTGTATTCTGCTAATTTTGTATTCGATTCAAAATATCAATGGGTTGGAGGATCTGGTAAAAATATAGAATGGAGATTTGTTATTTCTTCTTAGGTAGAAGATTCTTGTGTAAAAGAAAATAATACAAGAAAGATAGGAACATTATACAATTATTCTCAAAAAGAAAACGTATAGCAGAACAATGTTTTCTACATTGATAAAGATTTTAAACCATCAATAATAGAGAAAGCAGAATTTGATCCAGGAATAAATAAAAACACATGGTTGATAAAGTCACTTAGACGAAATGAGATTTATCGTTATGGAATTGTTTTGTATGATAAATATTGCCAAGCATCTCCAGTTAAGTGGATTGCTGATATAAGAACACCAAATGTTACTGAAGAAGGTTTCTAGTTGATGTCATCCAATACTATCGTTAATGGTAAACGTTACGAACTAGTTATCAGAAATCTAGGAATACAGTTTATGGTAAAAAATTTACCAGAAGGCTGTACTGGTTATTAGATAGTTAGATGTGCTAGACATGAATCTGATATTGCAACAATATCATAGGGCGTACTCAGTTCTCCTGTATCTAATGCATATAGTAGATAGTATGAAGGAGATAGTGCCGATTACCAGGTAACAAAATATCATATGTTTTGCCCAACAGGATTCTTGACAACAAATAAGTTTATAGAAGGCTACTATGTACATAATTAGCTTGTTGGAAACGGAAAGGATAAGGATTCCCAATGTATGACAAACATAGATAATGATAAATTATTACAATTTGTTTCAAAGGAAATTTGTTATCAACCAGAATCGTTTAAGCAATTTACGAAAGATAAAAAATATTATCTGCAAAAATAGTCCTTTTTATTTGGAGCCAGGGGCGACTATAAATTCGCTGACGATTAGTATGATTCACCTAGAAATGGAAGTTATAATACAGATTACGGAAGTTTGACTGGTTTCAACGGAAGGGAAAATTTTAAATTTATAATACCATGTATATCAAACTGTGCCGTCGAGTTGTTTACTGGAAGAAATGATAATGGTGATGCAATAGGAGATATTTATGTTAATAGCCTAACTATAGAAAGGGGTTATTATGATCCAAAAACTAGTGAAATATGCTATTTAGATACACCATATAATCCAAGTTATTTTTATAATGTGAACCCTCAATCACATAAAGCGAGAAATTTGAGAAGCATTGGTGGACTTGGAAACGATAAACCATATTCATATGCATTAATTAAAGATTGTATCTTAAACTTTGACAGACTATATAATAATGATAATGAGTCTGCGGATAAAAGATAGGAAAAATCTGGTAAATTTATAATACAGAAAGCTTTTGCTTATATAAAATTATACGAATAGAGTGTTCAGCCATACAAATTCACTATCAATAGGCGTCCTGATCTTGGTGATTGGTGGTTTAATACTGTTTAGAAAACAAACTATATATAGGACTTTTAGTTAGTTGACCAAATAAAATGGGATTAGGCATTCAAAAGAAACTTTAATAAAGATAATGATGAATAGATGTCATCAAAAGCTTATACTAATTATGCAGTTTCTGCTGGCGGGGCACTATTTACAAATATGATTACCGGCGGTATTTGTAATGATACTAATGGTAATATATTTGCATCGTTTGGTAATTATAATGGCGGATTTAAAAATGATGGAACTGGTACGCATGGCAACAAAAACGCATGCTTTGGAACTGGAGGAAAATGTTTATTGTTGAGTTGCTGGTATAAAGAAAAAGGTACAGCTGGTGCAGTTTCTTATTATTATCCAGAGAATGGCAATTATTACGATAGTTTTAAACAGGAGGCACCTTAGACTGAACCTAGTGAAATTGGTGAAATATTCAAGATAATTAGACCAACTCTACTTGGAACATACTTAACCAATCTTAGATAGCAAATAACCCCTTATGGTGGATATTCGTTTACAAATAGACTCACAAATATATATTACGGAGACGGTAACTACTTCGAGTCTAAAAACAAATGGAATACAGTATTTGATGGAGATTGTCACGTAGAGACATTCGAGTACACCTCTATGCATAAAGTGTATGGAGCATATAAGAACGGAGATAATTTGCAGTTCCCTAATACACATATGATAACATATTCTATACCAACAGAATCAAATATATGGTGTAAATTCCAACATGGATGGACATTTAGTTCTAATGCAAGAGATAGTTACGCATCTTTCATACAAGCTGAACCATGTGAAATAACAGAAGCCTACGTACAGAAAGAGCCTGAATATGTTTATAATTCTGTCTATAGTGTATAGAATACAAGTATTCCGCTTGCTGCGTATGATGATCTTAATCCACAAGATTATAATAAAACTATAGATACAAGAGTATATTATTCTGATTTAAAATAGAATGATGAAATTATAGATAGTTGGTGTAAATTTAGAAGCTCTAACTTTATAGATGTTGATTAGTAGTATGGTCCTATAACTGATATATGTACATTTAAGAATGTTCTTACATTTTGTTAGGAGCAATCATTTGGTGTACTCAGTGTTAATGATCGTAGTGTTGCTACAGATAATTCCGGACAAAACATAGTACTCGGAACTGGAGGAGTACTTGATAGATATGACTACTATAGTAATACTTACGGAATGCATAAACAGCAATTCTGTTCAGCATGTACTACAGGTGGTTTATATTGGTTTGATAGTCATAATAATGTAATCTGCTTATTCGACGGATAGAGCGTAGTACAGCTTTCAAAACAAGGTAAAGTATAGAATATATTAAACAAGTATAAGAAAGACGATAACTTTAAAGTGTTCTACAATAATAAGTACAATGAGGTTATATTTAATGTGCTAAGCGATGATATGCAAATAGTGTACAACGAAATGCTTGGAAAGTTTACATCAACGTTAACTATACCATTTGATGGAGCTATACAGTTCTTCAATGGAGAGTATCTTGTAAAGAAGAATGATACAGTATGTGTATACTAGTACGACTATCTTGATGAATCACCTAAATCAACAACTCAGCAGCTGCTTTCAAGCTACGTTAAATATGTTGTTGCTCAATAGCCGCTTGTTACAAAGGTGTTTGATAATCAAGAGATTGTTACATACGAAAATCTATAGTTGTAGGCAACAATATCTGATTAGGATGATTACTTCTCAAAGAATCATAAATATGTATGGCAGACTGAGTCTTAGAAGATAGAATCTAATCTCGAAGAACAGATAACACTTAGAGAAAATAATCATAGATTTGCCATACCTAGGGCTGATGGATTATTTGGCAATAGAGCTAGAGGCAAGGCCATGATTTGCAGTATAGAAGATGTTAAACCAAATCCAGCTATGGCAATACAATATATAATAACAAAATATAGATAGTCATGGAGTTAAAGTAGAGAAAGAAGATAAACAATATACCAAAATTCAATAATGGTATAGACCTATCTGGTAGCGTAAAAGGTATTGGTGGAGATATTACTGGTTTGAACACATATAAGCAGCAACTTACATCCGTTCCAACAAGAATAGAAGTGAATGGAATGAGAACTCCTGGAAAGTTGTCACTTGGTTCTGGAGGAGGCGGAATAAGTGCTGGCGCTGTAACAGGAGCTGTTAATGGAACAATAGGAACGATACAAGGATATAATTCCATGCAGGACGCAGTAAAGGGAACAGATGAACTTATGGCCTATTCTGGTCAAAGAACAGATTAGGCATTCGGTGTAAATTACCAAACACAGAATGATATCAATAGACAAAAAGCTATGGATGATATATCCAAGTCTAATAGAAACGCGACATTAGGAATGGTCGGATCTGGAGCTACTGCAGGAGCCGCTATTGGATCTGTTGTACCTGGCGTCGGTACACTTATAGGAGGAGCAGTTGGAGCTATAACTGGATTATTCGGAGGCTTGTTTGGAAGTAAAAAGGCTAGAGAAAGATAGCGTAGAAAGATATTTAATGCGCAACAGTAGGTTAATCTTGTTAACTAGGTTAATCAATCATCAGCTGCAACAGAAGGCCTTACATAGCAATATTATTTAGATAATGGTAACACGTATGATGATGTATTATACGCCAACCGAGGAAAAGATTTAATAAAACCAAGATATGTTAAAAGGAAATAAAGTATGGACACCTAATGGGTATTAGAGTGGTCCTGTAAATAGTTTAGTTGGCAAAGGGGAGTCCATTATAGATTATACTAATGGCACAGGAACTCTTGTAACCAAAGGAAAGGTTGGAGTTGATAATTAGCCTAGCTCTGTTAGTATAAATGATAATAATGTTATAGCTGGTAACGATGTAGACTGGAGCAATGGGATGAAGTTTTCTGACCAAGTAGCCCCATTAACAGCAAAGCTTTAGATGTATAACAACATTGAGAAAAGAGCCGGAAAGAAATCCGAACTTAGCTCTTTATCAAAGTAGACTATGGAACTTTAGAGGAATCAGCTGGATCGCGCTAAAGCTCCTATTTTGTAGGCTATGAAGAATATTACAGATAGACAAGAGAGGTAGCATCAGATCGAAGACTACGCTGCCTAGATTAAACATAATTGTGGGAAAGATAGGTTTGATAATGGTAAAAGCTTATGGGATAAAACCAAATAGACAATTTCTAGTTGGTCAAAATCAGGTAAGGGAAAGGTGTCGAACCTCATGCTTGATGCAGGATATGCATTTCCCGCACTGCTTGAAACATAGATGCTTAATCATTGGCGTAGAGAAAACCCTGTAATGCCAAGCATTTATGCTGCCAATAGATATGCACCAATAGCTTTACAAACTATGGCTGGTAATAGAGTATCAGCTAATCCTATTCTTGAAAAGCTATATGCGCAAGATAGACAGGCTGCTTATTAGCTTGCTAATTCTGGTGGTTATACAGGTGGTCAGAGATAGGCTAATAGGGTAGCATTGGCTTTGGGTAATTAGAGAAACGTTGCTGATGCACTTATGAACGTGCAGGAAAAGAATGCTGCATATAGAAATGCTTATGCTGAGATGGCTGCTAGACTTGGCGATAGTGATGCACAGAGATTACAGCAGTCTAACCAATATGGATGGGAGGCTTACAATAGAGCACACGGCGCTAAGACTAAGGGTATTGAAACACACTTGTCTAATCTCGGTCTTATTGGTCAGAAATGGTTATCACAGCGCATGAAAAACAAGCAATACGGAGACATACTTGATATGTATCAGTAGGACATAGATAATAAGAATGCAGCATTAAAAGCAATATACGGTATAGGAGCAGATGGTTCAAAAGGTACAGCAGCAAATGGATCTACAAATAAAGCAAGCAATGCATCTGGATCAGCTTCTATTAATTATAGAAACATAGCTCCAGGTTGGACACCTAGTCAGTATTCTCCGTTTATTGGATCTCCAAACATCACTCGTCAAAATACAAAGTACGACCCAATACTTAATACCGGAAAACAGGTTGTCTATAGTCAGACTCCGGCTTCAATTCCGTTTTAGTCTACTGGTAACACGATTATGCATCATAATGATTTTGTGCCAGATGATAGCAGATAGCTCACAGACGAACAAAGAGCTAGATTTAATAGTATAGTTTTGCATCCAGGAGAATAGAGATATCTAAGATCTTATAAATACGGAATGCAAGATGTTATACAAAACCCGTTATGGTTTTTATATGGATCAAGACAGGATGATAGGCTACCTGGATTTTATATGAATAAAAGGAACAGAACTAATTTTTATACAGGTATTTAATTATGATAGGAATGTATGACGAACCAGTAGCGGTGCCTATAATCGACCTACTGGACAGTAGTATGATGTCATAGTATATCAGTGCTGCAAGAGAACAATACAATTAGGCTGTACAAGAATAGAAAGAGTTCGCTAAGGAATTCGGTGAACTGTATGGGCCTAATGCTAATGTAAATAAAGAGTTTTACGATATCACAAGAGGAGCTGTTAATAAAGGATTAGATTATCTCTATCAGAATGGCATAGATCCACTTAGATCAGCAGAAGGTAGAGCTTATATAGCAAAGATTATCAGAGAAAGACCATATGCCGAAATAGCTAACCTTAAAGCTCAGAATGAGTCAATGAAGACTTATTAGAGATATAGAGCAGAAGCTATGCGTAATGGCACATATGATCCAGACTTTGAGAAGTTTGCACTTGGAGGCAAGACTCTTGAAACATGGGATCCATCTACAGATGGAATGTGGACTAAAGAGGCTCCATCTAAGTATTCTAGTCTCAAGGATTGGACAAGTAACCTGTTTGACAACATGTAGCTGGAATATGATCCAGAGCTAACAAAACAAGCTGGTGGAATGTATCAAGTATATTCTAAATCTCCAAAGAAGATGTAGTAGATTCTTGATGCGAATATAAAGGATATGATAAAATCTGATTTAGGAAGATATTACCTTGATATGTACGGAGGTGACATAGACTCACTTAAGGCTGATATTATCAATCGTAACAGAGAGTATACATAGATTGATAGGCGTCCAGATCAAGTTTAGATACATCTTAATGACCAGCAGTTCCAGGCTGGCGAAGCTGCCAAGAATAGGGCGTTCCAGAAAGAGATGGCTGCACTTAAACATAAATGGGATCAAGACGATTTGGCTCTTAAAGCTCAACTTAATGGAACCGGTCCTAATGGAGAGCAGTCTCCTTTACAATGGTCTACAAGATCTGAAAGGACTTCACAGAGATAGAAAGACAATCAAGTTATGACAAACTTATTTGACACTATGGAGAGGGCATCTAAGTATTGGAAAGATAGAGCTAATAATACTAAGCTTTCTTCAGCACAGAGAAAACAGGGAAGAGATCATGCCGCATGGTGGAATAATGCCATTAAGTAGGCTGAAGTTAATCCTAATTCTCTTATGAAGAATGGTCTTGTACAGATTGATGAATATGGACAATATTAGCCATCTAGAAGACTTTTGAACGCAGATGGCTATGCAAGCTATACAAATGTTGGAACATTCAATGATCCAAAGAAACTTGCTTAGGCTGCCGATAAACAGTATAGTGGATATATGTACAAGCCAACTGGTGGCTCCTCTGAACACAAGGTGCTTTTAAATAAGTTTGCAGGAACAGAAAAACCATAGCAATTTGAACTAATGCAGAATAAACACCTTGCTGTAAATCTTAAAGACTCTAACTTAAGATATTCTCCGATTAGAAGAATAAATGTTACAGGTAACAAGAGACTTAGATATGCAACGACAATGCGTAAGTTTGATAGATGGCTTAAGAGTGGAGCAGCTGGTAGAGGAGCTCTTGTAAACGAAGATCTTAATGCTGGATGGATACCAGGCAAACATAAGTAGTTCGATATAGCTGGACACGTTACAATTACTGGCAAACAATTCAGTGAGTTCTGTGTATCAATGGGAGCTACTTCTGATAACGATAAAGCAAGGATAGCATCAGAACTTGGTCTTGATGCATTTGATGCAACATCTAAGCCTGTAACAAAGAAAGAAAAAGTTGGATCTGCTACATATTACTAGATACCTATGACAAGGACAATCCAGAACAACGGCGGGTTTAAAATTGGTGAATTCAACGATGATATAAACAAGGCAAAGTTTGGACAAAGTGCCGCATTTAAGATGGCTAATGATGCACAAAATTCTTCATTAATGATAGATTAATAAAATATTATGGCAAATAAAAATAAAAAGACGTTTACATACAACTAGGCGTATAGTAGAGGAGCTTAGATAGCGTAGGATTTACAGCGTAGTATAGCACAAAGAAGTGCTGACTACGCCGCTCCTTATGTTGAGGGGAGTATGGGCGCCTATACAGATGTCAGCGATTTTAACAATATGACATTCCCTGCGTATACTACGCTGGATAAACAGGGTAAAGCTGTTGTAGACACAGAAGAAGACAATAGTAGTTCTCTTGGTGATTTCCTTTTAGGAGATTCTTGGGACTTAAGTAAGATGAAAGAGAGATGGGATAAATTCTCTTTCAAGGATATGTATAGGCTTACATTCGAAAAGGGGTATGGAGCCTATGTAGACTCTAAAGAAAAAGAACTTGATAATGTTACTTTTCAATAGAGTTCTTTAAAAGTAGCTTAGGACTACAATAATCTTCTAAAACAGAGAGAAGATCTCATAAATCAATACAAAGCCTTTAAGAGTCATGGATACGCCTCAAAGGAATAGACTAGACAATTATAGGATGCTATTATAAAGGTAGATGACCAAGTTAAGAAATACCAGGATTTCTTTAAACAACATAAGAATGACGACGTATTTTTAGATTTATTCTACGATACAAATAAAGCTGGTGCTAGCGATTATTTAGCTGCTCTTAAAGATAACACATTAGTCACTCATTAGTAGTTTAATACCAATGGTATTCTTGGTACTATAAATAATGCGCTAAAATACACGGCTGGTACATTATCTGAAGGCCTTGAGAATATAGCACTTACTACATAGAACGCTATAGGCAAGGTTCTCCCTTAGGCAATTGGTGGCGATAAAAACGGAACATTTATTAAACGTGCTATAAAGAATGGTACTAGTAATTACGATAATTTATTTGAAGGGTATTCAACAAAAGATGGATCACAATTATTGTAGACAAAGATAAATGCTTTAAAAACTGATCTTGACAGAGAGTAGAACAAGAAGGAGATTTCGTTAAGATCAGCCATAAATCAATATAAAAATGGTAATTGGCTATTTGATCCTAAGAAGATTAATCCGGAATTTAGAGACCTTTAGAATCAGAATAGAGGTGGTTTAATTGGTTCTATTATCGACCCTACACAATGGGGTTATTCAGTACCAGAGATAGGTACATCATATAGCGATGCTGCAAGTTTCGCAGGAATGATAGCAACTAATGCTGGTGGCGCATTGGCTACAAAAGCAGCTGTAAAATTTTTAACTAGAAAAATTCCTGGACTAGGCGCTGTGCTTACTGCTGAAGATATGGCAAAAGCTTTTAATTCTGCAGAAAATGCAGAGCAGGTAGCTAATGCATTAAGCAGAGTAGAATTAGCTAAAAATGTAATAGGTGGATCTACTGCTGCCGCTGGAATGTATTGGACAAAGCAGATGCGTCAATCAGAGACTAATGGTGAAGCTATAAACGCTTTAGCACAAAGGGTTTTGGATTCTTCGTATAAAACAGATGTAGATTTCAATAAGGTGTTTAATGCCGTTGACTAGCATTCTAAACGATTAGGAATCGATTCAAAAGATCTTGATTAGCTTGAAAAAGTAAAACTTGCATTAGCTTACAATATACCTACAGGTGATGCTAACTTCGATAAGATTAAAGTAGACTCTAGAAAGGGTTTGGCTAAACTTATAAATGATAACAACGCGATGGCGTTTGAAGATTATTTGCAAGCTTTACCTTTTATGGATTATACTAGAGGGGTAATATCTAAGGCCGCTAATAACATGTTTTCTAGAGCTCCAAAGATGTACATACAGGATTAGGTGCTTGATAAAGCTACAAAAGCTGCTGCTACCGGAGTTATTGATAACGCTATAGATAGAGTAGCTATGAGCAAATTTAGCAATATAGGTGATAGACTCAAATTTGTTCATGGTTCAAAATATCTTGCAAAGAAATTTGAAAGAGCATTCCCTCTTGCTACATCAGAGGCTCTTGAAGAAGGTAGACAGTAGTTACTTACATCTAGATTTAAAAGAGGAGAATATGATAATTATTCAACAGGTGAGTCTTCTTTTTATTTGCCAAGTGTATTTGATAACCAGTTCTTAAACGCAGATGCTGCAGCAGCTTATCTTGGAATATCATCCGGAGACCCAGATAATGGTGATGCAGAGTTAAGAAGGTCTATGGAAATAGGAGCTATGACAGGATTACTGTTCAGAATTCCTCATAATATTAAAAACCTATTAACTCCATACAGAGAAGGTAGTACTAGCCCTTTTAGCTCAAGCGATAAGTATAGTTTGAGAAATACTGTAGCATAGCTTAGAAATGATAATGTTATTCGTAGCATAGCTGCTAATAACTATCAACTTGCGCAAGATAATGATCATGTAGGAATATTCTTTGACTCATTTAGTAGAGCTGGCGTAAATAAAGATAGATTATAGACAGCTCTTGATGACATGAAAAAGTACAAGGGCTCTTTGTTGCAAGACGGCTCAGATAGTTACATAGAGAATGATAAAGAGCTTCTTAATTCTGCGTGGTTTGCGTACAACAACAAGAACCTTGAACAGTCTATGAAAGATCTAAACATTTCTAGAAATAGTGAAGATCATAAATAGCTCGTACAAGCGGCTACTAGAGTCATGATAGACTCTAATAACGCAGCAAAAGATTCCGAGAAAGCTAGAAACAATATTGATTCTATAATAAATAAGACTGTACAGGATTACGAAAATGCTACATAGGAGAACAATCCGGCGCTATTTAATATTATTAATAAAATAAAGCAGGACTACCAGAAGTTTAATGAATCTATAAACGCTAGAAGAAATCAATTCAAGAACTCTGAAGAAGGAAAGAAAGCTGGTCAAGAGTGGATCGATAAGAATGAAAGCTATTATGAAGACGATTCACAAAGAACGTCTTTGGATAAGGCTATCGAAAACGCAATGAATGAGCGCGATGAGTTCAAGGTTGATCCAGAGAAAGAGTATACATAGTCTAGACTTGAATCAATATTCAGCTATAGAGAGTATAAGGCAGCTTAGAAGTTGGCTAAAGATTTAAAGGATCAAAAAAGAAGACTTTAGTTAATATCTAATGAAACAGGAACAGATATCAATACCGACAAGCTTACAGGTATGATTGATTACCTTGATAAGCTTATATAGAACAGAAAGAATAAAGTAGAGAATTCTAAAGAGATATTAGCATACAACGAAAAAGTTGATCTGCTAAATGCTTCTATAAGCGACAAGAAGAAATAGCACAAAAAGATAACATATGACTCAATCTTTAAGGATTACTAGGACTTTGATAACCAGGATGAAATAGACAAGGCTTATTAGGCATTTCTTATAAACGACGCTTTATTCAATGTGCTAAAGCCAATGTCTGTAGCATTTACTACAGGATAGGTTGATCCTAGATCTGTATATTTTTCTAGAAGAGAATAGAACTGGAGTGAATTATCTGATGAGCAAAAGTCTGAGTTCACTAAAAAGATGTAGGGCTTATATCAAGAGCAAGGTAAACAAGCTCCAACTGAAGCATAGATAAGAGCTGCATACTTGAATGAGTAGAACAAGAAAAGAAGAGCTATAAAAGAATTATCTAAGAAATATGCAGAGCTAAGAGACAAGATTGAAGGTAATGACGATATATCAAATATGAGTATGGATGATATTTCTCATCTTACTGATATGGAAAGAGAGGCAGCTAGAGATCTTATTGGTTCAGTTCTTGCTGACAAAAAGAATCGTATGCGTATAGCTCGTAGAGAATGGGATCAAGAAAGGCCACTTACACCAGATGATGTTTAGCAAGCTTAGGAAGGTACTGCTGACGAAGAAGTAACTCAGAGAATTAAAGATCTTGCTGGTGAGCCTAAGAGCCCAGATGTTGAGAAAGAAGCTGAAGATATGAATGTTCAGCCAATATCTTAGGATAAGTCTGTGCTTGACACATCTGAGCTTGATGCAGCTATGGATAACTCTCAGCAAGGTTCTACAGAAAATGAAAGAAATCTCGAAGAGGCTTTGGGTATGAGTCCTGCTGAAGATAAACAGCAGCAGAAACTTAGAGAGAAGCAGTAGAAATAGAAGGCTAAAGATGAAGAATAGTCTGATTCTACTGATTTTACAGACGAGAAAGATGATGATAGCGACGAATTACCACCTGTACCAGATAATGTAACAATTAATGGAGACGGAACTGTAACTGTAAAGCCAGAGAAGTCTCAAGAAGCTTAGTAGAATAGTACAGATACAGGTGTTTAGGACAATACGGAAACATAGCCAGAATAGTCTGATGTGCAAGAAGATGAGGAACCAGAAGAGGAAGATGATAATGATTCTCCAGACTTAACTCCAGATAAGACAATTGCTGATACTGGTCTTAATGTTGAGCAAATTTAGGATGACCAGGACTTTCCTGACGTTAATCCAGAGGATGACAATAAAGAAGGTAAGACTGCGTAGGTTCTTGATCCTAAAGATATGGATGCAGAAGATACACTCAATATAGAAAGTCCTTTAGAGCACGAAGAACCAGAAGTATTACCTAAGAAATACGATGATAACGGAACCTTAAACATAGAAGATCTTCCAGAAAAGTTTGATGTAGATATATAGAGTGAATCCGATACTCTTAGTAATATGGATAACCCAACTGAGTCAACTGATACATCTGGAGTATACGATGACAGGAAGCCTAAGCCGCAAGCTGTATAGGAGGCTGAAGATATAGAAAGAAGATATGCTGATCATACATTCTTCTATAGACCTGATGCGGAAGAACCTATGGATATAAGAGTTGACGGTAAGGATGTAAAATTACCAGAGGGATGCACTATTGGTACTGGTGTAGAACTTGCACAGAAACTTACATAGAAAGGATGGTTTGAAAAAGCTGATAAGTTCTACGTTGTGTCATAGATGCAGAAATACCAGAAAGGAAATCTTGGCGACGAAAGAGATATATTCACAGTATCTTTAGCTATAAGGGATGGCAACAAAATATATTTCTCTACTCTTAGAGCGTTAGGACAATATCATGATAACTATAGAAAAACAGACGTTGATCTTTCATACGAACTCGCTAATAAACTTAAATTTATAGGCGTCGATATGGATGCCTATAAGGTCAATCTGTTTGAGACGGCGAAAAATTATTACTTACTTCATAATAATGTTGATCAATCTCTTCTGGAAAACGATGATAAACTGAATAAGGAAGTAATAGACTGGTATAATAATCTACATGAAAGTGATCCAAAAAACGCTGGTTAGATACGTGCATATATAGACGATACTGCTAGAAATAAGTCTGCTCTTCCAGGCAAAGTTCCTTTGACAAATAATTAGGTTACACAGCAAATCTAGAGACTTAGAGATAATAGAAACGCTATAATTGAAGCGTATTGTACATTTAAGGATGGTAAGTACATAATACCATAGACTATTAGAACTGACATAAAGCCGCAAGAAGTTAGTATAAGTAATGGTAAAATACAGACTAGACCAAAACTTGAAAATAATCTTGTTGATTTTAGACCTCTTACAGAGAAAGATTTGAATCTTGGCATTCCTTCTGATCCAGAAGAGCTTACAATGAAGCTCGAGAATGGCACTATAACACTTGGCTATGGTACTGGAGTAATGGCTGATGAAGGTAACAGATTCCTTATTCGTAACCTCTACAATCCTTCTGGAGACACAATAGACGGTAAAGGTTATTCTGGTAAATTGTACTTTACAATAACCGGTCCTAGTGGATATATTGTTCCTATAATGCTTAGAGAAGAAAGATTCAACTAGGTTTAGGGTAAAGATGGTAAGATGCAGTTTATTGATCCGGTTAATATGTAGCTAGCTATAAATCCAAAGACAGGAAAGATAGATAGAAATGCACCATTATCTATGGCCGAGCTTATACTGTATATGGTTACTGGTAAGATTAATCCAGAAGAATTTGAAGGAAACCAGGGACTTATTGCAGATTTGCTTGCGTTAAGTGTTCATACTACGTTTGCTACTAAAGCAGATAAGAAACACCCTTATTTAGCTTCTAAGTAGTTTTATTTCGACGACGAGAAGAATTAGCTTGTATTAACCCGCCCAGGCACCAGATAGGATTTAAGGTTATCTATGGATTAGTTGTTTGGAGATTAGTCTGAGAAGACAAGAAGAGCAGTTATTAGATATATATCAAACAATCTGCACTGGAATACAGATAAAGAAGACATGGTTGAACATTTTAATAAATCTATGCCTAAATTATCTGCGTTCTTAAGATAGTATTTTGAGGATAATCCAAAAGCTAAGTCATATAAATTCTTTGGTCTTAATTAGCTCGAATTTAAGAGAGATGAGTTGTTCTCTACAAATAAGAATGGTTAGCTTAATCCTAAAAATGTATCACTTGCTGCATGGATGATAAATAATGGCAAACTTCTTACGGACTTAGCTCCACAGCATTTCTACGCCCCATTTATATATTCTGACGGAGTACAGGCTTCAACAAAAAAGAAGGCTGTAGCAAAGGTAAAGAAAGAAAGTAAAAAACAGGAGAATCCTAGCGTAATTGAGGCAGAGGCAAATATAGCAGCAAAGAGATTTACTGATGAGGCTATAAGCAGAATGCAGAGCAGATACAAAAATGATTCATAGAAACAGAAGGTTACTAAAGATAATTTCTTAGCTCTGTCTGATGAGGCTAGAAAAGATGTGCTAAATAACTATAGAAAACGTGGTATATACGATATAGTTGTAATCGATGTACTTAAAGAGGATGCAGAAGGTAAATCATTAGACGAAGTTAAACATATTATTGCATAGCATGTATAGAAATATGTAGATTACGCTAATTCTTAGGAAGGTTAGAAATTTGATGTAAAAGATCTCACTTTTGTATCTGATACTATGCTTAAGAATATTGCAAGTAAGGGCTATGTTCCTATACTTAATGTTGGTGTAAATGGAAAACTTCATATAAACGCATAGGATCCGTTATCTATACTTCGTAACAGCAAGGTTAGACAGGATGGATATACTGGAGTATTTTCTAGATTTAAATCAAAAGGAAAGTTTAACGAAAAAGCTGCTAGAAAATGGCTTAGCGAAAAGCTTGGATTAGACGAGACTAAAGTAGTTGTTCTTGACGGGGTTCTTAAAAGTTGCGAAAATAGTAAGGTATACGGTATCACAAGTCTTGCAGCAGATTATATAGACAGGTAGATAAATGGTGTTATCACTTTATCCAATGAAGCTGGATACGGCATTCATTACCATGAGGCATGGCACTATGTTAACTTATTGTTAAATAACAAAGCGCAGAGACTTAGACTGTATGATGCTTACATTAAATCTCATAACTTAAAGAATATCACATTTGGAGAAGTTGAGGAGTTGATGGCTGAAGACTTCCGTAGATATGCAGAAATGCGAAACGGAAAGGGAATCATTAACACAATCAAGAGATTATATAACAATATACTTGATTTTGTAAAGGTGTCCAGAAAGAAAGATATTGTACGAAATGTATTTAACGCTATTAATAATGGACAGTATTTCGACGTACATATGGATAAAGACTCTATAAAAGAGTTTGAAAATAGATATCCAAACGGCGTAGCTTCAGCAGACTACTATGTTCCTACCGTAGATCAATCTACTCTTGATAAGCTTGAAGGAATAAAGGATTACCATACATTCTATTAGTGTGGTGTAGCCTTGGCGCAGAAGTTATTAAGCGATTACGGTTTTAAAACCCCAAATGATATCAATAGTAAAAAAGTATCTAAATTCAATGATCTTATTGAAGATTTAAAAAATAACAATGAGTTTGAATCAGATCCGTTAAAGCAATCTATAATAAACGACATTTGTAATAATCCTAAGGCTTTTGAGGGTATTGTAGCCAACGTGTTCGCTTAGTATGGAATAAAGGCAAATGTAAAGAAATTCTCATAGATGGATGAGACCAACGATCTTACGAACAAAGATTCTATAAATGATGACGATTAGTCTAGAGACATTGGCGATAGAGCCGATAATACTTGGGACGTAATGCAGTTATCTATAAGTAAAAAAGATAACGTAGCATTTAGAGCTAAGCTTTTCTTGAGTCTTATAGAAAAAGGTAAGTTTGTTCTTGATCCAGAAACAGGAGAGCGTGAGTACGAGACATAGTTTAATGATATTATTAGCGACGTTCCTTTGTATTGGAGTTATAGTGAAGCATGGAGCTCTATATTAAAGAACTTGTGGATGTGCGAATCTTATGATAACATAGATCCAAATACTGGTGTATTTGCAGCCAATTCAATTAGAGGTAAAGTTAAATAGCTCGCTGATAGAAAGATGGCTTTATTTGTTGCTCTTAACGATAAGCTTGAAGAAGTAGAAGGCGATATAGAGCTGGAGAACTAGATACTTGCTACTGTAAAGAGTTCTTATAACCAGGTAGCATAGATTTGGCTTAATGATCCAGTAGAGAAATCTATGGGTATTATGGACCTGCCAGAAGACATGGTTTCATCTGTAGTAGAAATACCTACCGATGAGAAGCGTAATTGGGAGATAAGAAATGATAACACGCTCAAAGCAAAGAGAAACTAGCCACGTTTATGGAGTTAGGAATTTGCTTCTTCTAATGTAATTGTTTCCAAAGATGGCTAGACTATTATAAACCCAGAGTATGTAGACACACTTGTAAAGATGCGCCAGGATGCCATAGATCTTTCTAAAGTTCTTAATGAACCTACTATTCAAGATTTATCTTCGGCTTATGATGAGGCTGCTACATAGGTTGTTAAAATTCTTAACTACATGGGTATACCATTTGACAGAGAAGCACTTGATGCTTATACATACTAGGTAAAGGATGAGTCTAATGGCAAAAATCCTATGCTAGCATAGCTTTAGGCTTTATAGATGATGCTTGGTGGTTCTATGTAGAAGAAAAATGGCTCAAAAAATAACTACAAATGGAAGTCTAATAAGCAGACCGGCTCTTTATCGTATTTTATTGATTTGCTTGACAAGTATAAGGGAAAACCTTATCTTGAAACTAAACAGTCAAAGAGAAACAAGGATGTTGTTACAGTTGACCAGTTGTTTGTTGGATACGGTTTAAAGACGCCTATATCAAAGATGGCTGAAGTTTATGCATAGACTAACCCATCTTCTACCGATGTAAGTATTAAGGGTCCAGATGGCGCTACATTGTATCCTATAAGCGAGAATAATGAAGCTTCTGATAAACTTCGTCATATAAATGATAATAAGGATGGCGTCGTTGAATAGATGATGTTATCACCATATGCTAAACATAGCTCTATTCTTAATATAGCTAGAAATGATCAGCTTGGAGATAGGCCTGGAGATAATACAAATAAGTTTAAGCTTAATGCATTTGTTGGAATAAAAGATACCAGAGAGAATACTGGAGATGATTACTTTGGAATAACACCTCTTGCAGACTATATTTCAAAGATGGTTATGAAGCATAATAATATGCTTGTGTTCCCTACAATGGCTGATAAAAAGACATGGTATTCTATATCTTATGATCCTCTTACAAAGGATGCCGAAGGGAAGATATTATCTGACGGCTTATGTGTTCACGACCTTATTACGTATAACCATACAGATGAAGCAGGTAAATGGAATGCTATGCGATTCTCAGAAGGTACTCTTAATAGATTTGTTGGATATTTCAACGATGAGCTTGAATCACTTAAACAATACTACGATAGAAAGAATATAGCATACTTTGTAAATAATCCAGGAAGAGCAAGAGATAACTTCCATGGAAAGATTAAGGATGGTAGAATGAATATGGCCGGAAACGGTGGAATGTTCAGATACTTCTATGACGCTATAAAGATAAAGGATGACAATGGTAAAGAGATGAATCTTAACCAATATCTTGAATTCCTTTACAACAAACAGTAGTCTATAGAAAAGAACCCTGTTAAGAATGGCGGTCTTGGTACTATAAGGGAAGGTGATAACGAACTTGATGGATTTGAACTTATAAGAAGATATATAAACGATCTTAACGATTAGGTTAAATTAGATCCGTCTATGCTCAAAGATGGCATAAACCATATGCTTATATCTAGAGTCAGTGATGAGTTCCAGACTATATCTGATGACGGTTCTACAAAGGTTGTTTATTTTGATGGTAAAACATATCTTCCTAGAGCAATACCTGTACAGATACTTGATTACTATCATAATAGATTCGGAAAGAGCGGAAGAGTATTATCCGACTACTACGAAGATGAAGCTGGTAATGTTGCTGACTGTACATTATCTGCAATAGCTAACAATGTAGCAAACGAGATGATCTCTACAATAGAGATTGAGAAAGTATTTACTGGAGATCCTGCTTATTATAAGTGGCAATACAACAGAAAGGTTCTCGATAAGTTTACTGTTGACGGCAGTACTTAGGAAGTAAGAAGATTGACCGCTAAGGACGCTGATAAGATTAAACGTTTGGGAGCTATACTTTCTCCAGGATAGAATCTTAGAACAGAATATTCTAATAGGGAGATACAAGAATTTAAAGATCCAATAAGTGGTAAAGAAGAGCTTAGGGGAAGTAAATATACAGTTCTTAATATAAACGATATTGTAGCTAGATCTAAGTTTATAAATGACATTTAGACTCAGTTTGGAAGACAAATACTTGCAGATGAAATTAGATCCAATCCAGAATGGTTTGACAAGATTGTTGAGAAAGAGTCTAAAGAATCGGGCGAAAAGCTTACAAGAGAAGGATAGATTACTAAGATGTATCTTAAAGATAATTATTACAAATCTATTCTTGATAAGGCTCCAAAGAGCGTGAAAGAAGCTGTTGATATTCGATCTAAACAATAGATGTCCCCATACGAAGAGATTACTGTATCAGATGCATAGGTTTGTATTAGACCAGCTTTGTATAGAAAGATCCGTATGAACCTTGGTAACTGGACTACAGAGCCAGATGAGTCCGGATATTCTGACGAGGAGGCTTATAAGATACTTGAAACTGATGGTTCGTGGATGAATGATCCAGAGAAGGCTAGAAAGGTTAGTAAACTTCAGTTATTCCCTCTTAAGATGACCTATTTCAGCAACAGTCCTACAGAACTTGGTCCTGGTATATTCTAGAATCTTCCTGTGTATAATAAGATGGCTATTTTCCCTATGTTTAAATATGCTACATAGAGCACGTCTGGCAGACAACTTTATGACCGCATGAATAAAGATGGTAACGAGATTGATATGATAGCATTTGAATCAGCTGTTAAGGTTGGTGATAATTAGAATAGATATTCTCCATACAATAAAGATGTAAAGATTATAGATGGAGATATAACAACTATGGATGATGCTATCAATAATGAGTCTGATCAGTATATTGACAGATCTACAGGAGAGGTTAAAGCTAATACGACTGAAGGAAGTAAACTTTCTGTATAGATATAGGACCTTAATGGAATTCGTATGCAGCTCAATACTGATGCTCATGAGGCTACCGAAAGATCTATTGGTACACAGATGTTTAAACTCGCATTCTCTAACTTATTCGATAATCTTAAGTATGGCTTGAATAAAGCAGACTGGCAGGGTTAGAGTAAGCCTTCTAGATATGGTAGAGAAATAAAAGCCGATCTTATGGCTTGTATTAATGCTATGACTATGCTTGGTATTAACAAAGTATAGGATAGATTCTATTCTTAGAATGATGAAGGTAGGTTTACCCATATCAACTAGAGATAGGTTAGAAATCTTGTAGAGACTATTGTTAAGAATAATGGTCTTGGCGTATCTGCTGAAGAGATTATTCATAATGGTGGTGTTGTAGCATCGCTTATGTCTAGAAAGGTGTTTGAACAAAGTGTATTCTCTGCAGTTAGTAAAGATGTAATAGACATATAGACTAAAGGAGGTTCTGCTGTCCAGCAATCTATATTTGGCTTTACAGGCTTTGACGATGATAGTGTTAGATCTTACGAAGATGGTGATTATCATTTGCTTAATGGTGGTAGAGAGATTAGATGGAATACATAGAATGGTAGTATGGAAGTTATGCTTTCTATAAACTTCTTTAGACCAGTTGTTCCTCAAGAATATCAGAAGACATATGGTATGATGAGACAGTGGCTTATCGACCATGATGTTATTAATGGTAAAAAGACTGATGGATCTCAATCTCACCCTAAGCCTTTTGGTATTGGTTACCGTATTCCTACACAGGGTATGTCATCTATGTTTGCTATGACTGTAGCAGATGTACTTCCTACTCAGTCTGGTGACACAATAGTAGTACCTAGAGAGTTTACTGCTCAGACAGGTTCGGATAAACTACGTCAATGTTCGAACCTGTATAATATAAAAAATTCCTTTAATTGCTGGGAACTCCACATATAATGGACAATCAGCAGCCAAGTCTCTATTTAATACGTTTATAGAGAAAGGTTCAACGACTAAAATTAAATCATAAATAAACATACGTATATCGTTATGAAAACAAAAATTACAAAAAAAAGTAGAAATTTACTTATAGCATTATTGCTTGGAGATGGAACAATATGTAACAATAATGTATTTAAACTTGCTCATGCAGAGCAATAGAAAGACTATTTGGAATGGAAGATTAAATAGCTTAATGACGCAGGTATAAGAAACAATGGATTGAAAACTTATGTAAAAACTTGCGGTTATAATACAGGAGTAAATGTATATTATACACAGCTTAATATAATTCCATTTATAAAAGTGCTAAGAAGAATATTTTATAAACCTAAAAAAGTTTTAGGAAATAGAAAACTTCTTAATAGACTAGATGCTAGAGGCATTGCTATTTGGTATATGGACGATGGTCATATAAACATTCGTAAAGATAAAAATGGTAGACCTATGGGATTCTATATAAAAATAGCAACATGTTTGCCAAAAAACGAACTTCAGATAATAATAGATTATTTTAAAGAAGTTTGGGACGTAAATTTCTATATGTTTCACGAAGGCAAAAAAGAAGATAGCTTTTCTTTATGTTGCGGAACTAAAGAAGGTTTAAAATTTATAAATATAATTAAAAAATATGTGCTACAAGTTCCATCGATGGTACATAAAATACAATATGATTTAAGCTAGAGGAGACGTCCTCTAGATGTACCCGAATAGGGGAAATTGGGAACGGAGAAATCCGAAGAGATAGTCTGATCTGCATAGTAATATGCAGTTAACATAAATGTTTGATGTCGATAAACTGTTTATTGCTACTATGTCTTACACAAATGGTGAATTAGATACTATTACAGAAGAGTAGGAGAAGCAAATATCTGATATATTCTCTAGTAAGGTAAAAGGATCTAAGCAAAATGCAGTACAGAAAATTTTGTAGCAAGCTTCTTATGGAGCCATATAGAATAGATTGCTCAATAATTACATTGACATTATATCTGATACAAGAAACTTTTCTAATGCACGTGCTTCTATCGATACAATTACAGACGTTATCAAGTCAGAGATCCTTCCTCACTTAAAGAGTGGGTTAAGTGAGTATAGACCATCTATGTATGAGCTTACTCCTTCATTTCAGTCTAGACGTAAGATGGAGTTCTCTACAGGTAAAGACGGTATTGGTCCATTCGCATTGAATGTAACAAATATGGCTCTTACATAGTTTGCGCATTTGTCTATGAGATACGGAGATAATCAATTTGGATTCCATGACCTTGACTAGGTTCTTGGAGAAGATGGAGAACGTATTTCAGACTGGTTGTCAGCTATGGTTAATGCCCATGTGGACGTTGCTAAGGATCCATATATCTTTGATCTTAATATTAACTCTGCTACATATAATCATGTAAACTTCTTACTTAGAGCAGGAAAAGGTAAGGCTACATTCTCATTTATCGCATAGCCAATACTTAAAAAGTACGGATAGTTAATGGGTTCTGCCAAGGGTACATTTGGAAAGAACTTCAAGGCTGACGGAAAGTCTTAGGAGCTGAATAATCATTCTTAGATATACAGCTATCTTCTTAATGTAACTAGACAGAATCTTGCTGATAAGCTTGGTTTAAAGAATTTGTATAAGACATTTAAAAAGAAGTCTGGTGGCGTATCTTATGTTCTTAACGAAGACTATGTAAAGAAACATAGAGACGAAATCATTGATTCTATTAAGAACTCATTAAAGTCTGACGGTGAAAAGAATAAAGATGTAATAAATAAGTATGCTTTAGATATATTTAATCTTATCATAAACAACGATAAGGATATATAGTGGAAAGATGCTATGAACTTTGATAAGGGTATTTATGCTATAGAGCATGCCGATTCTACATTTGGCTTGTATTATCAAATGCTATCATTAAGATCATTTGGTAAGATAAAGACATATGCAGACGAGCTTGCAGACCTTGTAAAGGTGTCTAAGATCGACACAAAGAAGTTTGGTAATAACATTTCTTCACATATCAACTTTAAGAATACATACGAGCAGTTTAAGTATGGAGACCATAAGGTTGAGTGGTATATAAATGACGGAAATAAATACGAGTAGAAGATTGATGAAAAGACTGGAGAGGAGTTAACTCCTACTGAGACGACAGCTGCTCTTATGAGATACTTCCATAATCTGTTCTTAGATTCTAAGTTCTATAATTCTACAGAGCTTGTATAGAGAATACTGTAGAATCAGACGTTCTCTGCTACTCCTTTATATGCTAATCTGCTTAGAACAGCTCTCGCTAGCTTAAATGCTGATGAATAGTTCTAGGGGTATACAAAGTGGAGATTTGATAAGGATGGTAATTATACTGGAACTCCTTACGATGGATACAAATAGGTAATGAAAGATGATGTTGTACAAGCTATTGGTTCATCAATAGAAAGTATGTTAAGATTCTAGGCACTACTTGACTTTGCTCCAAAGATTGAAGCTACAGATGATTACACTGGTCCTATAGACTTTACATTTGGTGGAGATAGATAGGAAATAGAAAGGAATTATAAACGAATTCTGTATGGAGACAAAGAAGGAGATGAGTATGGCAGAAACACAATATTCCAGAACCTTGCTAATCTTATGCAGGATATAATAGATGATCCAGATTCTGATGAAGCTCAAGGCCTTGTAGATTAGGATGGTGTTATCAGTAATGAATTATTCGAATATCTTAGACCGTAGACTGGAATAAAAGGTTCAAGCGTAGGAAGAATGATGCTTTCTAAGACGTAGATGAATGTTGGTGTAGAACAGAAGTAGAGACTTATGTCTGCCTTTGATTAGTTATTAACTCATCCGTCTGAAAGAGTTAGAAGAGTAGCTAGGGACTTGGCTATATACGCATATTATTCCACATATGATACTAATAGTGCTTATTCTTTCTCCGATATAATCCCGCCTAAATATAGACGTCAGTATGATAGAGCTCTTAGCTTGGCTCTTGATTCTAGAACCAGAAACGGATACCAGCATAAGTCTTTAGAAGATGCATAGTTGATGGCTAATGATATCCTTGACGTAATAGCAAGAAACCTTTATAAGAACGACGACGTTGTTCCTATGTATTTCGAAGATAAAAGAGATATCATTAAATATGAAGGCACCGTTCTTAAAGTGGATGGTATAAAGAAAAAGGTTAATGCTCTTCTTGTTTCTAATTCTAGAAGTATACCTAAGTCTAGATACTTTAAGATCAAACGAGGAGATCAATATGTTGTTTATAGATATGCAGGCGCAATCGAAGGCTTAAATAAAGAAAACAAAGCCTTAGAGACCAAGAGAGTTTACATGATTGTTCCTAAGTTTGGATTACAAATAAAAGGTACATAGCTATACGAATTCATGCAGGGCTCTGAAGGTGTTTCTATATTTGATGAAAACAAACTGCCTAGCACATTTAAAGCTGATAAACTTTTGGATTATGCCGAGCAGTATGCGAAAGATCTTACAGAGTCTTTGTCTAAAGATTAGAAGAATAGAAAATCTAAACAAAAAGACGAATCTAAGCAAGTTGTTATGTACAGATTCTCTTCAACTATTAATCCTCTGAAGATAAATGGTTCATATTATGAAGTAAATCCTAATGATAACAAACTTAACAACAAGGTTACAAATGAAGATGGTTCTGTAGAATTTGTATCAGCTATTAATCCTATTAATAAGATTGAGTAGGATATAAAGAGTTCTGGAGTTGATATAAATATTAACAATGCCAATTTGTAGCAGATTGTTGAGTAGACTCAGTCAAGATAGAATATTGGAATATATAGTTTCATACATTTTAATGGAGATACATCTAAGTTTGAACCATCTAAAAAGTAGGTAGACGATTATATAAAGCAGAAAGAAAGTGAGTATGAAGATACTCTTGCTCATAATTTAACTAAAGCTCAACGCAGATAGTTTATAGCAGAATATTCTAAGAAGCTCAAAGACGAAGCTCCGGACGTATTGTTGTAGAAGAATGTAAATGACAAGGTTGATTCTATTGTAAAGGACTTAATTTCATCAAGTGTAACAAACTTTACAATATTGTCTACCGGTGATGGTGTTATAGAGCAAGCTGGAGCGCATTCAGCTATGCTTAATCAGTCTAATATAACATCTACACTTGGACCTTGTAGGGTATACATTCTCGGTAAAACTATGAGCAACCCAGATTCTTTGGAAGCAGAGAAGTAGAAATATATACTTGATGACGTTGATGTTAAAACCGACGAACAAGAAGGTACTGAAGACGATATTAGTATGTTGTAGGGCGCAGCTGACGATGCTGTTACAAATATTGAAGATATTCAGAACGCTCGGTCTGCGGATGACCTGTTATCGTAGATAGAAGATTAGAACAAACAAGAGTCTACTCCTGGTGTTGATGACCCGAACGAAGATGCTGGAAGTTTAGATGATTTATTGTCTTAGATTGGAGCTTTGTCAGAAGAATCTAAAGAAACAAATGATAATAAAAAGTGTTAATTATGTTTTGTCCTTATTATAAAAATAAAGATGTTTTTGATGGCTTTAACAATATAATATAGGCACTTGGTGGTAAACCAATGACAGAAGAGGAATTTAGGTCCGCAGAGCTGAGAAATCAGCGACGCGGGCTTGATTACTCTGCTATGGAAGCAGCCTATAAAGCCTATCATGCTAATAATGGCAATCTTATGGATTTAGCTCCAAATGGCTAGCCATCATTAGTATTTCAACAGCTATTGTAGATATACAATGGCGATATAAATAAAGCCATAAAAGCTAAAACTAATTTATATTCAAAGACGTTTAGAAAGCACTTTGGAGATTGGCTTAGCGATAGTATCAGTAAGGATAAAATTGATATTAACGGAGAGCCTATACTTCCTTTTGGAGAGTCATTAGAAAAAGCAAAAGCCTCTGCTTCACTTAGATCTAAGATTGGTATACAAAACAAATTTAAAAGATCTAATGTATATTCTACTTTCGGCGAATCTATATCAAGCGCTTTATAGAGTGGGAAAGAATAGTTTAGCAAAGATATTGTTTCCAGATTCTCGTAGTTGAGATTATTCTCTCCATAGAATGAAAAGCTTGCAGAAGTTTTATAGCGTCACGAAATACCTACTGTTTTCAAAAATCACGAAGATGGTAGCTTAATGAAGACTTATACAGTAGATGGCAAAAGCGCAATATCTATCGACCCATAGATAGCTAACAATGTATCTAATCAGTATTTGGCTGACACATATCTACATGAAATAATACATGCTATAACAACAGATCCTATAAACGACGCAAAAACTAAGGAAGATATTAAATTCAGAGACTAGAATAGAAAGGTCTTTAATATATTTAACAAACTGTTTCCTAAGGAGTTATTTAGCAGAATGGATATGTCTGGCCTTTACTATTGTCTCGAAAACGAAAAAGAGTTTGCTTCTGAATTCGCTACAAGACAAGATGTAAGAAGCATGTTGTACCAGAGAGCTATTCTTGAAGATAAAAAGAATAACAAGGCTCCAATTCTTGCGTTAAAAAACCTTGTAAATAGCCTATCTAGATTATTAGCAAACAGTAATGTATTTAATACAAATAAAGACCAATTAAAGCTGTATTAGAATACTGCAGCGTCTTATCTATTCAATAGACCTATTCTTAAATTTGATGGCTTGTAGGCGTCTAAAATAATCCAGGAAGTATATAAATCTTTAGATAATTCTGTGCTATCAAACGATCAGATGTAGTAGACTAGAGAAGATTTGATTAGAGCAACTAATTATGCAGAAATTAATAATTCTATGCGAGTTGATAGAATTAATGATAACGATCTTGGACTTAATACACGAGACTCAGAAGAAGTAGCATAGAATAGAATAGAAGAGATGTGTAATAACATAGCTACTGCCTTATCAAAGAGATAGGCTGCTATTAAAGTATCTTAGCTTCCAGAAGAATATAAGAGTGAGAATATAGAGATACTTAGGTCTCAAGTTTAGTCTTTTAAAGATCGACTTGGAGGTACATTCTATTCAATAGCTAGTCTTGTTCAATAGATTGCCCCATAGCTTCTTATTGATTCTAAAAAGATACACAAGATAAGACAAGATAATATGACTATAAGCGATGCTGAGTATATGTTCTTAGCACATGATAACTTTGGTACATATTAGAAGATTTTATCAGAGATAAACAGTGCTCTTAATTCTCCTACTGTAATAGATTTACTCATAAGGGAATTATAGGATAAACCACAATAGGATAGAGCTACTGTTAACGATATACAAAGAATAATATAGATTGTACAAAGTTCTGAAGCTGTAGCAGCAGATGCCACGTCTCTTATGTCTGAGATCCTCATTAATAACATGAAGAAGAGGTTTGCATAGATAGGTAACGATGTTCATTCTCCTACAATAGCAGATTACATTAACCATCTTAAGACTATAGGATATGATACAAACTGGTTCTATACTACTGTAGGTTCTATGGATTCTGCTAAAGATGAAGCTTTAAGAGCAATGGCTTATCTTATAGATAAAGCTACTCATAAAGCTGATAGAGATACCCATGACAGAGTCGTAGAACTTATGCAGCTTAAAGAATAGCTTAAGTTTGGCGAAAGTGTTCTTGATCTTTATGAGGTTGATGATAACGGATTTACTACAGGTTATTTGGTAAGAGACCTTAATTATGGTAAATTTTTCAGAAAGAGATAGGAGTTTATGGAAAAGCTTAATCTCAAATACGGATTAGACCCATCTAATAGAGAATAGCCAAAAGGTGATGATGGTGTAAAATGGAGTAAAGAAGTAAATGATTGGTTAAGCAAAAACTGCCATAGGAAATATAAGAAAGAATACTACGAAGCATTTGCAAATCTTTCTGCAGATACTATGAGAGCACGTGATTCTATCCAGATATAGATTAAAGCCATAAAGTAGAGCTGTAAAGACGAGTTTGGAAATTATCATTTTGATAGACTTACAGATTCTGAATGGAATACCCTTAGAGGTTTGTATATACAAAAGAAATAGTTAGCTTCTGACTATGACATAAACGGAGAGCTTAAGATAGAAGGAACTCCAGAATACCGTATAGCAAAAGAGCTTTAGAAATTGAACGAGACGCTCTTTAATTCTTCCGATAAAGTTAAGAAGGATACAAAGAGATGGTAGGCTGATAGGAATAAAATTATTCAAGAGTGTGGTGGTCTTGAAGAAATGGCTAAAGGTGAAGATGGTAACTTCGATTTCAATAAGCTTAGAAAATGGGACTCAAGAAATAGTAAAACTAGACTTAAGGTAAACGAAGAGACTGGTAAGGCATTACTTTGGGAAACTATCGATAATGAAGCAGAGAAGCCTGTATATGCAATAATTGTAGATGGAGTCAGCGACCATGGAGCTAGATATGAAGAATTGTAGCAACAGAAGTACAACATACTGTCTACATATAGAGATTACAATACTGGTGATATAAACCCATCTAAATTGTAGAAGTCTATACAGAATAAAATACAAGCTATAGACAAAGAGCTAGCTAAGATTAGAAAACAAGCTGTAAGAGAAGATAAAGATTTAAAGAAACTTGCTAAAAATCGTGCAAAAATTTTTAGAAAATATGCTAAGCCTTCACTGACTGACGTGTATAAAGAAATGCACAGGTTGGCGGTTCTTAGAGATAAGGAAGAGCCAGGTTACCTTGATACCTTTTAGAGAAATACTGGTAGACTTGTGGAGGATGTAGAAGGAGAAATATCATGGCAAGCTAAACCTTGGTTTAGAAAAGTAGTTGCAAAGTAGGCTTACTACGACAGATTTATGGAGGTATTGCCAGGAGATGGTTATCTCAACTCTGATGAGAACAACGATTTACTCGATAAGGATTTCGACGAGAGTTACGGATAGGCATTTGTACCCAAAAAGGAATTGTACGACAATTCTAAACAGTATAATAAGATTATGAAATCTAAGACTCTTAAAGCTCTTTATGATAAGACGTATCAAACAATTAAAGAGTCTAACGAATTGTAGACAAATAGAAACTATGTAGACAATTATCTTCTTCCATAGATAACTGGCTCTTTCTTTAAATACCTTAAAAAGCATAGCGGTAAATGGAGAATGGCTTGGGACTTTATTAAAACTGGTAATGTAGACCCATCTTCTTCTGGAGGCGCTCTTAGAGAATATTTTAAAGATACCGTTGGTATTGGAGAGAAAGGATGGGAACAAGATGGTACATACGGATAGTTTATTGATTAGGCGTTGTCTGACCAGGATCAGTTTGGAGATATTATCAACTCGAAAGACCATACATTCGGTAGTGAAATAAGCGGAGAACGCCCAGATGGTAGACAGCTTAATATGATACCATAGTACTACACCAGAAGGCTTAAGGACGCATCATAGCTCTCATCTGATTTAATAGGTATACTTGGAGAGTACTACAACTAGTCTTAGAAGTACAAGAACAAGAAGTAGATAGAAGCCACATGTGAATCTATGGTCGATATGATTGAGAATAGAAATCATGAAAAGGTATCAATTACTGGTAGTATAGGAAATCTTAAGAGAACTACTAGAAATGTTACCGGAAAGTCTTCTAATACATATAAGGCTGCTAGAAAATTCTTGGATATGAACCTGTACAATATACGTTCGTCAAGAATGTAGGCCAATATATTCGGCAGATAGGTTAATATGGGCAAGGTGGCTTAGTTATTCCGAGCTGCTACAACACTTGTAAACCTTGGCTGTAATATAGCCGTAGCAGGAACTGGTTTCACTACTGCTACATGGGCATATATTGTAAATTCTATAGTTGGATAGAAATATAGTTTTTCAGATGCTTGTGCTGCTACTAGATTTGTCTTACACCATTTAGTTGAAAATGGTATGGGCGCAAAATATATAGAAGATCACAATTCTAAAGACCTATTAATGCTTATAATGGAGCATTTTAATGTAGCAAGTCAGCTTGAGAGAAAAATGAAGGATTCAAATAGAAATAAGTTCATAAATGCCATAACTCATAACTGGGCATTCGGCGGACTTACTATGTTTGATTTTTGCGCTAAGGCTCCTATAGCTATTTCTACTATAATGTCTTACAGATATTACAATGGAGAGTTTACAACCAAGGATGACGTTATAATGAATAACATCCTTAATCCAGAAGAAGCTAAAAAGCAGATTAAAGAGTGGAAGAAAGGAAAAAGCTTGCTGTCTATTATGAAAGAAGAAAATGGTAAACTTACTGTAGATAAGCAGTATTACAAATAGTATAAACAGATAGAAGACGTACTCCATTCTAGAATTGAGAGATATGCAGAAAATGCAGATGGTATGGCTACCGAATCACAAAAGGCTGCTATTACAACAAATGCATTAGGTGCTGCAGTTTTGGTTCATAGACAATATTTCCCTCTTATGCTTCAAGAGAGATTCGGAGATACCGTATGGGATAATTCTACCCAGCAGTTTAAAGGTGGCTCATTTAGGTCTGGATTACAATTACTTAATGTGTTGTCTAAAGGATATTCTGATGAAGTAAACCTCTAGAACTTCTAGGTGAACAGAAAGAAATCAATCTTAACTGGTCTTACAGCAGGTGCTGCATTAGGCTCATTCTTGCCTATTGTAGGTCCTATGGCTGGTGTTGCTATAGGTTCTGCCATTGGTGCATTATTGTGCGCTAGAGCGAAAAACTCTAGGTCTTTACAGAGATATTTGTACGACGATTCATCAGAAAGTTAGGCTAGATTATGTAGATTTAGACGTCAGCAATTAAAACGTCTTGCAACTGAAATTGCTTTATATAAATTAGTTGTTTGCCCTGCTGTTGCCTTAATATGTGCATATGCAGATTCTGATGATGATAATAAATTAATGCAGCTACTTGCATATATTGCCGTACGCACAAAATGGGAGGTATTTACTCCTTATCGTTTCGACGATGCATTAAATAACTTTAAGACAGTATCAGCCCAAACTGGTACTTTGGACGCCATTTAGAACGTCGCAAAATCAGTTCCAGAATACGCATTATATTCCATTATGCCTCGAGGGTCGCTATTGGATACTTTCCTAGGTGGCTCCATTAACGATTATGATTCAAGTATATAGCGAGGTATTTACTCTGATTACAATATTCCATTTACAGATACTGAATGGAATAAAGCTTCAAGAGATATGTTTAAAGCAACACCATTTCATCATGCTTATGAACAAATCCTTGACTCAAAGAGTAAAAGAAGCTATTACGAAAATCAAATCATTCAAAATAAATCTTCAGATGACCCATTATACAATTGGGCTTTAGATAAATTTAATAAATAAAAAAAGACCCCGACTGCTCTCACGAGTGGCCGGGGTTTATTTATTCACTAATTCAAAACTTCTGGGGAATAGTATCCCCAGTATATTGCGTTATCAACTACATTCTGCTTTGTTAGAATATCAAATCCACTTTGTTCTATACAAGATACTTCAGCCTTCTTTGCTTTCGGTATTTCGTACAAAACTTCAAGAAGAACCTTACTATTGGATTCTACATCAACCTTAGAGTCAAAATAATATTCACTCTCAGATTGTTTGTATATCCAATAACGCTGTGCAACAGAAATAGGATTATAAAGAAGTCGTATATACTTCTTTTCTCCTACTGTAACTATTTCTGAAGAATAAAGAGCATTTGTAGTTAATAATTCCCTATTCGTTATTATATAGGGAACTACAAATATAGAGTTATTTTTAAACTTCTCTTTATTAAACATTCAAAATTGCTGCTTCTAATTCTTCGCCTGTAGCACAATTCTCAAAATCGTCTACATTAAATGTATTCTCAAGATTCATAACATTAAATGTGTTTTCTAACACTTCAACATTCAAAGTTTCGTTTTTCATTTTACTCATAGGTTTAAAGTTTCACTACCGTCTCCATTATAATATTCATAGCTATGGTCCCAGTTATCTGTTCCCAAATGCCATAAATACACTTTCATAAAATCATGTATTGCTATTTCTCTAGAATTAATCTGAATTGAATCTAATCCGAAAACTCTTATTTCATTACTGCCTGTTGTATCAATAGCAATAATATAAAACTCAAATCTCCATTTGTCGAAGTCATCAATCATTTTTAACACGTTTTCAAAATACCAATATACCGCATCTTGATAAAAGCATAATTGTCTACAGTAATCAAATTCTTTCATACTGTCTTCAAAATGCCATAACTTAGCTGTAGTTTTGATATCCATAATTGTACACGTTCTTGAGTCAAAGTCAAATGTACAACTATCAAGCAACGATTTACATGCAATAGGAGTATATGCTCCATGATTCAATTCATCTTCAGCCCAATAGTCCCAGTTTATCTGGAACTCATGGTATACGTGTATGCTTCCATGATCACCAGCTCTTCGTATTAGTTGTCTTGCTAGTTTATGTTCTCCAACATTATGCTGAATCTTCATAAGCTGGTCTAAGTCATACTGAGATATAAGTATTTTCTTAGACTTGATAGCTTCGATATAATCCTTATACTCTACGCTTATTTTAAGTGCCTCTGAGAGGATTTTATCTTCGCTCTTGCCAACTATACTATAGGACTTGCGATAGGCTTCTGAGAGCTGTTTATTTAGCTCTATTTCAACGGTATTTATTAAGTTTTCACAGAACTTTTGTGCTTGCGCACTTTTAGGCTTGTCGCCATCGAACAGAACGTAATCATTCCAGAATTGATCTGGCTGAAGCAGGAACTCATGTATCATGGTTCCTTTACGTAACTGTGGCAAATCTAAGCCTTTCTCTTTACCATCCAGCATATTACGAAAATAGGCCGGCCCTTTATTTAAGAACCAGCCTATCGCGCTGTTACTAATGCGTGTATTATCTTCGTAGTATGGAATGTCGTATTCCGGTATTTTGTACTCTGGTATAATCATTAACAACCTGAAGAAAGAACGTCATCAAATTTCTCTTTAAGGCACTTTGCATTAGCCTTCTTTCTTGGATGAGGCTTTATAGAGCCCTTAGATGAAAGGTTCATATCCTCAAATAACTCCTCGTATGTAACAGTAGGATAATCGTTAGCTTCCTTTACAAAAGATGCTATATTATCAAAACTGCATACTTCAAAGTTATCCTTGATAAAGTCTGTTAAAGACTTAACTTCTTTCTTGTCGTTAAGCTTGTCATTCAATACCTCCATTATAAGAGATGGAGACATCTCATCAAATTCACGCCAATAGCGGATACGAGAACAACGGTCTATCAGGTACTCTGATATCTCATTGTCATCATTACATGTAAACAAAATCATATGCTTACCCTTGGTATCAGAACCATCTAATACCTGTAACAATACAGAATCGTCATAATCCTCAAGAACTTTATCAAGTTCGTCGAACAAGAAACAAACGCTTGTGTCGCCAAGCTTTTCTACAAGATTTCTAAGGATATACGGACGTATGTTTTTGTCTATATTTATAATTGGAAGACCACTCTTATTGGCAATCATCTTAGCCATTACGGTCTTTCCTGATCCCTTCAATCCTGCAAGCATTACACCAGTAAATCCGCTTTCAGACAAATTATAGCTATTAATAACCTTATCTATAAAGCGTTCGTCACGCTGTGTACAATATACCTTAAAAGGTAAAGATAAGCCGCTAGTCTCTTCGAGTGATATTGCGTCTGTATAACGGTCTACGTCAATACTGTAAACCATTCCTGGAGTTAAATCACACTCAAGACCTTCTGTGTTAAACTTAAAGTTTATACTCTTACCTACTTTCAAAAATTTCTTTTCCATATTTACTGATATTATAATACTCAAATATTGGTTATTCATCTAATTTAATAGATGGGTATTTTTTAACAAAATCAAGTTTTGCTTTCTTTAGTTTGTTTTCCAGCTCTTTGATTTTGTCTAATTCGTACTCATATGTATGAACATAATGTTTTCGTTTTAAATGCACATCATTGTATGTGTTATTGTATAACGATGTACACCATTCTAGATTATCAACACAATTGTTGTGTTTATTTTCATCTTTATGGTTTAAAACTGGTTTATTTTCAGGATTAGGTATAAAAGCGTTTGCAACTAATCTATGAACCGCAAATGTTCTACCTCTATCTAAATTAGATAAAGCTACATACAAATATCCATTCGTTTTGTTTTCTACGCATGTCATCATATGTTCTTTTACTGTTCTATATTTCCCTTTGTATCTACCGGGACATTTATGCTCCAAACACTTTACTCTACCAAGATTACTAATTTGGTATAATCCTTCAAAATTTTTTATATCTTTCCAAATTTCATTCATAATTTTGTGATTTTATCTTTTCAACCAATTCATCTACTTGTTTGTGATTTCTCACAATATAATAACGCATTTTACTGTTATGTCGTTTCAAGTAATGCTTAAAAAGTTTCCATCTTAATGGAAATGAATCACCCATTAATCCTTTGCATTCTATTACAAAAGATCGTTTTTTATATTTACCAATAAAATCTGGAAGATAAGTTATTGCTCTTACATGTTCGCCGAATATCTCGAATTTATCCAGTAATACGAAATGCTTTGGCTCATATTTAACTGGTATCCCAGCTTTCATAAAAGCTTCATAAGTATAGCATTCGAGTTTACTCCTAAAATGGAGACCATACTTATCGACTTTTGTCGCATTCCGTACTCTGCCTTTGGATTTCTTTTTGGATTTCTTTTTAGATTTCTTGCCTATCATAATAAAAATTCTTTCCCCTTATCTTGGATACAGAAGTTTTATCAAAATAGACAATTTCGCCATCAGTTACTTTTTGTTCACCTCCATGATGGACACACGTGCATATACATCCATCTTCACTATAACTATCCCAGATAGTCATCTGCAATTTGTTTGGAAGATAAATACGCATAAATCCACCTTTGTCGAGATGAACTTTCTTAGTCAGCTTCTTTGTAAGCCATTTATGCAATAGAGGAGACATTACTGCACCTCCCAGCACACCTAATAGGCATCCTATTACTACATCAATCATATTTCTGTAACGTTTTTGTTAACCAGTCTTTCATGGTGCTAAATCCGTTGTCACGAACAGCATCTGATAGATCTTTGGCTTTAAATTTCTTATTAATGAAAAAAGCATCTATTTTGTATTGTTTACTATATTGTCTAGCCTTAAGCATACCGGTTTGATCTCTATCATACAGTATAACTATATGTTTCCATTTGGAACGTAGAGACCTGAGTATATCTTCAGGTATAAATACAGTTTCACTAGCAGCAGCTATTGCATTAAAACCCATCTCGTAGCAACACATCACATCTTTCAGTGACTTTGTTATTATGAGTAGGTCGCCTCCTTCCTTAGGCAATTCGGATAATCCCTGTACGTGCCGATTCGTCAGATTGGTACGCCATTTAGTAAACTTGGAAGCAAGTGGACGATAAATCTTAAACTTATCATACACTTTATATGCATACATAGGACTATTTTCTTTGTAGATACTCCGGACGATACTATTACAAAGAAAGTATTTAATGCTGAATACATTGAACTTCTTTAGGGTATCAATATGTATTCCAAACTGTTTCCAGTATTGTTTGTCTACATTAGTAAACGGCTGTCGAACTATTCCGATATCGGTATCTCCTTTCGGTGCATCGTACGTATTTGTCCTTACTGTTGTGTTAGGATTTATTCTGCGTACGATTCTCAATAATTCTCGTTCAAGTTCTTCTCTAGTCGTTATACCTTTGTATTCTTTTAGGAACTTAATAGCATTTCCACACTCTCCAGTTCCAAGGTCTTTCCACAACAGTCCTCCAGTTTTGGAATGGAATATTCCAAATGAAGGATTCTTATCTCCAGACCTTAAAGGACTATTCATAAGCTTTCCAACTTTGAATTGTCCTAGACAATACGTATAGATGTCTAAATCATTTACTTTGTCCAAGATGTCTCTCAAGGACATAGTAATCGCTGTTCTAGTACTATACATAACTTATAAGTTAGCACGTGTGGTTGGAATCGAACCAACAAAACGAAGCGATCTTTTCTGACCACTACCCAGGCTTGCCAATACTGTGTACACACGTAAATTGAGCAGTTTAATGACATGCTCAGGTCTACGTTGACGGACGTATAGCAGTTTACGGAGATGCTAAGCTCGGACTTTAGGTTATTCAAACCCGCACTTACGTAGCGTACACGCGTATGAAGTCTGATGCCAGGTAAGCTGTGCATCATAGATAATATCGGCCTTCACAGGCGGATAGAGCTATTACTTTCACAAGCTGTAACTCTTCTTATCATCAGAAATGTTGTGGCTCTGTAGGGATTCGAACCCTACTGGACTTTTGTCTATATAACAAACAAGAAAAATGATCAAAACGTCGATTTGAATAGTTTTCGCATTCGTCCATGCTTGTGTCTCACGACACCCTGCGAGCCTTATTGGAGGCATTTCACCTCCAAAGGGTAACTGAATTACCTAGCTCCACCAACGCCCTTTCATGGCAGTATTACCTCCCTGGGGCGTATCCACTTGCTGTATAGTTTGACACTCCTGCTATGTAAACGGTATAAGAACCATTTACCGGATTTCATACAATCAAGTAGTATTTCTATTTCTTCAGGCGTAAACCCCTTAAAAGGGAAGATCTGATGCGCCTGCTGCATCCGCAGTTTCCGGAGTAACGGTTGGTGGCATGTTAAGCGGATCGTTGTTCTCCTTATCGGCAACAACTGGTCGCTCCATAAGATCGTTCTTAAAGAGCTTAATCTGCGAATCTGTATTAGACATGTCTTCAACGAAGATTCCGAGCTTACTTACTTGAGTATAGCCCTTCTTGTCATAGATAACCTTCAAACGGAGCTTTTTCTTAGTAGCAATCATAGGATCAAGCATCTGCTTTGTCCAGTCAATCATCTCCTTGAATGTAGAAAGCTCTGCATCTGGTCTCTGTGGGTAGAAACAATCAAGAATCTGACAAACTCGTCCAAACTGAGCGTTATCACGCTTTTGCAAGTCTTCGTCTGTCTTAATATACATTCCCTTTGTATTCTTCCACTCTGTCATAGTAGCTGTCTGACCATCCTCATTCTCAAATACGATCTCAAGGAAATCGAGACCCTGAGGAGACTTGTTACAGTTTACCTCTTTAAGAGTGACATTCTGGTTGATGCCTACTGGCATATAACTACTATTACTAAATTCTTCGTTGCTAATTGCGGCTGTCTTTGTACTAAACATAATCTCTATTATTTTAATATACGTAATGCTAACATATCAAGTTTATTCTAAGCATAGTATGCTGCTGATCGAATAGACCGATATATCAATTTACTTAAATATTCTATCCCAATGTGTTGTAAGTGTCCCATCTTCATTACCTTCTGCAATGACGATATCCTTTCCGGCTATGTGTCTTGCACGAGCCTCCATGATGGTATCAGAGACACCACCCTTAAAGGATATGTGCGTTTCATTTCCTTTGCGATATACATAACCAACCGCATCGGCTAATCCACACACGATTTTACTCAGCTTACCAACTAAGTCGAGCTCTTTTGCAGAAACTTCAACACCATCCTTTTCAGTTACGGTGTCTTTAACGTGACCTACAAGAATAAATTCGTCACACAAATCTCGGAACATATCAACTACCTTCTTTACTGCGTCTCTAAGATACTTATAACCTGCACCGTTAGGCAAAGTTGTTACGTCTGTGCCGTCCCACTTCTTACCCATTGGAGTTTGGCGATAGAGTGTACAAGCATAGCTCATACAAATATCCTCAAGTCGTGTAGCATTGTCGATAGTGATATGCTTATAGAAATTATGACCTACTTCTTTATTCTTGGCACGAATGGCACTTGCTGCTTCTCCTAAATCATTGATCGTACGACACTGGATGGCCATCGCATCAACGAAGACAGAGCCTCCCTCAAGGTCTATGATAAGGTTATTATCCAGCTGTGCAAGACAAGATGTCTTACCAGCCTTTGGAAGACCATAGAGTATAAGATATCTAGGATTTTCAGAAACTGCAGGAATTTTACTAGTAGGTAATGTTAAACTCATGATACAATGATACTAAAAGTTTTAATTAAAGCTTAATGTTAATACTAATGATTGTCTTCTTAATCTCTGGACTAAGTGAAGAGATGAAGTTGTAATCACTAAAATCAGAGTAACTATAAATGTCGGTACCAATCTGAATCTCATCATTGTAGAAAATGATAGGGAGACCATTCTCAAGACGGTAAATCTTACCGAGCTTAATACCCTTCATAATACTCTTCTTCTTGCCATAGTTAGCAAGAATATCACAAGCCTTTGCGAACAAAGCGTCGCCCTTCAGAGGCTTGTAGATATAAGTATGATCCAACTCGTTGAACATGGCATCAATCAGATCGTCGTCCTCCTTCTTTGTGTTAAACAAATAAGAGTTGTTCTTCTTTACAGTAGAAAGAATAATATCATCGAGAATCTGAGAATAAATGTTACCATTGTTAGTGTTCTTAATGTTGTTGTCAGTAAACTTAATATCGTATGTTGTCATAATTCAGCCTAAATTTTAATTGCTTAACTTTCTATCAAGTTGTTATATGCTAAGTCATTCTGGAATTCAAGTATGCAGGGCTTTCCTGCGTCTCGATTCTTCAAGATGTGTAAATACACCTTGTTCTGAGTAGGTAAATGGCTCGGGCCGTATTCTTGTATTCCAAGAATTTCAGGCCTATGAATAACTATAACATAATCGCTAGCTTGAAATAAAGCGTCAGCAGATGAAATGTCGCTTCTCATAGGATAATGCGACAAAGGATTGTTTATTCTTTCTGGTGATTCAATATTTCTATTCATCTGTGCTAGTTGTAACACTGATGTCATGGGATACTTTTTAGCACTTATGAAAACCCTTTCGAGTTCCTGCATGGTTTCTATAACGCTGCCTATAGGCTTCGTCAATAGAGCATGGTCATACATTATCACAAAATGCTTATCGGTACCCTTTATGTATGTATTATAGAAATACTTAATAATGTCTTCTGCTTCCTTGGGAGTTGTAGGATTATCTACAAACCATATAGGATACTCCTTTAGTTGATTAGATACTGAGATGACTTTTCTGAAGGTATCGTCATCCAGGTCCGTTTCCGAACTATACAAAGTCGAAGTCGTTTTCCTAAGCTTACTAGAAAGCGTTCTTCCAACTTGCCTAAATCCAACCATCTCTAACGAGAAAATCAGAATTACTATTTCTTCACCAGGATTCAAATCAACAATATCAGTTGAGATCTCATTAGCAAATGAGCTCTTACCACTTCCTGAAATACCAGCTATGGTGTAAACGGTATTAGGTTCAATACCTCCCATACACTGCTTATTAAACTTAGCCCATCTAGTCTTAAGAGATGTTATAGAGTGATCTCTACGACCAGATATGTAGTTTATCGCCTCTTGGGCTACAACTGACATTGGTCGTATAAGATTAGATAAGTTCTGTTCCATAAGTCGATTCCTCAATTTTAGAGTTGTCTTGCATTTCTTCCTCAGATTCTTCCCATTGATGGTCTACGAGCCATCTCCACATCGTCTTCATATAACTTAGTTTACCCTCGTTAGTCTTTTTCTTCATTTCAAAGTCGAGACACTGAATAAGATGTTGAGCCATAGCTTCGCTTTGACCTACATAAACATTAAATAAATGTCTACACTTGTTAACGTTGGCTCTTAGATAGTTTTTGGTGCCATCTGGTCGTAGAACGTATATTGGGTACATTTCATAGAACAGATCGAAATAGTCCTTTTTTGGGCGAACTATATCCTTAAGCGTATCTGTTGCATGATATGTAATTGACTTACCTCTCTCGATCGAGGTAATAAGTCCCTGAGAAATTAAGTTTGATATTTCTTCGTCGCTAACTAGGCTGACAATTTTGCGGACGTCTTGATTATAAGTTTTTTGATTCTTATCCAATACCAAACTTAGGAATATTAATTGATTTGAATTTAGTCCTGGAATGTCCAGGAGTTTTGTGTTTAGTTCAATAATCATCTTATATACGTTGATAAACGATTAATCATCGAATATTGTCAACTGGCGATTAACAAACTCACTAGCTATCTTTTTTGCTTTGCTAATGTAGTACTGGTAATCCAGATGACGTTTCTCTATTGGTGTGGCGTCAATCTTATTAAGAAGTCGGACTCCGTATTCTGTTATTCTTGTTTCAGAACGACTTTCGTACATTTTGTCCTTAATTCTTATAAGATAGTAGCCACTGCTCGATGCGTAGTACCTATTAATACGTTGAATGAGGTTTCCCCCATACTCAACTTTTGATTCCTTGTTTACGCTTTGTGACATCAAGAAATCACGGATATCTCTATCCTTCTTAATAAACTTGTCTATCGGTTCATTGTTCAAAAAATAGTTTATCACAGCTTTGGAGATAACAACTGGTGTCATGCTGTTGTTAAGACCAATTTCTGTGATAAACCTGCCTTTCTTTTCTATCAGTCTTGGATCTCCAGATTGGGAATATCCTTTGCGAACACCAAAGTAATTGTTCACGTCGTACTGATAAAACGACTCGTAATCATCGGATTCGAATGTCAACTGGGTTAATTGCTCAACCTCCTTAATTGCATCGGCTATTGCGAAGCGGGCGGATTTGTCGGCAATGTAGACGACACCATCTGTATTGACTTGTACAATCTTACAATTCAATGCCAGAAGCCTGTCCACTAACATAAGTAGTATAAGTTGCCCATTTATACGTATCTTATATACGTTAAGTGGATCGTAAGCCCAGCTACTTTCTTGTTGCATCTTTCCTGTAAGAGCATTAAGAGCCTGTTTAAATGCCTTAGACTTTAATAACTCTCCATTACGTTTGGCAGCCAAGCGCTCCTTGTATAGAGCGCTGTACACATTCCAAAAATCTTCTCCTAAGTGAACTGGAAGCCAATGGTTTATAATGGCTAGCGAAGGATACATAGACGTAACGTCGGAGTGTCCTATAAACTGTTCAGCTGTAGGTTTGTAGACTCTAGGTTCATTGATGGTGTGTATACCACCTTCACCTATAGAGTAGCAAATATTTGAGAGAACAAACTTCTTCTCATAGTTTTCTTGTTTCTTATCAGACTTACTTGCGTTGCAAGTAGCATTCTTTACATCCAATAAGACTTCTTTCAACTTTGGGTTAGAATATTGTATAAATGGGAGTATGATGTCACCTAGACGAATGTTTCCGACTTTTCGAGCACGAGCTTTTAACTCGTCTTTTGTTGTGTTGGTAATGTCTAAAGTCTTTCGCAAGAGTACTTCTTCTCCAAATCGTACACCACTCATCGATAGTGCATCAAACCCCCATTCTTTTTCCACTTCAAGACGTAGTTCTACATCTTCTTTTACTTTGTTAAGCAAAGTCTCAGTAGCTTCTACGTCGTTCACATTATACTCTATCATAGCGTCAATATCACATTCCTGGATCTGCAGATCAAAGCTTCCTTCGTACTCTTGTACATTTGGCATATGTAAGAGTATTTCTATTTCTTTTAAGCTTTTCTGCTGTTTGGCACTATAGAGCATCAACATAAGATCAAATGAATAGAAGTAGTTTGAATACTTATACACTTTAATCTTATCAATATTTCCTGTTTTTTCCGAACTTATTATTTCTTTACTAAGATAGTAGAGAGAACTACAAATTCTCGAGTATCCTAGTCGCTTCATTCTACTACAGAAATGTATAATGTAACTTATGATTATATCATCATAATGCTTATTGTTATAGCCGCACATTATATGATCAGTTCTGTTGGTGTAGAAGAAGTCAACTAGTTCTTCTAGTTGATTTTTACGACAGGATATCTCGAATTTATATAGTTTATGACTCTCTGAATCTTTACAAGTACAATGAAAACAGTTTGGAAAAACTTCTATGTCATATAGAACTACTGGTCTTTCCTTTACTATCATAGTTCCCTAGTGAGGGTTTGCACCTCGCAGTCATATCCTTTCGGAGCACACTAGGGTGACCAGTGGTGTCCTGGTCGATTTTAGAAAACTAACGTCTTATGCTGCTATACGCATCTTATTTGCGTTTGGCAACAGGATTCGTCCTGTCTTCTTGCGATGGTCTTTAAGGTTTGTACAAATAAGATTACTGCGCTTTGCCTTTACCTTATTTGTCTCCTTACGAGCCATCTTCATGACTTTACTGCTTTCTGGAAGATTGTTTACTCCTCCATGCTTAGCAGTTTCGCCATTATCTTTTATCTGAGCAATTTCTTGCTCGTGGAACAACTCGTTAGTAGAAGAGAACCTACCAATAAGTTGTAATTTGTCATATTTAGCGACAACCAAGTCTCTAATATGTTCTTCTGCAGCATTCTTTTCTGCTTCCCAAACTGGGAACTGCTGCGCGTAGAACAAGTCGTCTTTCTTAACCGGACATGGGTGCTTTCGCTCCCATTTCTGCAACTTGTGTTGAACATACCCTTCCATGAGCTCGGTATGGTTAAACTTCGTAACCTTTCTGCTAGATTCAATTTTGATCGAATCACGTTTTAGCAGTATGAACCAAGGTTTCTTCCGGGAAAGACCATGGATACAATGTTCTTTACAGAACTTAGAAGTAGTTCCATGAGACTTGTTAAAGTCCTTAAGCCACTTCTCTTTGATGTCACGATATCTTTCAACATAATTGTCCAAATATTGATTATTCTGGGTATTCATAACGTTGTCTCCTATGATTAAGCTGCTTGTTTAGCTGTTTTTTGTTTAATTTCTTTAACCTGTGTAGGCTTTTTGTTTACGGCTTTAGCCTTAACTTTGAGCCCACGACGAAGCTTACGTCCTTCAGCCTTAGAGCCGTGACGGAAGTTATACGTGTTCTTCTCGAGCGTCTCCTTAGCCTTCTTCTTAGCTTTACGGAGATTGTAGAAGTTCACACTAGCGTTCTTTGAGCACTCGATAGTATGAGGATCACCTCCCTTCTTGTGCTTATTGTGATTGCCTGACATATCTATGCCAGCCTCCTCGAATGGAGACTTATCATCAGAACGATACTGATAGAATGTAGCATTACCTACAAGATCACGCAGTTTTGCTACCACACTTGCTGGCACATCCTTAAAGAATGCTGTAGAGTTAGTAATGCATGCAGACTTAATGCCACAATCCTTTACCAACTTCTCGAGCTCCTTCTTTTTTTTCAGAACAGAATCACATACAACCGTGATATTGTATACAGTAGCGTTGTCCCATTGCTTTTTTGCGATGTCTACCACCTTCTGGGTGTCGGCATCATTGAGATGCATACGCTTGCACCGACGGGTAACTGATGCGATATGACGAGCCATAGCGACATTACGACGCTCTTCCTGCTTCTTCAAACGGTCCTCCAGAGTGATTTTAACAGGCTCTGAAGCCTTTTCCTTCTTGGAGTCGATCAGTTTATCCATGATGCTCTTTTTGCGCGCCTTACGGGCCTCTGCGCGAGCCTTAGAAGCAGCATATTTAGCCTCCTCTTTCTCGGCCTTAGCCTTCTTTTTAGCTGCCTTGAGTTCGGCATGCTTCTTAGCCTTCTCTGCGTCAGCAGCACGGCGCTTCTCAATGTTCTTTATTGTCTCATTAGCAGCATTAGACTCTTCCTTCTTAGCTGCCTCAGCCTTAACTGGTGTAGTTCCTATCTTAGCCTGAACCTTCTTGAGGTTCTTCTTGTTATTCTTCTTTGACATAATTTTGATAATTTAATGTGTTAATAATGTTATTTTTAAGGCAAGGGATTCCTTATTGTGGTTCGTGTAAGCCTCGATCTTACTCCTTTCGGCGACCCTTATATTTGTCTCGAACCTATAGCGTTTAAGCTGCTAGATCCATCTCGAACTTATCTGCAATAGTATCCTTAATCTCAATAGAAGTCTCATTGTTAAACTTCTCGAGATTAGCGTCAAACTTATTTGCTAGTAGTTGTTGCTCATGGATAAGCTGGGCAATCTTAGCTGATGAGAATATCTCACGCTTAGGCATAGCCTTCAATCCCTTCTTTGCCTTAGTTGATGGATCAAGTGTCTTGATCATCTTAAGTTGTGCTATTGCCTCCTTTGCCTCGCACGCCGCGAAAATACTATAGTTATTTGTCTTCTTAAAATCCTCGTAAGAGAATGTAGTTGTACCTGTGTTAAGAGCTACCAAAATACCCTTAATCATAATACGCTTCTCACTAAGTTGTACAATCTGGTTATACAAGCTCTTGAGATCTAAGCCAGAACCCTGCTTTGCTGCAATTGCCTTCTTAGACATGAGGTTCTCTGCTCGAATAATTCGCCAATACTTGTTGATAGTAATATCAATGTTCTTACGAATTGTGATAATGTTTGCCGAGTTCAATTTAATTGATTTCTTATTCATATAGTTTGATTAAAATTAAACAATTTACTTGAATCAGCCATTTACCTAGCTCCAATATTACGTACAACTGTAATAAAGGATAAAAGGCATCTATTGGTAATCCTACCCCGCAGGGTTGATTACCTATTCTCCGCAGAGAACTTTTATAGATGCCCTTTAATATAAACTAACAATATCGTCTTTGTATTTCCTTGTAAACAATAACGATAATGCCATGCATAAAATGTATACTCTTCTGCGCACAGTTCGCATACCATCCCCGCAGGGATGTTTCTGTTTATGGCATTACTCGTTTAGCATTCACTATTCCGTACTCCAACTCAATCATTGGTTTACCTATGCAGTCTTTAACCTGCAAAACTTCTTTACGTCCGTTGATATTGATAACAATTTTCTCAGGATACTCTTGCTGAGCGTTAAGCCTTGGCCCTGACACCCGGGCCCCCGCAGGGGCCGCTCCTACGCCATCAGCAATGCTGGAATTCTGACATACTTTTGTCGCAACATCATACAGTCGTTCTACGACCCAGTTAAAGTTTTTATCTTTAACTCCTTTCATCACAATTTCTTGTGATAGTCCTTCCATAATGGCTTTTTGGTTAAGCCCTGTGGAAAGACTCACTAGCGCATCCCATACCTTGAGAGCGAAACTCTCAAATGGTAAGGTTTGCTCGCAGCCGATTATCTTGTTCCAAAAGTGGAACCTAGTTGAACCGAGAGTAATACTACCATCATCGTTAATGGTATAGATTTTGTACTTCTCCGTATGGTCCAACTTTTCATAAACGGCTGCTTTAATTTTCGGTTCTGAGAGCATTACTGCAATAAGCTTAACGCTCTTCTCTGTTAAAACAGCCTCCATGAACTTATGCTATATGATCAGCTGGTTTTGAATCTGCCTTCTCGCGCTCATAATCAGAGACGATCTTCTCATTTGCTGCGATAGCAGACAAACACTGCGCCTTAGCCTTTTGAGCCTGCTCAATTATGCCATCAAGGCGAGTGATCTCACCGCGGTTAAGGTCGTTAAGGATGCCGCACAAATCCTTAGGATCTGCGAAAACTGCCTTTGAGTTCTTATCCTTAAGAGCCTTCTGGACTGCCTCTTCAGTGGTCTCACCAAACTTGGTGCTATTCTCACTGAGAGGAATATCAATCTGGTTATCGGTGCCCTCATTAAGACGACAAACAACATCACCAATTGAATTCTGCTTGGTTATCATAGACTCGATTGTAATATAACCGATCGCAAAGCGACGAGGCGAACGGTTAAGAACAAGGCTCACGTTAGAGCACTGCTTAGCTTGCTCCAAGACCTTATCGTGATCTGGATTGAACATACGGGTCTGAGGAGTAAATACGTCCTGACCAAACAATGAACCACCGAGCAAGCTCAGTGGGGTACGATTAATTTTAATAGCTTTTTCCACGATGTTTACATTAATTTCTGACATAATCATATCCTTTTTGATATCGTTATTGATTAACTAACGATATGATTGAAAAATATGGTGTATTTTGGCTACACCTTTGCCGTTGTTTATTGAATAAAGCAACGCTGATACGAAGATACTCGGTTACTACTTTGCTTACTTAGTTTCTAAAGAAAGTTCTACTATTGTAGACGCTTTTATATAGACTTAGCTGCACTCTTCCTATTACAACAATAGGGTAATAGGCTTGCAGCAGGAACTGTATACATATGATACAGTTAACATTTACTGGATTATCCAGGCCCATCGTCTAAAGCTTTGAATACTTCCTTTGCATAATCAAATGCTGAACTGTTTTCTGCTATTTTGTTCACGTTTTTTTCTAACTTAACTATTCTAATCTTCGTTGGTGAAATTTTGCAGAGCAACTAACACTCATAGAATCTTAGAATTCTTATAACCCACGAAAATATGTAGAATCTCGGTCGTATTTCCCTTACTATACTTACAAGATCTTCCTACAGGTTGTCGATTAAACGCAGATTTCCTCGGCTAATAAGTTTTAAAAGCGCCTAACTTATCGGAATGGCTCCTTACTGCGGTACTCGGCTTATGGCATGTACCCAGCGGTTGGTTATCGGAATGTCTCAGGATCAAACCCATCACAGACTTTACGGCTTTTTACATCTTTGCTGATGTTTGCAATTTTTCTGTACCGGTATTACTACCTCCTATTTATAGTGCACGAATATTGGGAATTCAACCCATACATTTCATCTTGTCACCCACTTATAACGTAATATACATGTATAGAGACAGTATACACATATAATATACACAGTCGTTTTACAACATAGATATAAGCTGCCCATCAATTTCCTGTATTGCTTCGAACCTTTATGTTTACATATACTGTTGCGCAGTACACTTTAGCATGGTTGGCATATCGGTTGGCACTCGATTTCTTCACCTCAAGCCCTTACTTACAACGTAAGATTCACTCTATGAAGGGACATCAATTTTTGTTAAACATGTTATCTTTTAAACTTTCTAGGTTTTCATAGCTTATATCTCTTGCATACAACATACGCATACATAATATACCAGCTTACTACTCTGTAGAGACTATGTAATATTGTATATCATAGTGCAAATAAACTATTAGTTTAGATCGTTTTGGATGAAAGTGGAGGTCAAATGGTCCTGGATGGACATATCTCGAATCAACTTTCTACCTACTTTGCTATTTCTTATTCTAGGATAGCTCTCCATCAATTTTCTTTGACTGTAACGGAGTCATCGATCATAGTCTCATGAACGATTTAATTTTCATGGAAATTGGCTGTAAGTTCGGATTACCTAACATCCTAATAATACAACTGGAATAGATTTTCACCGCGATCTTCACCCGCGTACGATACTCCCGTAGAGCTTCGATTAAGGGGCTGCCCAACCCTTGCGCTTGTTTTACTTTTATATACCGCATAAACAAGAAAAGCCTGGCGGTCACAATCAGACACTTCTACCCCATCCCTGGCACCCCTTCAACGGAGTTGTACTGAATCGAACAGTAAGGTTTTGGTATAGTCAGCAAACTCATTTAGTTTACTCTGTGTGGTATTACTCCCACAGTATTGATGCAGTTTTTTGGCCTTTATACTAGCTTTGGACACTAGAAACACTACCTACGGCTTAATAATACTTCTATATTGTTTGGGGTATCCTCGGTTCTTCCAGCACCATGCACCATACCATGTATGCAATTCTGTTCACCTACTGGGGACCAATATAGTTCGTCTCGTGTAACGTTTGTATATGCTTAGTATTATCACATATAATTACGATACGGTTCATTATGCCCTTCTTGGGACTTATGCGTTTTCAGATTACACAGCCTCATCCAGCTTGTCTCCAGACGGTTCTCACAAGTCCAGCTGTGTAATCTATAGGAGTTGATACAACGCTACTCCTACCTATATCAAACTGTTTCAATGTTTGATACATTTCATCCTACCTTTTGAGTGATCTCGCTCTGCAAGACAGAGTTAACATATTCTCGGATCCAGTTAATATTCGTACGTAGACTAATGGGATCTACTATATGTACTTACCTAACTATAGTACACAGGGTTCTTGTGTTTACTTGTGTACGTTAGAGGCGATTTGGATATAATCACGGAGCTCTCCCTTACGAATGGTAGAGTCATGATTAGTGGAGTCGACCTTTTCTCCAGGTTCCATAATATACAGAAGTGGTACATACGACGTATCTGTCTTCTTAATTACGGTGCGTTTAACAATTATCTTTGCAGGTAACTGTTTATGGTTACAAGGTACAGCCTTTTCTACCTTAACGGTATCATGGACTGTATCAGGATTAGCACGATTCACTTGACCAAACAAATGGTCCATTGGTTGCTGTACAGTAGATGCTGCTACTGTTTGCACTGTCGTTGGAAGAGGAACATTCTTAAGATCGGCAATATTCATGCCGATAGTAAGAAATGCTGCCCCTAACAATGTGATCACTAATTTTTTCATACTTTGATAGTTAAATTATTTGCGTTCACTTTGCCATTGGATGTCAAAGGCTCTTTTAATGCGACCAACTAGTTGTGAACCAGTTTTCTTAATTGGCCGTATTATTTTTTTACCTGAGCCTTAGCCTTACCTTTGGCTTCCTTTTTCTTATCCTCAGCTGCCTTCTTATCAGCCGCTTCCTTAGCGGCCTTAGCCACAGCCTCTTCCTCAGCCTTAATCTCCTCATCGGTCTTGAACGCCAAGTCAATGATATTCTCCTTAGCATAACCTACGAGTGGATCAGAAGGATTACGGAACAGATTAGAGATAATACCTGCATACTGAGTAGCGTTATCCAGCATAGAATCAGGCTTAACCTTGGCCATCATCTCAGGAGCTACATCACGATAGTACGCACGCTTAATGGCGATAACAGTCTTCTTAGCAAAGTTGTTACCGTCCAAGAAGTTCTGCTTCAAGCTCTCAACGAAGCTACCTGGAGCTGCAAGAACTGCTGCGGTGGCCTTATCCGCGAATGCAATATTCTTGTTGGCTGTCTCGATATGATCCTTGACACGATCCTTCTCAGGAAGCTTGTTCTCTGCTTCAAGCAAAGCTGTACCCTTAGAGCGAACCTCATCTGCACCAATGATTACGAGACACTTTACAGCATCCGCAATCTGATTATCGGTATACTTGCATACACCGGTATTCTTGTCTGTAGAATGGTCGCGAAGCTCACAGAACGCAGATACAGGAGATCCTGACGTAGCGGTAACATTGAAGAGGTGAGAGCCAATTCCATAAGTAAGCGTTCCGACACGACCTGTGAAGTTAACAACCTCACGAAACACGTCATGGAAGCTCATGTTCTTGATGCGCTCAAGATCGTTCTTTGCATAAGCAAGAGCCTTCTCAGCGTTAGCCTTGTACTCCTTATCCTTAGTCTCCTTGAGTGTCTTCTCAGCAGACTCGATAGCGCGCTTAGCTTCAATAGAGCGATATGCCTTATAGAAGTTCACGCACTGCATAATGCTATCCATGAGCTTAGAATCACGATTCATAGCCAGGAAGCCAGAGAGTGCTTTCTTAAGCTCTTCCTCGTCCTTGATCTTTGTAGGATCAAAAACCTTACCTGCTGTTGCAGCGCGAGCCTTAGCATCCTCTTCGAGCTTCTTAGAAGTCTCTTCGGATACTGTTACAGCTGAAGCTGTAACTTCAACTGCTTCAGCATCGTCTTTTGAAGGCAAGAGCTTTGTGTCATCAAAGCTTACACCAATCTCCTTCAAAGCTTCAGTAAGCTCTGGAAGAGCAGCCTTACGAATTACAACAGCGAAATCGCTTGAGCCATACTTGACCTCGTTACATACGCACACTGCGATGCCGAGGGCGTTAATGTGGTTGATCTTGTCGATAGCTCCCTGTGGAAAACCAGTGTGCTCAGCAGCTTTCTCATCCAAGAAAAAGCGTTCGTGAGTCATCTTCAACAAATCTACCTGGTGGTTACGGTCCATGCTTGACCCACCTGTTGTTGTGAGCATAGCTGCAGCCTCAACAGCTGCATCTGCATTGTTACCACCATTGTTGTTATTCTGGGCAACTTTTACATTGCCCTTTCCATTCTTTTTTGCCATTTTGATAATGTTTTTAAATGTTATTTACTAAAATTAATTAATACTTTCTGGGCAACTAACTTAAATTCAACTTGTGTCGAATATGAAGTTCGTTTTTAACCAATCTCGTGGAGGTTTAGTGAGCACTTTAATATGCTCTCCTTCACCCAAGTTAAGCTCAGCAACAGTATCTACCACAACTGTATCCTTACCTGCTGGTTTTGTCTCAGCACATGTACCGGCGCCCTCTGAGGGTTCCAAAGCCTGAAATGAGCACGTCGGTGCCAGCATGGGAGTTGTAGAAGATTTAACTGTGCTGGCTTCACTTTTATGGTCAACAAAGGCATAGTTGACCATACTCTTACCGGTAAAACCGAGCAAGAGACTTACGAGAATGATCCAGAACAACTTGTTGCTCTTATTGTATCTTGCGAAACCAAGAGCTACAAAAATCGAGAGAATCAATAATAAAAGTGAAGTCATTTTTGTTAATTTTTTAAATTATTTCTAATTTTCCTACGAGTGCGACTTAACGCAGCTTTTATAGTGCCTGTAGGAATTTTCAGCACTTTGCTAATTTCATCAACTGTAAGATCTTCTACGTAAAATAGATTAAAAATCTTCTGTGTCTTCTTTGGGAGTTTTTCAAACTCCTTCAAAAGAGATTCATACTCAAGAAGATTGACAAGATCTTCTTCTTCTGAAGAATTAGTTAATTCGACAGGTAGTCGGCCTGAGTCTTCTCCTAATTCCATGGATTTCTCCTTTACTTTTCGTAGATAATCTATAGCTGTTCGATTAGCTATAATTCTCAGCCATCCGCCAAAAGACGAATAATCTGTGAACGTCGAGAGTTTTTGGTGAACCTTAAGAAATACAACATTTGTAAGATCTTTAGCTTCATCCATGTCATTCACGTAACAGAAGAGCACGTTGTCAACGAATTCTTTGTAACGGTTAAACAATTTATTAAACGCTAGCTCATTTCCCTTTTGAGCTTCTTTTATGGTCTCAATCTCAGATTGAGTGATACGCTGATACTCCATATTGTGGAGTAGGGGAGATCTCTCTCACCCTACTTCTGATAAAACGGAAGATCGTACACCATCTTCTGACGGTATAGCGACCAAACGTTGTTGACGAAATTGTTGAAAAGGATTATTTTCAAATCCTTTCCTCCTGTTTTCATTTCTACTTTTTCAAGTAGTCCTGAACCGATACGCATACGAGTTGTAAGTGTTTTGAACTTCATAGGGCTACTTAGGATCATCGTTTTCATAATCCAATCGCCAACTCTACGCAAATGCTCGTTACACGCATATTCATACAAACAATTATCGTCTAGGCTATCTCCTGCACAGAATATGTGGGGTTCATAGACAAAGCCCTTTTTAAGGCGATTATGAAACCAATTAATCACATTTTCTATACCTTCTTCTTTGTAGCCTAACAGACTAGCTCTGTAAATTAGTACTTTAGGGAAATACTCCATTTTATTTTTGTTTAATTAAATGTTTTCTTAATAAATTTAGAAAAATCTTCAAAATATTCATCTAGAAAACTAGCTTTTTCTGACAATGCATTATCAAATAAAGCCATATTGCCACATTTATATGATATGTTATAATAGTTTTCTAGGTATTTATAGTTCTCTTGGAACCATACTACCCAGCTATTAACCCATATCCAAAATGCTCGTTCTCCAGAGTTAAATACTTTGTTGATACCTTCCAAATTTATAGAGTCTGCAAAATTAAAATTCTGAGACCCCTCATGTATTCCAAGAGCCTTTCTTAATGATGCATTCTTTTCATCTGTTCGAGGTATTCCTCTTCCAGTATTATAGATTGCTACATTTTCTTGGTATACACGGTCTATCCATCGCGTCTTTACAGCATATTTAATTCTTTCGTGTGGCTTCTTACCTATATTAGATAATCTGCCAAATTCTGTACACCATTTAAACGCTAGGTTGACGACATAAGGACACCTGTCCTTTATCATCGCTTTATATCCCTTTGTCATAACTAATAGGAAGAAGCTGGGGAATCGAACCCCAAACTGAACAGTCGTTCCAACTTCTTCTTCTCTCCACTTTGGTAGGAAACACCTAGACTAAACTTACGCTACGTTAGTATAGTCTACAATGTTATTTACATTGTCGTTTAATTTATAGTATAGTGCTTAATGTATTTATCTCCTCTGTCTGTCAAAACCAAACACGCCCGTGTAGGCAGTTTTACAACATGCCTAGGTTGCCCACGATTATTCACGAACAAATCCGTGCCCTGTGGTACGTCAACATTAGACAGTTTTACAACATGTCCAGGTTGTCCAAGCGGAGTCAAAACATAGAGGAAAGAACCATCTAATAGACTTATCGCACTGGGAAGAGGAACTGTGGACGTGAGGGGAGTCGAACCCCTGTCCAGACAGATTATTTCATACACACTGTACATTCTTGTAAATGTTCCGATGATCAGTCAGAACATTCGATTTAAGCCGTTTTAGGTGCGCTCTAAGACATTTTTACGGCACTCGTGGTTAATTACTCCACTTGGTGACATACTCTGCCTCAGAGCGCTTAAAACATGGCTAAAAATATATAGGAATCCTCATGATACGAAGATACTTAGAGGGCTATATTCAGCATTTTTGATACATTTTGCAGGGTTCAATTAACTTTCTCAGAGCAATCAAATCTCCCCGATACAAAGATACGCACAAAACATATTGTTTGATCTACTGTCCCAATTTACTGTGTGGGTTCACATCTCTTCCTCTCATCGTGATACGAAGATACTTGATGAGAATGTTAATTCATTCTGAGATTCTTTCACTGCCTCGTCCCTCGGGACCTCCTGAGTACCTGGGAATCTATGTACGTGATACGAAGATACTTGTACTAGAAGAAGAATTAGAAGCGATCGAACTGATAGTTGGCATAATACCAGCTGTTAGGATATTTGTCGCGCAACTCACGGTCGTGCTTCTCGTATTCACTATTCAGCTCAGTCATCTGCTTACGCTGATCCTCATCGATCTTCTGCGAAAGGTCGCGGAACTGATTTGGCGTAATCTTCTGGTCGTCAGGAACGGCGGTACCATCCTCCTGTTTGCCCAGAAGACGAGCCAACAATTCTGTACGCTTCTTCAGAATGTCGAGAGTAATCTTTGCCTTCGCACGGTCCTTGCGGACATTGAGAAGTTCCTTAATTCTAAGGAAGTCAGCACACTTGACGATTTCTTTGACCTGGGAGATCTTGCGCTTCTCCTCATCCTGGCGGATCTCTTCTGCCGCCTTGTCTGCGATGTCTGTGACGAGGTTACCCTTCATCAACTTTTCTACTACGTTGTCTGCTGACACATTCTGCTGCTCTTTAGCAGCACCTTTTGTTTCTGCTTTTGCCATTTTGATAATGTTTAAAATGTTTGTAAATAAAATTAATTAACATATTGTTACTTCTCCCACACTCCAGGATGGATTCTTAACGAATACTGTGCCATTATTATTAATGGTAATATCGCATGGAGCTTTGTGAGAGCAGTTAGCCAAACGAATGAGTGCGAATCTAGCCTCTTTAGCTTGATTCTCGTTAGGGTACTTGGATTCGAATACCAATGTTTTTGTATTCTTACCCTTTCCCTTAGCTTTTGTCGTATACACTGGAATCTTCCACATAGTCTAAAGGATTTAGCTTGTTTTTAAACTTGTCACGCTTATATGCCTTTGCTTTAGCTTCAGCGTGGCGCTGATGATACACTTTCTTAGTATTACGTTGTGTTCTGCACATAATTACATGTTATCTTGAACTGTTTTAAATACACAAATAACATCGGCATTTATGCCGTAAGAATCACGCATTCTCTTACTTACACCACCAGACATAACTCTGATAGCATTCATAAGAGATTCATTGTCAGGCTCATTGGTTATAGCTTCTGACAACGCAAGCAACAGCTTCATCTTGGAGCAGAAAAACTTACCAAATCTCCTTTTCACGTAGATGCACGCAGATTCTACAACAGAGAGTTCTGTAGCATTTTTAGCTTCTGCGTGACCGATAATAACGGAATTAACTTCCGTTTCATCCATTGTAACTGCATGCACATCCTTAACATCTGGCTTAACTGTGTTCAACTGTGAAGCTATTGCCATAATTTCAGATGGATTCAAACTAGAACCATTGTAAGAAATAATAATGAACCGCTTCATAGCTAATCCTCCTTTGTCGTTATGTTAGTACTGGAGGACTGCACGATCTGCACATGCTTACCATCGATAATGGTGTCAACGACTTCTGTGTTCGGAACATCAGGCGGAGTAATAGCTTGATACAAATCCGGCTTGTCAGGCAGGTTCAAATATACATGCTTGTTCATCTCGAACTCGTTCGATATACTCATCTTAGTCAATGGTTTCCCAGATTTTTCTAAGACTGATACCACATCACGCATAACCTTTTCAGGTATGCTGAAGAACACTGAGTCCTGATGTCTCCATTGACCTTCCGATCTCTGAAACTCTATAACGTCAGAACAGTCGGTGAATGTAGGATTGTCAATATCCTGCATCATCTTTGACACCATGAGTGAGTCGTCGTGTTTGATCTCACTCTTCGTCTGCTTCACATAGTCACATGATGACACTGTGGCAGCTACAATAAGCATGATTAAGCACATGCTAAGCTTTTCGAATAATCTCTTCATTTTGATAATTTATTAGAGATTCAACAAATGTTAACTATCCGGGTTTTAAAGATTCACGGAATCATCTTTTGTGATTTTATATAGACTTGAACTGTTATGTAGGCCTCTAACCTAATAAATCTCGGGGACGGTATAAACCGCCCCCTTGAAATGCAACTTAATTAAATTTTTCCGTCCAATACGATATAAAATATATAATACTGGAGATCAAGATTATTATCAACATAACAATTATTACTACCAACGAAAAATCGCTTATGTTAGTTATATTCGTTATGTTTGATAATAAGTCAAAAAGAGGGAATGCCGAAATAATTATTAACGCTATTGATACAAATAGCTCTCCATATTCTTTTCTCATAGGTATAATGCTATTTGTGATATCTCATCATAGTCGTCTTCACTGACAAACCATGAATCGTTATCTGTGGTTAAATAACTCTTTCTTGATCCCAAATCTACATCTTCTAATGATAATACACACATATCATTAGGATTTGCAGATTTATAATCTTTTAACTCTACATTTTCATCACTACAATGCGCTTTGAGTCTACGCAATGATGAGTGATGTCGTCTAACTTCTAGTTCGTCGTCAGACATTTGTCCGTTTGCTCTACGTTTTGCCATAATTAAGGACTAATAAAAATTATTCCGTCTTCAATGCATGATGGTGATTCTTCATTTAAATTCTTTAAATCTTTTACCCTTGGACAAGAGAAAGGATTGTTAAAGATACACCCATTGCAATTGTATTGACGTTTAGCCCTAACAACAATGCCATTTATTTTGTAGATTCTGCCAGGACTAAGTTTTTTACTCATAGTTCACCTATTAATCGCAGCTTGTACATTGGTCGCTTAACTGGAACCATTTCGTATCCTTTACGAATTTCACCAACTTTTCGAAGTACTTTAGATACTTCTCCAAGTTGAAATACTCTATGTATAGTCTCACCCTTGGTAGCTAGTATAAAACATACAAATCTTGGTGGATTAGCATACAACCTATCATATACAGGTGATACGCTATGATAGAATGCACCAACACCTTTCATTGTGTCGATTTTATCCATATCACTTTCACTAACCAAAATCTTTGTTGTTTTTCCTTCTTTTTTCAGGCGTTCTGACCTATTTATATAGTATTTTCCAGTTGATATATCTCTGACAGCTACGAATTTGCCGCCGGCGTAACATGCTACAACCATCAAACCACCTACCATTGTGCCACTAGGCAATACTCGGCGTACTACATCTCCTTCACTAAATTTCATTTGTGTACAAATTTAATTTTGTATCGAACAATAGATGTAATTACACCATTTCTTAACCTAATGCCAAGTGTAGGCTCAATAGAGAATTGCTTGCATGTGCTAATATAATCTACAACACTCTTTGAGATTGGAATAATCTCTGAGAATCCTGCTGATTTATCAACATACACAGCCATATACTTAACGGTTTTGCCGTTAATACTCGGTTTCTGTACTATTTGCTTAATACATTCAACCTTACAAACCATTGTGTCAATTGCAGCTTTTTGCTGCGCCTGACACTTTGCGGTAACGAATAAAAGCATAGTTATTATAACTACGGCTATAACCCAACCAGCTCCATGATTGTCTGGTTTTTCACAAAGATTTGTCGCCATAAGACTGCTAATGAATTGTTATGAATTTAACACTTGTCTTGCCAGCTCCTGGAACATTTGAATGTTTGTTGTTAATATAACTATTCAAAGTATTTTCCAAAGATTTGGCATTGACTTTACTTAATCCAGAAGAGAGGATCATTGTAGATCCTCCCTCCTTAGCAACTACCTTGTAGTTAAGGTATTCAGCATCAGGTTTTCCTTTTGCTGACTGTGGCTTAACCGCCTGGTTATGCGTCTTCGTGTCCTTCTTCATTGTCGATGAATGGCTTACAATTCAGACCAATGTTCTTGACAACCTCTGGCTCACTGAGTTTGTTTATTGCGATTCTACTGACACCTTTCGCAATATGCGCAAGCTTTTTGATAAACTCAAGACTATTAAATTTGCCAGTAGCTTCAACTGTCACATTGATAGTCTGCTCGCTTGTCTCGTCGTCTACCGTAACCCAAATTGCTTTAAGAATTGGAATTTGTTTCTTAAACTTGGTCTCCACGTACTTTGGAGAATCCAAGTCAACATAAACAGGAGACAGTGTGCAGTGAACTGTTACGACTGTCTTGTCACTGTCAGCGCAAACTGCTGTTTCAAACTTTGGATATTCTCCACCAATTAATGCTTCTAAAATGTTCATAATTTTGATAATTTAAAACATTATTTACTTGTATAGGACTACTTCTCACCTATACTTGAGTTTTGTGTTCCATCTGTAATTCGGTTTCCCTTTGGAGGCTTTGGACTCCCTACGGCTACATTAAACACTTAGGGTTGATGCAACTCAACCCTTATGTTTTTTAACTAATTTAAAATAGCACCTATGATGCAAATGTTTACCGTAGTTTCGTCTAGGTCTCATCAGTGATTATTTTATTGGAGTAATACGTAGTATTACGTAATACTCACTCCTCTCCCTAGCTGAGTTTAAATTAAAAATGTACCACTATCTTCACAGACCATGGTACACGAAACAAAATCTACTATTTACCACTGTGCAATCAATGTATATGGAATCTTAATGTCTTTTATCTTAAATAAACATATCACTATCTTCACAGACAATGATATGTATCATGCCAATGTTGCCACGCTTGGCAATCGTTCACCTATTCTAAATGAGCGTATTGATAATAGTTTCATCATACCGGATTATCCGGCACGTAGTCCTTTCTACGTATTAAGTTATATAATATGTCGCTCATTTTCGCAAATTTATGACTTTGCTATTTATAAATTACCTGTCTTTCCAGGTTGTCACTTTCTTTCAAGTTGTCACCACTTTATAAATCGCCAATGGTTGGCTGTACGATTATATCACCATATATTTATGTGCTCGGATAATCGTCCCCTATGAAGCACAGTTGATTTAAACTATCCTATCAACAAGTTTGAAATTAATTATTTATTGTAATTAATTGAGAGATAGCCCGAGTCATGTGACCACAATCTATGTAATTCACAGTATTCCCTACTATCTCTCTCTTGAATATTGTGCATAAAAGCTATATATTAAAACAGCCTATTTGAGCTGTTACGTAGGATTGTTCTAAAAAAAGGGTTGGGAGATTGTTTTGCCAATCCCCACCCCTTTTAATTCTCATCATCGCTTGAGTAGTCGAAAGTGTCGTCCAGCATGTCAGCCAAACGGGCTTTAAGTTTTCTAACTTCGTCATCCTCATCCTCAACATTGCCAAGGTAAGTATTGGCAAGGCTTGAGTAGGTGCGCTCCCCGTCCGTTATTGATTTTTCTTTGCCATCTGTTAATTCTGAGATAGTGTAATCAAACGTACTGAAACGCGCCTTTTTACCTACAAACTTTGCGGACAACTCTTTTAATGCTTCGTCCTGTGCCTTCTCTGTATGCTTATTACCTTCTAGCACTCTATCAAAATTGAGAATGCAAGAATATGACTTGCCTACTACTGCACCCGCATCCGCAAATGCAGCAAGCGAAAGGAAATCTTTATCCTCCTTATTATCGGAAGAGTCAGAAACTGCGTAAGTTACACGCAGTGCTACTCTAAATGTTTCATTATCCTCATTAAATGAGTACAATTTTTCATTGAGTGATACGCTGTTAATTACAGCGATTTCGTTAACTTTTTTCATGTGCTTTGAGTTTTGAATGTGAATAAATTGTGTTTTGTCTTGGGGGGATGCCCCAATCCGAAAGTATATACCGGGGTGTGATTCATTGCTGTTTCTCCTTTCTGTACACACACAACAGTTTAAAAAATAAAAAATAAAATAAAATATTCGGCAAGCTCAATAAAAAAGCCGAGGCTGCAAACCCCGGCTATACTCACACTTTCTTAAACTTATCTATAAAGTCTGTTATTTCTCTCATATATACATGGTTATCACGCTCATATATTATAGCATCAATCCACTTACCAGTAGAGTCTTTAAACTTTCCTACTCCTACATAATTGTAGACATTACCCTTGTATTCGTACTTCATTTGTTCTCAGCTTTTAATTTTACTATTTTCTAGAAGTATTCGTCAGTGGATTTAGAATCATCTTGTGTAGAATCTTCACACTCTACTTCATGTGCAGGTATATGTGTTTTATCTGCTTCGAATCCAGGTATATATCCATGACCAATAATGTCTCCGACATGATCAAGTGTAGTAGATCTATCTGGTTCTGCAAGTTTTATAAACTCGGATGCTTCCATCATTTTATATACTCCACGATATTTGTAGAGTATAGCATCTACCCATTTTCTAGAAGCTAATTGAAATTGACCGGTGCCGATATATATTACTTTTACGTCACTATTTCTGTTTAATATAAATCTATCATTCTCCATACACATTATTTCTCTAAATTAGCAATCTTTAATCTAATTGACAATAACTTCTTATTAATGTTTTTATCATCCTTAATCAGTCTCTTTGCCATAGTTATGTATTTAATGATTTTTACGACAGGGATTGCAAGTTTTATTCCAATAAGAGAAACAGCTGCCCATAAAGGTAGAATTGTAAAGCATACGTACAACAATATTATCCAAAATGCTAAGTTTAACATACTTACTGTAATGCTTTTAGCATTCATCGCCTTACATACCTTGTCAAATATCTCTTTCTCCTCTGCGTTTAATTCGTTTCTAATCTCAGATATATCTACCAACATATTTTAACCTCCTATTTTTAAAATCTCCACCATCTAGTAGTCTTTTTCTTTAATTCATTAAGACATGTCTCATACTTATCTTTCCAATAACTAGTATGCTCTTCCTGACGTGCTAATTGTCTCTGTAGTAGTGTTATCTGAGCATCTCTAGCTTCTAACGCACTCTCGTTGCACTCTACTGGTTTACTATTCTGTACAAGCTTTTCGTAATCTTTTCTGTCTAGAATTACGTAATCTCTAAGCTGTCTAATCAATTGAACCAAGTCTAATTCCTTCGTCTCCATATATAATATCCAATAACATTTTAGTTGTTTCGGGACAATTCGAGAACATCTTTATCATCTATTCTACTATCCCCGAATACTTCTATAAATTTGTAGAATTCTCCCTTTTCATCAAGCTGCAGTGCTAATTGTAGTATCTGTCTCGTTGGAGTTGCTTCCTCCCCCAAGTTCTCCAGCTCTTTCAGAAGTATCTGGTACGCGTCCCTCTGTGCTGGATCCATCTTCTCTTGCCTCTTCATCTTTTATGTCGTTTAAAGCGTTTATAACTTCGGCTTTGGTAGTCTTTGTCCCTACATACTCGTTTATTTTATTGACTATTTCATTCTTGTGTGGATTTCCCTTTGTTTCATACATGTGCATGAGTACGGACATGCTATTAGTATACTCAGTACGCTTTGTTTCGTCTTTTGCTAGCTCATCTACAAGGTTTTCTAGTTCCTCAATGGTATAGTCATCCAATCTTCCGGAAACACTATCCACTGATCTAATAAGTTTTCCATCTTTATCGTACAAATTGCTATATTTACTAATCTTTCCCATTATTTTTACTATCTTTAAGTATTATCCAACATGTGGTAGTAGCTACTATTGGAAGTATTAAAAACATGAATATTATATCAAATGGATTCATCTTTGTCTGGTTCGTAAAATCCTAATCTTCTACCGTTTCTCTCGGCCCTTTGTATTATTTCTGCCGCTCTTAAATATTCTTTATCTTTTGCCATCTCGCTCAGCATGGGCTACGTATTTTGTGCACTCTTCCTCTACAATTTCACCATCGTCGTTATGTATTAAGTGAGTATATTTTGCTTTTGATCTATTAAATTTAAACATTCTAAACGCTTTGTCTCGCTCCTATTTATCGTCATATCTATGAATATATTTCATCATTTGAGTAGCATTTACAGACCCTGCTACCCCTAGATTACATAGGTTTTTAATAAAGCTCATAGCCCCATCTTCGCCAAATTTATGCTTTAGCATACTATATTCCTTAAGGCTCTTCTAGAACCATTGATTATCAAGATCATATATTGGCTCCTATTCTACAATGTATGCTATATTCACAGGTACTCCATGTATAAAGAAATATTTACACTATTCTGTACACGGTTTATTCTAGTATTGTAGAGATAAGAAGTCGGCATAATATAGTACAGCACTCATCTCAAACTAGTTCATTCTTTATTCGCTGTTTGTGTTACACATTCAGTAAGGTACCCAATTAGGTATGCATATACTTCATTCGTATCCTCGGTTAACTTTATATGACACGCTTTAAGTATATCTACAGCTGCATGAAAAGCCTCATGAGCAAAGGTGTTTACATCACTATTATCACCCTTTAGACTGTTTATTACTATAACTTCACAATCTTCGTTTGATTCTTTGTCATACGCCCCTCTAGTGGTATAGGCTGTATAACCTGCCCATTCGTTATCAATTATAGACGTATCATCATCTTTAAAGCAAAATCGTTTATCTACTACAGACTTATCTGGATTAATTATAACGAACAAGCTAAATCCGTATACTGTCTTATATTCGTCTATTATGCACTTTTTATTCTTATCCATACTATTCTTATTAGTCTTACAATTATTATTAAGCTTATATAGCTCTACTATAGTTGTATAGTCTTACATACTGTAATAGCTGTACTACTAAAGTAGATCTCCTAAAGAGAATATATAAGAGAAAGGGTTCTAGCTGACTAACCCCCTACTATCCCCCTAACGTAAAAAAGCTTAAAAAGTTGCATATTTATAAGAAAAATGCTATTTTTGCAAAATTTATAGCATATTTGCAACCTTTTTGAAAATTATTTCGTTATGGCAGCGTAAAACAATAAAAGCAATTGGATATGACAAAGATTTTAAAGGTTATTAAGCCTTTCTTCGTAATGGAGAATGGTGATACATTTGAGTACAACGCTGATACAGATCAGTACGAAAGTGTATATAACGAAGAGCACAATAGCTCAAACGAAGACAATTCAACGGTTGTTTCTTCTTACAATTCTGTTTATAGAATCTCAAAGGAATATGCCAAGATGCTTCTCGATAATGAATATGTTGAGGAAGTTGACAAGAAAGCGAGATTTGTAAATATCTTTGACGAGATCGACAATAAGCTCTCAGAATACAACAATGAGCTTTACACCCTCGAGACAAAAGCCGACGAGAATACTCCTCAGTGTTTGCTTGTCGAGAAAGAAACAGTATTGAGAAACATGATTAAGTTACTTGAGTACCTTAAAGGATTGAAGAAGTAATATGGATGATAAGATGATAGATCAGACTTAGTTGGCAGAAGACTTGAGCTCAAAAATAAAGTATGAGTTCAGACAGATGTTCTTGGTAAAGCCGCTTGAGCCTGTTAAAGTTAAGAAGAAGATCTCCGAACCTGTGGTTAAGGACACTAAGCCTAAGAAGGATAAGGATGGGATCGAGGCAGTTGATTATGATGAGGTAAAGACAGAGATAAAGGAAGTTGATTCAGATTTCTCTAGAGCTGTTGTACTTAAGTTGCCATATGAGTATACGCACCCATATAGCGATGAGAAAATACAGCAGATGCCTATCAAGGTTGGTGATATCGTTATATATAGATCATCTAGAGGTGCTATGTATTTCGATTTGCTTAAGGACTCTCAGCTTGTATCGCTTTACGATATTGTAGCAACTGAAACAGTAGAAAAGTAATGAATATAGATAAAGTTTGTAAATAGATTGGACGTACATTGAACGATGATCCGGAGCTGATAAAACAAATAGTTATGCATTAGTTTTAGTTCGTAGTTGATGTTATGAAAGATCAAGATGATACTAGAGATGTATTAATAAACAAACTATTTAGATTCAAGCTTAAGAATAGATTTAAAGACAATAAAAATAAACCATTAAGCCCATATGAAAAAGATAATAAACATTGATCGCAAGCCTATTATTGTTGATGTAGAAGCAGCTGAGGTTAAGGCGATTGAAAGATCTGCAAGAGGAATTGACGACGTTTACGTTGTTCCAGAAGATGCTCATATTGAGTGGACATCAAAGTTATTCCCAGATAGGACTATTGAGGCAGATGTAAAGAAAGACGATATCCTTATCACATTCTACGATAGAGATCTTGGTGCAGACTTCGTTATAGTTAAGTCTGAGGATTGGTTGAAAGCTCTTAACAATGCTAAAGAAGCTGACCAGAAGAGAAAAGAAGAGTGGGCAGCTAAGCAGAAGGAGAGAGGTTCTATGGATCTCGCTTGTGGAGATGCATGTTGTGAGTCATGTTAATATTTAAGTTATGAAGAAAACTATTAAAAAGACAGCTAAGGTAGCAAAGCCTAAGTATACAATCGATATGACTAACGCCGCTAAAATGTGCGACATTACAGAAGACTTCATTAGTCAGAAGATTTCGAATGGCATGAAGCTTACATGTGACGACATGTGTACAATTACGTCAATCGCTACAGATATTATACTTAAGAATCTTATGCCAGAGGATTGCACAGCAATCGTAAATGATGGCGGAGTTTACAGAAAGTGTACAGCCATTAGGATTGAAAAGAAGGTTAAGAAGCCTTGGTATAAACGAGTATGGAATTGGATTACTCGTAAGAAGTAATCACCTTTAGAGTCTATTAGTCAAACGGTAAAGACGTCCCGATACAAAGGGAATAGTTAGCAGGTTCGACTCCTGCATAGACTCCATTCATTTTTATTTTCATATTTTTTGAGTTTATTAAAATACAAGAGTCAAAGAAAACGGGCGGGATACAGAAAGAATGCGAAATCATTTAGTTGGCAACGAACGCTGAGAGGTTGTCGCCATTTCTGAAATCTCTATAAACTGGGATATCCGGGTGAAACAAAAGCTTTCTGCCCTAGCAGCCCTTTGAGCTGCAGGATCCAAATGGCGCCAATACTGGTTCTGCGTAACTCCAGCTAAAGGTTACGTGTTTATCGCGAAGTGGAGCAGTTGGTAGCTCGCAAGGCTCATAACCTTGAGGTCACTCGTTCGAATCGAGTCTTCGCAACTCCTAGGAATCCGTACGTTGGAGCAGAGGTCAGCTCGTCCGCAACAGAGCGGAAGGTCGATGGTTCGAATCCATCACGTACAACCCTGAGCTTCGATAGTGTGGTGTTCTACATATTTGGCCATCAGGAGCGAAATTGATATCAGAAAAATATGTCGGCTACAATGGTCTGAAGTGTAGCAATGTAGTTTTAGGCAGATAAAAAGCTCGATAGCCTAAGGTGAGCTTCTACAATATTGCCCATTCGCGTACCAGCTAGCGCACCGGGCTCTTTTGTCCAATGAATAATTGAATATATAATAATGGAAAATAAAATATATAAACTCTCAGACGAACAGTTTGTTGAGTTACTCAAGAAAAGTTCAACAATATCTGAAGTGTTGTTTAAACTTGGTTATACAGTTAAAGGAAATTCTTGGGGATACTCCCAGGTAAAAAGAAGAATGGATGATTTGAATTTAGATTATTCTATATTTAAAGGTAAGTCCGCTGTTATAAAAATAGGCAGGTTAAACAACGTAAGAAAAGAAGATATACTAAAAGAAAATTGCAAGCATCAGCGTACAGTATTAAGGAGATATATAATTAAAAACAATTTAATCCCATACAAGTGTGCAATATGTGGATGTACAGAATGGCAAGGGAAGACATTAAGTTTGGAACTTGATCATATAAATGGCATAAACAATGACAATAGATTAGAAAACCTTAGGTTTTTATGTCCTAACTGTCATAGTCAAACATCAACATATGGAAGCAGAAATCAACAGCTCAATGGTTCGGAATATGATATACCGGATGATCTGAGAAAGATGGTTGAAAAGAAGTATGATGAAGTTAAAAGTGTTAAAAGGGTATCATCAATACTTGGAATACGAAGATGCGTTGTTACAAAAATAGTTAACGAATCAGGTCAAAAGCATTCTAATCAGAAGTATATAATAAGGTATGATAAAGATTGGAACGAGCTTGCAAGATATGGTTCACTCGTAGAAGCCGCTAAAGCTTTAATAGAAGCTAACGAGGTTAAAACTAAGAGGGTGAAGACTTGCACTAGAACTATAATGTACAATAAAGACAATTTTTGGTTGAACAGTCATTGGAAAATATTGGATGGTAGCGGGATAATAAATAATCCGTTATTAGAACCTTCTCTAATTGACTCGGAAGACACTGTTGACGAGGCGCAAGCGAAAGCGGCGTGACAGACTAAACGAGAAGGCTGACCTTAGGGTTGGATGCAATAGTCGAGCTAATGAACCCCGGGGGAGTGGGGGCAGCACCTACATGGGCGACAATAATAAAAACAATATTTGAATACTATGGAGTTGAAATTTAAGAGACTTGAGGATAATGCTATCCTCCCTATTCGTAGCACAAAAGGTGCTGCAGGAATTGATTTGACTTGCACTAAGGTTAAAACAGCTCTTAATGAAGCAAATCAGCTAATGTTGGTTTACTATACAGGATTGGCAGTTGAAATTCCTGCCGGATATGTTGGTTTACTTATACCACGCTCTAGTATTTGGAAGAAGTCATTATGGCTTACTGATAATGTCGGTGTTATCGACAGTGATTATAGAGGCGAGATTGTAGCATTCATGAAGGCTACAACAGATACCATTCCTGCTGTTTACAAGCAGGGCGAGCGCTTCTGTCAGTTAGTCATCGTTCCTATACCAGAGTATACAATCACAGAGGTTTCTGAGCTTTCGTCAACAGAGAGAGGCGATGGCGGATTTGGTTCTACTGGCACAGGACATGAAAACGAATCTAGCGCAGCTGCGGGAACTCAGTCACAGCTTAAGGAACAGGTTGAGTCCGTACCAGAGCCAGCGGCGGCACAAGAAGGTGCTGAGGTAAGCGAAGGATAGGCCTAATTCGCTTACATAAAGGGGATTACCGAAAGGTAGTTCCCTTTTACTGTTTAAACACATTAATGCATTAATTATGATTTAGGAAAAAGATTTTTTATATAGAGTTCCAGTAAAAACAGCACCTATAACAACTCCTAGAGGACAGATTAGAAACCCAGAGATATTGGTTGATCTTGAAGGTGGGGAATTTATGCATGGAAATATATTGGATGCAAACTCTACAAATAAGCTTATTAATCAGTCTGTAAAAGACGCTGTAGATGATAAGTTTATTGAAAGCGGATACGTAACAAAGGATTTACTTGAAGCTGAAACTAGCGCTCGCACAAAGGGTGACGAAGACTTAAGTGCCAAGATTAAGGCAGAGCAGACTAGAGCAGAAGGTAAAGAGAAAGAAATATCAGATAAGCTTGCAATAGTTGATGGTGATTCAAATACAGAGGGATCATTTAGAAAAGCTATTGCAGATGTGATTGCTGCTGCCCCAGAGGATCTTGATACACTTAAAGAGATTGCTGACAAACTTGCTGGTAACGACGACTTGCATACAGCATTAAATCAGGCTATTACAGAAAAGGCTGATGCATCTGCGCTTGCAAATGAAGTTGCTAGAGCTACTGGCGCCGAAAGCGGTTTACAAGCTGCTATTGGCGCTAAGTAGGATAAAGGTGACTATGTGACTTATAGTTCAGAAGATGGTAATAATTATTATTTTCATAAAGGATTTGTATCAAGTGGGCCATTTATTGTCGATGACAGCGATGGAAACGAAGTGAAATACGGCATCAATGGAATCACCGCTACAGGTCATCCTGATTGCATACCAATAACGAATGGAATTTTTATACCACGATCTGATTTTCTTGAAAGAGAATTATATAATATATAGATTGCAAAACTTGAGGCTCGTATCGCAGCTCTTGAAGCCAAGCATCCAGAAGCCGATGCATAAAGCTAGGTCTTAATGAAAGCATGACGGGGTTCATTGCCCCGCCTAGCACAATCCGTATCATTTCTTTGATACGCATAGTTACGACACCTCTTTTTAAATGTGACCAGCGTAACTTTTATAACCCCTAGATGAAATATACTAGGGCTCGCGTAGTGATACGCTTTTAGATTAAACGGGACTAGGATTATTCCAGTCCTAGTTCCATATTGTTTTACTATAAAACTTGTTAATTATGGATACGATCGAGAAAGTTTATTGTACAGGACACGACAATAATGACGCTTTAGTAGCCGCTTTGGCTTCTAAGAATAACTGTGATCCAATGGCTATGGCAGCCATGATGAACTAGAATGATTACATGAACAACCCATTTGCTTACCTTATCTGGATGATCTTCGCTATGCGTATGTGGAACAACCAGGACGGTAACCAGGGCAATGCAATCCAGAGTCAGCTCGACGCAATGCGTTCACAGATCGCTGATAATCAGAATAGCTCATTGGTAATGGATGCCATAAGAGGCAACGCTAATGCAATTACATAGTTAGCCTCTAGCCTGAACTGTGACTTCAACGCACTGAATAATGCTATTTGCTGCGTTAGATCCGGTATCCAGGAAGTAGCAGGTAATGTAAACTTCTCTGCAGAACGCGTTATTAACGCTATTAATCTCGGAGACGCTAACCTTACATCTGCATTGCAGAACTGCTGCTGCCAGACACAATAGAACATTATCAAGATGGGCTACGAGAATCAACTTGGGCAGAAGGACATCGTTAACCAGATGCAGACAGGTTTCAGCTACACAAACGCAGGTTTGGAGAGAGCTGCAAGTAACCTTGGTTTCCAGATGAGTTAGATGGCTTGCGATCTTAAGACGAACGCAAATGCTAATACTCAGCGAATAGTAGATGTTTTGAACAATCATTGGCAGTCAGATTTACAGTAGAGATACAATGACGCACGCCTTGAATTGTCACAGCAGAAGTAGAATGCTACTTTGATTGCTGCACTTAAAACAACTGCTGCAGCTTAATAAGTTTAATTTATGTGAGGGCTCCTTCGTGAGCCTTTACATATAAAGATAAGGCTTATGGCATTTAAAGATGTAAAACAAAACTATTCAGTATATATACTGAATAAACAGGATATAACTATTACCGATGGCAAGGTTATATCAGTTGGATTTCCACATTTAGATTTAAGTACAAAGCCTGCAATGGGTTAGTCACAAATGGTTGTAGATGTAACTATAGAGGCTAACTCAAAGACGGCAACATATTCGATCCCAGAGAACCTATCTGTTACATATGCAGGAGATGTAGTATTGTCTACAGATAAGTAGGGTCTCATGGCTGAAGTAGAGCAGATGAAGAATACTGCTGAAAAGATACTTGAGTCAGTTCCTAAACAGAAGGAAGTAGTAGATAAGACGACAGTATTGTTGTCTGAGCTTAATCCTGTCTATAAGGAGAAAAAGGAGACTGAATAGAGATTCTCAAAGATAGAGGAATCTATAAGTAGAATGGAATCAACTGTTAATAACTTTATTAATTCTTTTAATCATGCACAAGGTAATAGTAATACGGCACAGTGACGAAGATAACCAGAATTCTAAATATGTTGCAAATCTTTAGAAAAACGAAGATGGCAGCTATTCCGCTAGTGTTGGAGTTGTAAAGGAAGGTGGGTATAATGACTATGTTAGTAAACATGACTTACACTTTACAAAAGCTTTACAGGAATACGCTAGTAAATAGATGGTTAATTCAAATAATTAGGAACATACATGGACTTCTGAGTAGGTTCAAAATGTATGTAATGTACTTAATCTTAAAATTCCAGATACTTCTACAATAGAAGATGTAACTTATACTGCGAATATGGCTTATGCTGATTTTTATCCAGAGCTACTTAATGAGCACCAGTGTATAAAATATGCAGTTGCTGTAGCTAATGATAAAGATGGCTATACAGGGATCCAGTTTTGCAGATGGATGGCAGACGTTGTAGGAAAGAAGGAAAATATAGATTGGGATAAATTCAAATAATCTTTAACTGTGGCGTTTTAGACGTGGTCTTCGATGACACCACAGTACAATAATTGTTAACAATTTAAACGAATTAATATGATTAATTTTTGCGTAGAACCAAAAAAGCCTTGTCGCAAAAATCCAATCGGAGAATTAGATTTTAAAATAGACAAGTGTTATTCGTCAATATATTCTAGATTGTGCTGCCATGAAAATGATTCGGTCTCACATATATCTTAGGAAGAAAGAGATGAATGGAATGGAAAAGCTAGCAATTCTGCTTTACTAGATCTTCAAGATCAGTTAAATGAAATAACTGGAGACGGAGATAACTCTATAAAGAACGAGATATTGATAGAAGTGTCTAGGCAGATAGCAGGTGCTATTACTGATTTAAATATTGAAGAGTATGCTAAAAAGAAATATGTTGATGACGCTATTGGTAATATTGACTTTGATTAGTATGTTACAAAAAAGAATGCCGATTCTACGTATTTAAACAAGGCTGACTATATAAAATTTGATCCTACTAACTATTATACTATAGCTTAGATATAGAAGATAATTGAAGACTCTACTATAGGCAAAGACTATCCTATATAGAGCTTTACATTGGAACACAATGAGCTTATTCTTACACAGAAGAATGGCGGTTAGTTTAGAGTTGCTTTATCTGAAAGTGGATCTGATGGCGGAGTAAATGCCGATTATGTATAGGAGCAGCTTTTAAATTATATTAAAAAGAACACATTATCAAAATTAATAATAAACGATAAGGCGTACTCTATTGAAAGTGGGAATGATATAAAAATCCCTATTAGTGGTGCTGGTTCAAGTATAGACTATACTAAATTTGGATATAGCAAATCCTATTTTAAAAAACATACAAGTAGTTCTGTAGCACCAAGCAAACCTAGTGCAAATAGACCACCTGAAGACGGTTCTGGGTGGGTTGATGATGCCCCAAACTAGGAAGCTGGATACTACATATGGATGACACAGGTATTCATAAATGGTAACGGACAGTATGGAGAATACACAAATCCAATATGTTTAACTGGAACTGCTGGAGAAAGTGCTGTATCATATGACATCAAAACATCTACTAGTACTATTAATTACCAAGATGGAGCAATGTATCCAAAGACTATTAGTGTGTACGTTGTGAAGAGCAATGGCTCATAGATTACAAACATTACACCATCAAATGGTTCTGGTTGGTCGTTCTCGTATAGTGTTGATGGCGGAACTGCATGGACTGTAATATCAGCTGATTAGATTCAAACAGAGGGCGATAACGGAATGTTGTTTAAAGCTACAAATGGAACAATAACGTTAAGCGAATATGTTCCAATCGTTAGGTCTGATATAAACGGATCAACTTATTCATTGCAGCTTTCAAACATATCGTTATCATACGTTCCTGCAGATTAGAGTTACAACTTACAGATGAGCTGTAATGTTAATTTGTATAAAAACGAAAATGCTATAGATAGTACTGATGCAAATCTATACAATCTATATATGTAGCTAAACTCAAACGATAGAACAACCTTACAGTATAACACAGATCATTGGGATGTTACAGTAAATACAACAGTATAGTCTAAGTCTAGTACTATTACTATATACGCATATAATACAAACGGTGCTTATCTTACATCCATGACTATTCCAGTATCAGCTTCTGGAGACACATCTATCGGACAAACGTTCAAAGGTTCTCCTTTAAGAATCACTGGCGAATGGTAGAGCGGAACAAAGTACTATGACGGAAAAAGAAGTGCAGAAAGTGGTATATTCTATCAGGATGTTGTACTTTATAAAGGCGTATATTATGCTTGTGTAAATACAGATTCTGGAGAAGCCGACTATTGGAATACACCACCAATCACTGCTATATATTGGTCAGCATTCTCATTATCTCCTAATGTTGTAGCTAATCTTGTTATTGCTAACGATGCGTTTATAAAAGAGCTTTCATCTAACGAGCTTGTTATTTTTGACGATTAGAAGATTGTTGCTGGTGTGACATCTAGTAAAGCTGTAGACGAATCATCACTATTAAATGGTAAGGTTACAACTGAAGGCAAGGGTGACGTTCGTATATGGGCTGGCGAAATATCCAATGCGGATTTAACAACCGCTCCATTTACTGTTACAAGTAATGGAAATTTAACGGCGCATACAGCCACTTTATATGACGCTACATTTTATGCTACAAATGCCAACATTAAAATAACGAATAAATTATTTACTGAAGTTGGTTAGGGTGTATTTAACTACGAGAGAGCCGGTCTTTATATATCAGGAAATTCTGAAGAATATGGAGACAGCAATATGTTCTTCGGAATGCAAACACAATACCCTCTTCAGATAGGTGGTTCAGTTAGTAAGAGTACAGCCCCAATTATGTATATATCTAATAAAAACAATGATATTACTATACATCCAGACAAGCTTCTTATGCATGGATAGGGATCAACATTTGAAACATTTGGTGTTTCAGATTTGTACGGTCTTACAAATATATAGAAATTAGGAAGATTTATAAGAAATGATTCATTAAAAGCAAATTTAGACGACTAGTGTAGCATAAGTATTAATGCTGGAACATTCGGAAGCGCTGATGCTTCTAGGTACACAATTACATTACCAGACAGTTTAAAAGGAAGAGATATAATTATAGTAAATCCTAAATGGGATAATCTTATAATATAGGCTCCTGAAGGATATACCTTATACAAATATGGATCTAGTGTTAGTGAGGTATATATGTCTAAATATACAATGGCGCATGCAGTTTAGATAAGTGATAGAGCATGGATTATAGGAATGATGGCATAATTAAACATGAAAATAATTAGATAGAATATACTTCCTCCAAAAGGATTCTTAGCGATTAATTTATTTGGATATCTATTCTGTAAGCCGAATGCTAAGATAACTGATATTACAATAAACCATGAATAGATACACACAGAACAGATGAAAGAAATGCTATATGTACCATTCTATTTATTGTATGGAGTAGAATGGTTAGTTAAACTGTTCTGTAAAGGAAACGCGTATAGAAATCTTTCCTTTGAGAGAGAAGCTTACGATAACTAGTACAATCTAGATTATTTAAAGACAAGAAAACATTATAGTTGGCTTAAAAGACTATTTAAGTAATGTTTGACATTATATAGAATAAAATACAATTAAGCACAGAGGATTTGGCTATACCACCATTTAAAGATTTCTATAACAATGCCAAAGATAAACAAGAGGCATTAAAGAAGATTGAATTCATAGTGTGGAGATATAAATGGAATAGCCCATATGAGGCATATCCGGAGAAAGAACGCACATGGAGAGTAGCTAAAGATGTACTTAATGATGAGAATTATAAACCTGATGACGTTGTAAAAGAATTAGCAAAAAGGTTCCAGGAGTTCCAAGAGACTCCTGCTACCAGGTTGCTTAAATCTTCTAAGAGCGCAGCAGAGGGCATTATGAACACGATGGATAGCTATGCAGAAGAAGAGCTTGATATAGATACAGCTAAGAAACTTTCAGCTATATTGAAAGACGTTAGTGGAATAATCAAGTCGTTAGACATGGCTATGAAGTAGGCAAAAGCAGAACAAGCAGAAACCGGTAGAGTCAAGGGTGGTGGCATTATTGGTATGTACGAATAATTATGATAGACTTTAATTAGAGACTCCATGATACTGACAAGTTTAGATAGGCAGCTATCTTCTTTCAGCAGCATGGATGCTATACCTTAGCTCCTAGAGGTACTACTGATTATAACAAATATTGGGAGCAAGAGACAGATAGATGTATTAATGGTTATACAGCTCCAGATGGAGAAGGTATAACTGGATACAATTACTTCTATCTAAATTATAGTCCAATCATGCGACTTAAGGAAGAAGAGTATACTGATAGAGAGGGCAACCTCAGAAAGAGAAGACAACGTATACTTGAGTTCCCTAGTTTTTGGGACTATGATTACTATTATTTTTGCGCTATAGAACAAGCGGAGTTAGAAGGAAAGCATATGGCTGTGCTCAAATGTAGACAACGCGGATACGAACAACCTTACAGCGAATTGGTAGCAACGCCAAACGGATTCGTTTAGATGGGCTCCCTCAAAGTAGGTGACGAAATATGGAACCCAGACGGCAAAACTACAAAGGTACTTGAAATCTATGAACAAGGGTTCAAAGATGTGTATAAATTAACATTAGCTGATGGTAGATCTGTTAGATGTGGAGCTGATCATTTATGGGAGGTTGTGTGCGCTAATAATCATTTTAAGCACAATGTTTTGACAACTCACGATTTACTAAATAATGGGTTGTATAACCAGTGTACGGTAAAAGGTAAAAGATATAATGCTTATAAATATTATTTGCCAGCCATAGAACCATTATAGTATGGTGAGAAGTAGCAAAATATTCCAGCTTATGTACTAGGCGCATTACTTGGAGATGGAGCTTTAACAAAACGAACTCCAAAGATTTCGTCTATAGATCAAGAAATATTAGATAGAATTCAATATTTACTTGGCGATGGATTTGAATTTAAATATGACCCTACAACAAGTTGTGAATATAGGATTATAGATAAAGAAAGATTCATGCATAAAGATGAGTTTGAGAATGGATAGTATGGAGTAAATAGACTTCATAGATGGATAGATGACCTTGGTCTATGTGTTTCTTGCGCGTATAAGTTTATACCAGATTAGTACAAATATGGATCGATAGAATAGAGATACGAGCTCATACGAGGTTTAATGGATACAGATGGATATATATCTAAGGATGGTGGTATGTCATTTGTAAATACATCAAAATAGCTTATAGATGATTTTGTAGAAGTATTAAGAAGTCTCGGTATACTTTGCTCTGTATCTAAGAGAGCTCCAGGAAAAGGTGGGGTTCGTAATGGACGTGCTATATTTGGCACGAAGTTCTCTTATGTGGTATATATAAAAGGTAACCCAGATATATTCCACCTGTCTAGAAAGAGAAATAGAATTAGAAAGAATCGCAAATTTAGTAATAAAGTAGCTATTACAAATATAGAATATCTTGGAGAGCAAGAGAAGTAGAGATGTATATTTGTAAGTAACGAAAATCATTTGTATCTTACAAGGGATTATATACCTACGCATAACTCATTTAAGGGTGGATCTATGCTAGTTAGAAACTATATGCTTATACCAGGCTCGAAGAACTTCGCTATAGCATCAGAACAGAAATTCCTTATAGGTGATGGTTTGTTAACTAAAGCCTGGCAGATAATGGATTTCCTTGATAAGCATACTGCATGGGCTAAGCAAAGACTTGTGTCTACACGTATGGAAAGAACATCCGGTTATAAAATCACCGATGAGTTTGGTAAGTAGACAGAACAAGGATATCTGTCTAGTATAACAGGAATAACCCTTAAGAACGATCCAGAACGTGTGCGTGGTACTCGTGCTAAGCTTGTACTATGGGAGGAGGGTGGTAAGTTCCCTAGTCTTCTTGATGCATGGCGTATAGAACAGCCTTCAGTAGAAACCGATGATGGCAAAGCGTTCGGATTGATGATAGCATTTGGTACCGGTGGTACTGAAGGAGCTAGCTTCGAAGGATTGAAAGAATTATTCTATAAGCCTAAGTCTTATAATGTTCTCAGCTTCCCTAATATATGGGATGAAGGCAGAGAGAATACTGAATGTGCATTCTTTGTTCCAGCATATTCAAACCTAGAGTCATTTGATGATGACGGTAATTAGGTTTACATGGATAGGGATGGAAATAGCTATAAAGAGAAAGCTATAGAGAACCTTATAGATTAGAGAAACAAGGTAAAAGATGGAGGTGCTAGTTAGCAGTCAATAGACCGTTTTATATCAGAGCGTCCTATAAGGCCAGCAGAAGCTGTATTGGAGCTCGGTAAGAATATATTCCCTAGAAAGTTATTAATGGACCAGTTGACCAGAATAAGGACCAACAAGAAGCTTCAAAGCATGAAGCATATAGTTGATCTGGAATGGGATGGAAATGGTCAAGTAAAGGCTACAGAAAAGCCTAGTGGGGATATAACTAACTATCCTCTTAAGAAGGGAGATAAACCACATGGATCTGTAGTTATATGGGAATATCCTGTAAAGGATCCTCCGCTTGGTTTATATATAGGAGGATGTGACCCATACGATCATGATGATAGCTTTACAAACTCTCTTGGTTCTACATTTATATTTAAACGTGTAAGAGCTGGAGAAGCATGGACGGATGTAATAGTGGCAGAGTATTCTGGAAGACCAGATACAGCAGAAGAATACTATGAGAATGTGCGTAAGCTACTTACGTTTTATAACGCTAGATTATTATTTGAGAATGAAAGAAAAGGAATCTACCCTTACTTTACGAATAAACACTGCGATTACCTCTTGGCTGATTAGCCAGATAAAATCATATCTGAAGTCTTTAAAGACAGCAAAGTGCAAAGAAGAAAAGGATGCCACATGACCAAGCAGATTAGGGCGTATGGCGAAGGATTAATATTAGAGTGGCTGTTAGATGAGTTTGAAGAAGGCCACCCTAATGTAGAAAGAGTATACAGCGAACCTCTAATAGAAGAGCTCATATAGAATGATGGTGTACGAAATGTAGACCGCGTGATAGCTTTGTGTATGGTAATGATATACAGAGAGGAGCTCTATTAGGTAAAGGTGTCGTCTGCAAAAGAACAAAACAAATAGGTTGAACTCTTCGAGATGCCGTTATTTAGCAAACAATGGTTTGAAGAAGATAGCAGCACAAGTGAAGACGGTATGCCGATATTCACATTTTAATACATGGAAGATAACTTATACAATTCAGCTTTCCCCAGACAAAAGCTCCCTCTTTCAAAGAAAGGAAAGAAGTGGCAAGAAGATTGCGTTAACTATATTATAGGTGAAGGTAACGTAACATCTGGAGGAAATAGTACATCATATTACGGAGAGCTGTAGACCTATTATAATTTATATAACAGCATCTTCGACGAGAAGGATTTTAAATCAATTACAAACCCATTCAAGGTCGAGGATGGTTTTCCTGCTACTCCTCATGACTTTAACATTATAAGACCTAAAGTAGATTTGCTTATAGGCGAGGAAACAAAAAGACCTCTTAATTTCAGAGTTATCAGAACTTCATAGGAGGCTACATCTGAAATGCAGGAGAAAGAGAAGTAGATGATTCTACAATATATCGAAGCAGCTATCACAGCTAGAATGAGCCCAGAAGAAGCTCAGTAGTTCCAGCAGTAGCTACAGTCTGGAGAAATTATGCCGCCAGAGTAGATAGCTAAGTATATGGACAAAGACTACAAAGATATTGTAGAGAATACTGCATATCATTCTCTTACCTATCTGAGAGAAAAACTTGATCTTGACAACGAGTTTATCAAAGGCTGGAAGGACGGATTGATCTCAGGTAGAGAAATTTATTATGTTGGCGTACTTAATGCAGAGCCATATGCGGAGAGAGTTAATCCTATATGTTTCTCTTACGACAAGAGTCCAGATCTTGATTTTATTGAGGATGGGTCATGGTGTTGCAGAAAGATGCGTATGCCTATAACTGAAGTATACGATAGATATTACGACAAGCTTGAAGAGAAGGATCTTGATAGGCTTGAAGAAATGATTGGTTCTACTCCAGGTAGAAACCTTGGAGACAGAAGTCCTGTTGATATGGGCATACAGTTACGTATATATGATAACCCGATATTTGAAGGATCAGGTAAATCGCTTGTAAATGTATGGCATTGTTGTTGGAAGTCTTTTAAGAAGATCTTTTATGTAACAACTACAGATGACGCAGGATAGCCTTAGATTAATATAGTTGATGAAACATATCAGCCTGTTGGTAATGAGATTAGCGTAGAACCAGATTGGATTGTAGAGGTATGGGAAGGATATAGAGCTGGTAGCGACTTGTACTTTGGTATATAGCCTATTGAATACCAGCACGTAAGTATCGATAACCCTAATAGTCAGAAACTTCCTTATTGCGGTGCTATTTATAGTAATACAAATAGTAAGCCTAGATCATTAGTTAGTATTCTTAAGCCATTGCAGTATATGTATATTGTATTGTGGTACAGACTTGAGTTAGCTATCGCTAGAGATAAAGGTAAGGTTATCAATATGGATATTACATAGATTCCTAAATCTATGGGAGTAAGCCCTGCTAAATGGATGCACTACTTGTCTAGCGTTGGCGTTAACTTTATTAACCCATATGAAGAAGGATGGGCGATCCCGGGCCGTGAAGGTGGCAAGCCTGCGCAATTTAACCAGATGACATCTCTTGATCTTACAATGTCTAACGTCATAGCTGAATACATACAGCTGATGGATAAGATAGAAGAGCTGGCTGGTACAATCTCTGGTATTACATAGCAGCGTGAAGGAGCCGTAAGCTCATCAGAGATGGTAGGTAATGTAGAAAGATCTGTGGTACAGAGCTCGCATATTACTGAACCATTGTTCTGGGTTCATAACCAGTGTAAGCGAAGAGTACTTAATATGCTTCTTAATACAGCTAAGGGTGCTTGGGAAGAGACTGGTAAACAGAAGCTCCAATATATCTTTGACAATGGAGAAAGAGCATTCTTGGACATTACTCCTAAGTTCTACTATGAGGATATGGATGTATTCGTAAGTGATACATCTAAAGATCTTGAGAACATATAGAAGCTTCAGCAGCTTATACAGCCAGCTATGCAGAATGGTGCTAGCTTACTTGAGGCGGCAGAGATTCTTACAAACGACAACTTCAATATCATTAAGCAGAAGCTTAAGGATATGTAGACCAGACAGGAGCAGATACAGCAACAGCAGCAGGAAGCAGAAGCTCAGCAGCAACAGCAGTTACAGCAGATGCAGAATGAATCTAAGCAGCAAGAGCTTATGTTACAGGAAGCTCAGATGGATCTTCAGAGATATCAGATTGATCAAGATAATCAGACTAAGATAGCTGTAGCACAGATCAATGCTTATCGTGGAACCGAGGAATTAGATCAGGATCAAAACGGAATCCCAGACATAGTTGAGATAGGTAAGCAGGCTTTAGAGAGACAAAAAATATCAGAAGACTCATATAATAAGCGATACGAATCTAGATAGAAGAAAGAAATAGAAGATCAGAAGATTTAGCTTGAGAAGGATAAGATGAAGCATGAGACAGAGTTACAGAAGGCTAAGGATGATGCTGCTTATGAACGCGAGAAACTTAAGGCTCGCACGGCCCTTAAGAATAAAACATCTGGCGAGAAGTAATGAAGTTTGACAACAAGACATTTTAGTAGAAGTATGAAGCGTGGAAGAATGGCGCTGATTACTGGAAGGATATTAGAGGAATCAACTTGGGTGGAAACACCCAGGCTGATGAACCTAGTCCAGAAGAGTAGCTGTAGATGGATCAGAATGTATAGTCTATACTTAATGCTTATAATGAAGGAAAGGATGTTAATATAGCTAAAGATATTATCGAGCCATTGCCTTTCGACACTCCATTAAACGAAGAGCATCCTATACTTCATAAATATAAAGGTGGAAAAGATGATTCTATTAATACTTTTGTTAACAGAATGGGCCCTCTTGTAGGACAATAGCTAAACAGATACGGTTATGGTGATGCTGCATACTACAATGTAATGCGTTAGCTTGCATATGAATCTAATTACGGTAGATCTAGAGTTGCTAGAAGACAACATAATTATGGTGGAGTAGGCTGGAATGGTAAGACTTACAATACATACAAGAGCGATGCAGATTTTGTTAAGGATTATGTAAGACTTATGCATACACGATACGGAGCAGCACTTAGAGCCAAATCTACATAGGATTATGCTAGAGCACTTAAGTAGAAGGGTTATTATGAAGATTCTCTTTAGAATTATTCAAGAAACCTTAATAGTATGAATAGCCTTGTTAGAGCCGCTCGTAATCATAAGAATGCGCATAAGGATGCTTATAACTATAATGTATAGTTAAACGACATTGAGCAGGATTATGAAGACGCTAAGAATGCTAGTCCTATAATTATCAATTCGCCATCTACAAGATAGCCTAGTACTATTAGAGCAGATGTTCCAACAACTTTACTTGGTCCTACTTAGGAAGAGATTAAAGCTCAGCAACAGCGTGATCTTGACCGGTATAAACAGTAGATGTATAATTAGATAACTTAGCCTGTACTTCCAAATATACTCAACTTGTTACCTTAGAATAACTTTGGTAAAGATTCTTATGGCTAGAAGTTCTGGTGGAGAAGATGTAACAATCTTAAACTGATGTAATTATGACACAGATGGAAAGTCCTAAGCGAAAGATGCAGAAGAAGAATGATTATCAGCGTCATAAGCTCTTTCGTAAGATTAAGCGTAGAAGAAAAGCATAGGCTGAAGCAGATTAGTAGGTAGCTATGAAGTAGCTTAGAAAGAAGCTAAAAAAGCCATAGAGAGGAGGTATATATGCCTAAACTTATATAGCAACTTGAGTAGCGTAAAAAATCATTAGATTCGTTCTTTTCTTCAAAGAAATTAATTTAGAGAGTCAAGGATTCTGGTAGATCTAAAGTTAAGATAAAGAAAGATAATCCTGGATTCACTAAATCTTAGCTTAAAAAGAATGAGTAGGTTCATAAAAAATTTGATCCAACATCTGGGATTGGTCCGCTATCTTATTTAGGTAATATTTTGTTAGGGGGAAATTAGGCTAGCGGAGAAGAAGACTAGTATTGGAGAGCGTATCTCGGACTAAGTAACAAATTACCAATCGCTAATAGACGAGATTTAACAGAATGGGATTATTCTGACGAAAAGAATAATAACAAACATTCTGATTTTTATGGTATTACCCCAAAAATGAAATACTATATACAAGCTATGGCGGATTCTACGAATCTTGGAAAACTCGTTAGAAGTGGACATGTGTAGTATAATGATATGTATTAGTTTAGCAAAAGATTACTAAACAATCCAGGTGTTTGGTAGCAGGCCAATGATAAAGATTTTAATGATTGGGCAAAACGCGGTACTGCTTTACAAAATTAGGGAGAGTGGAACCCTCTTGGAATGCTTGCTAAATTTGGTGCAAAATGGGACCCGGAATAGCAAAGGGTATTCGTACACGATACTTATGATTTTCCATGGTACACAAAATCATAGATACCGAAAAGACCAAACGAGATGAAAATACGTGGCAGCGAATGGTTTAGTCCGTATATTGGATCCGATTTCTTTAGAAATAATCAAGACGCAAATTTAACGCCAAAGTCTATAACTTAGTATAATTCTGGCAAAGATATCCATATAAAGAAATCTAAGCGTGGAACATTTACTAAAGCAGCTAAATAGCATGGTATGAGTGTTCAGAGCTTTGCTAATAGTGTCTTAAGAAATCCAAGTAAGTATAGTACAACTATGAGAAAGAAAGCCAACTTTGCACATAATGCAGCAAAGTGGAATAAATGATAACATTACACGGGTTCGACTCCCGTGTAGCGTACAACAATTAAAAATATTAACTTAGTTATAATTTAAATTATGGCAAGAAAGAAGAAAAATCCATTAGGTGATTTTGAAGACGCTTTGAGCTCTCTCGGGTTCGGTGGCCAGGAAGGTGGCGACAGCGTTACAGACATCGATAACCAGGATGTGGTTAATCAGGTGTTAGATGACCCTAATGATGATATTGATAATTTAGACAATCCAGATGACGACAAGTCTTCTGAGGATAATAAAGATAATAAGAATGTAACTGGTGATCCTAATGCTCATGATGATGAGACAGAGATCCCAGATAATATTTTAAATAATAATACGTCCGACACAACTACAGTTGACAACGAATAGGATGACGACAATGATGATAATGATCAGCAGACTGACACTGACGTCGTAGATCCTGGAGAAGCAGAATAGATTGGTGCTTTCTTTGACGCATTCGCTGAAGCTAATGGTTGGAGTGTTGATGAAGACGAGAAACCTAAGACAATTGAGGGCATCGTAGAGTATATCAAAGATGTCGTAGATGAGAATTCAACCCCACAGTACGCCGATGATCGTATTGCTAGACTTGATCAGTACGTAAAGAATGGTGGTAAATTTGAAGACTTCTATCAGACACAACAGAAATCTATGTCTTATGACAACATAGATTTGGAGGACGAATCTAATCAGAAAGCAGCTGTTCGTGAGTTCTATAAATTACAGGGTATGAACGACGAGCAGATTAGTCGCAAGATTGAGCGCTATGAAGATGCTGACATGCTGGAAGATGAAGCAGCTGATGCTGTAAATTATCTTAAGGCGTACGAGCAGCAACAGCAAGAGTATATGGCTCAGCAACAGGAAGCTCAAAGACAGGAGCAGGAACAGCAAGCTGCACAGTTCATGGACGATCTTACCTCTAGTATTAATGGTCTTACCAATATTAGGGGTATCAATATCCCAAAGGAGGATAGAAAGGCATTGTTCGATTATATTACAAGAACTGATGCAGACGGTTTAACAGAGTATCAGAAGGCTTTTAATAATAACCTTGTTAACAATTTGATAGAATCAGCCTACTTCACAATGAAGGGTGATGCTCTACTGGGCGAAGCACAGCGCAATGGTCAGACATCTGCTGCGAGTAAACTTAGACAAATGCTCAAACACCAAACAAAAAATCATACATCATACAATGTTGGGCATGAAAAACAACCTCAGGCATGGGATCTCGCGTCAAAATACCTATGATGAGACAATTAACATATTATGAATAATTCAAGTTCTTTATTAAATAATCTTCAGCTCTACCGTGGTAAGCGTTTTGCTGACTTGGTAGACGAAAACATGATTGCTAACGCAATGCTTACAAAGCCTCATGAAGTAGCAGGCTTGTTGTCATTGGTTTTTGGTACAAAGGATGATGGTATTTCAACTACCATCGACTTGTTGACTGGTGGTCTTGGTTCAACCATGACTATCGAAAACAGAGAATACGAGTGGTCTGTAATGATTGATGCTGATCACGCTGTTAATATCCGCTATGCTAAGTGGAATGGTAAGGAGATTACCCCTAAGTCAATTACAGAAGGTTTGACTCCTGGTATTAATAATACTCCTATTTATCTTGGTCTTGAAGAGAAGTGGTTTGGTCCAGGTGCAATTCTTGCATTTGACAATGTAAACTTCCAGGTACGTGTAAACGGTACTCCATACCAGGATGGTAGTACATGGGTATATGAGACATATGTAGCAGAAGGCTTCCAGGGTTCTTACATTCCTTGCGAGTATTTGCTCCCAGGTCGTCAGGTAGACCGTATCGGTTCTGCATACGAGGAGTACAGTGATGAGGCAGATATCATCAACTATCAGACTCCATTTAAGATGC